TATAGAAGAAGTAGATTACTATTGTTGCTATCGAAAAAAAGCGGATGGTGGAAAGACATATTATAAATTTGAAATGGATGAGACTACCGTGTATGAAACTTTGAAAAGTGATGAACAAGCCTATGTAGAAGTGCTTGAAGATGGTCTTGGAAATTCAAAGGGATACAGGCTTTATGTGCCAGAAAACACGATAGTACAGGAAATAGATTTATCCTTAGTGAAGTAGGTGTTATGTAGAGAAAGGAAGGGTAGAATGCCGAGACATAATAATGTATATCATTACGATGATAAGACATTTTCATCAATAAAAGCTTTAGCAGCGTACACGGGAATTAATGAAAAAACACTTACTGCTCGATTAAGACGTGGAATGAGTATGGAAGTTGCCTGTCAGAAACAATTATTTAATTGTACATATTACATGGATGGTGGAATAGTAAAATCACTTTCTCAGGTTTGTATTGATCATGGGAAAGATGCTGGGCTAGTTAGAAATCGATTGAAGCGTAATTACAGTTTAAATAAAGCGTTAAACAGCCCCAAAAAAATAGCAAAGCAGGGTAAGCCGATAGTAGTAAATGGAATTCTTTATAATTCCATAGCAGAGGCTGCAAGAAAGCTAGGACTATCGCATAAAGAAGGCACAATCCGTAGTAGGTTACGAGCTGGTTGGAGCAATAATGATGCTTTTAATTTTTGAAGCAAAAGTCGAAAATACCAGTTCCAACTCTATGGAACGGATATAGCATATAAATCATAGAAAAACAAAAAGTGAGTTGCTATAGACAACCCACTTTTGTGATAGCCTTTCGATTGATGTTTGGCGACGATATCGAAAAGCTGAAGCAAATTAATTACAGCAAGATATACATGTACATTCGCAATATAGCACATACATCGTATGCAACGTATACAGTTATAGTACAAGCACACATACACCCTATTTGTATAACAACTTACACTATTTAATGAAGAATTGCAAGAAATATTTATAAGTCTTCATTGAAAAACAAATGAATACTAGAAAAAATCCAAAAGCCTTAAGTGACTTGCTCGCAGGCGAGAACCGTAGCGAGTGGTAGTGTTGAGAGGAGAATCACTATAAAACAACCTTTTCAGCTGCTGAGCACAGTTTTACTTGTGGGTGTTGCATATCCATGAGCGCTGGAGTAATCTCGGTTAAAGCGGACAGGGTGTTCTATACAATAGAGAACGGTTTGCAGTTATGCTGCAGCTATGTGTCCGTCCTGGATGCTTTATTATTTTTTCTTAATTGATCTGATAGTAAAGAAGGGGGATGCTCCAAACGAGAATAATGCAACGTGCGACGTCTTATGCCAGACCTCGGTCGCTGATTCTTTGGAATCTGAAGGGGTATCCTGATAAATGGGGAAGGGGAAGTATGCCCAAATACATCTTCTTCCCGGTTTATCAGGGGGGGAGGAAAAAGCAACAATGTTATATAGGCAAGTAGCAATTAAGAAAAAATATCCGGTGTGTTTCTGGCAACCGTAAAGCTTTTTCCGACGGGGTTAAGGTATTTTGAAGTTAATGAACGAGTGTGAATACCTAGTGGAAGAATTAGAGCCGGAATATACCGGTATAATGTCGTGAGAGTGCGCCAATATGTCTAAAATGTAGCTCCAATCTATAAATTATTAAAATTCCAGAACCAGAAAAACCAAGAAGTCATGGAAATGTGATAAAAAGCATGATATAGTATACTTGTAAAAAAGCACAGAACAGATCTGTGACTATAAAATATCGTTTCGGTTACCCGACCGGGAAAGAAGATATGTACAAAATTATGTATATATCTTCTTTTTTTTATTTTATGTATTAAAGGAGGAGCACATGGAACAAAACGAAATGCCATTTAAAGAGTATTTGGAATCAAGACAGAAAGTATTCGAAGAATCTGAGCATCCGGATGGACTTACATGGGATCAAATCAAGCAACAGATAATAGGTGCATATTATCTGAATCTGACACAGGAGCAGATCAATTTATTTGCAGATGCAGCGCATACGTTTAAGCAAATGGAAATTATAAAGTTTGCACAATTTGCGGGATTAGAGGGGGAGCACCTGGCAGATCTGCTTCTTCCGGAGCTGAATATTCCAGAGATGCTGACAATATATCAAAACAAACCGGATGCAGTTTATGAGAATGCATTAGATGTCGTTCGGGATGCTTTAAGGTCGTGTCAGGAAGATATGACATATTTCAAGGAGCATGTAACAGCATCGATGCAGCAGGATAAGGATAAGATAGCAGCGCTTCAGGAAGAAAATGCTAATCTGAAAAAGATGAATATGCAGCAGGCAGAGGAAATTGATGAGTTAAACAGGCAGATATCCATATCAGCGGATAAAACATCAGCAGATCTAAAAAAACAGGAACAGCAGAAAGCATATGATGCGCAGGTGGAAGCATTAGCAAAAAAGAAATATGAGGAAAAGATCATTGAACTTGAGATTGAAAAGCGAAAAGAGGAGGAAATGCGAGAAAAGATACGACAGGAAATGATCGCATCCGGAGAAATTACAGTGTCACAGGCACAGGAGAAAAATAAAGGTTTTCTATCTCGTTTTAGAAAAAAAGAGAAAGAACAAGAGCCGGTTTTTGTTCCAAAATCATTTGAAAAGCAGCCACTTCCTTCAAATTTCGATCTGGCGGAATATATACTTTCCGTAAAACTTACATCCAGCCAGCTAAAAATCATTACAGTGTGCGTAAAAGCAGAACTGGATGAAAGTATTATTAAGCAATTGATTGACAGTCATTTACCGGCAGATCAGATGAAGTCCATCGTAGAAATTATCCTTACGAAAGAAGAAAAAGAACACCAGAAGGTATCTGCAGCACAACCGCCGGTTATGGCAGCACCATCAAAAAGCGGAAAAAAGAAAAGCACAGCAAAAGTAAAAATGGAGCCACCAGAAGATTATTATAATCCAACTTATGATGAAATGATGCTGGGAGGTGATATTTATGATCAACAGTAAATTGGTTATGGAAGCACTGGAAAAAAATCAACTGGACTTACAGATCATGCTGCAGCAGACAAAAGAATTGCGTGATCATGTAGTCTGCTATGGAATTAGCCACTTGAATCAGGAAGATAAAGATGTAGAATTTAACCAACTTGCAAAAAGCGCAGAACAGTTAGCTGCACTATCGAAAAAGATTAATATTCGGTCAAGCAGTGTAAAAAATATTTTTATTGAAAAAAAAGAAAGCATTATGTAAACCAGAAAAAGTATGTTACAATAAGGAGGAAAGATATGCAGGATGAAGAAAGAGCAGCAGAGATTTTACGGGATCTGTTAAAAGATAAACTGGCTGTCACGAAGTGGAAAGAGTTATTGGAACTTGCAGGCAGATGTTATCGGTATTCCGCAAAGAACATAGTATTTCTTTATAATCAAAAACCGGATGCAACTCTGGTAGCAGATTTTCAATCGTGGAAAAAGGTTAACCGGTATGTAAAGAGAGGAACGCATGGCATTTATATTGGTGTATCTGATTTAACAAGAAATAAATATGTATTTGATATATCAGATACAGAAGGAGCAGATATCAATCTGACCTGGGATTTATCGGGGAAAAAGGCTGCATATATAGCGTATCTCGATCAGCATGGGTATGTACAAGATTCCGGAGAGCCGGAGGATCAGCTATTATCTGAATTTTTACAGAAAAAAGCGGATGAAGTTATGAAGCATCCTGAATATATGAAAATGATGGAGCGGTTGTCTGGCTGTGAGGAATTTGTAAAAAGTAGCATTACCTATTTGCTTGAATCACGCTGTGGAATTCAAACAGATAGTGATCTGAGCGGAATCCATCGTGTGCCGGGGAATGCACTTTCTGCTATTTTTAAATGTGTCGTAGACGTATCCAGACCAATATTGCGGGCAGTCAATTATAACATAGAGAGAATGGAAAGAGAGGGAATTGATTATGGAAGAATTAGCGAAAGAATACACCGATCCGAGAACCGGGATTCATTACACATTGGGAGAGGACGAACTGTATTATCCGGACATTCACGAACCGTCGGAACAGGAGATGTTGCAGACGTTAGGGAAATACGGACGGATGGCAGCGAGATATCTGAAGGAGAACGATCCGTGGCAGTACGACCTGTACGTGGAGTTTACCCAGCTTGGGAAGATTATGCGGGAAGTGGACAGGGAAGCGAACGAACTTCTGGATCAGTTGGAGACGGATTATATCAAGAAGCATCCAATCGATCATCCGGGCGACTTCATGGAGACATGGCAGCTTCGGACACAGGCACGAATGGTAGCGGAGGAAGTAGTGATCAATCAGATAGTGAATCAAGTTCGATAGAAGAAGCTAACGAAAACAATATAGAAGAAACAGAAGAAAGAGGAGTAGATCGGAATAAGACCGATGCTCCTCTTTTTTATGCCACGAAAACAGTCCATGTTATGCAGGAAGTTCCACATGATATTTTGGTAGAAGCCTTGCAAAAAGGACCATTAACTATTGGTGGTAAGAGTAGAATTATTAGTATTTATCAGAATCTATCGTCACAGAAAGAAATTGTAGCAGCTATTAAAGAGGAATATGGATTATGTGGCTGTTCTGGATTGATTGAATCGGGTGAGTATGGATTCACCGGATTTGATACGTTTAGCAATCAATTTAAGGTAGAATGGAGAGATGCAGAAGGAGATAATTCTGCATCTTTAAGCTGGAATCAGATAGAAGCGGAAATAGCAGCATTGATTATGACTGCAAATTATCTACAAGAATCCGATTTTGAGATCGATGAAGATATAGAAGAACCTGAGGAATATATATCAGAAGAAGATTTTGATGATTTTGCAATACCAGATGAGCCAGATAGCTATAACAGTCTGAGTTATAATGAGAACAGTCTACTTACTGATGAAGAAGAACGTCTTGCAATGATAGCTGAGTATGGTTTTGAAATGCCGGCAGAGTATAATGATTTTGAAGATGTAACAGCAGAAGAAATTCTGGATGAAATTGGTGATCAATCTGATGAGGTCACACCAGAAGCTGCCGATCAGAATGTAGCAGATGTACCATATAATTATCACATATCCAGTCAGACTGATCGTGTGGGAGGGGTGAAAACAAGATTCAAAGATAATGTTTCTGCAATCAAGCTTCTTAAAAAACTGGAAGCAGAACAGCGTCTTGCAACACCGGACGAACAGGCTGTGCTATCCGGTTATGTCGGCTGGGGGGGCATACCACAAGCATTTGATCCCAATAATGATACCTGGAAAAAGGAATATGAGGAATTAAAGACACTATTAACAGAGGAAGAATATGAAGCTGCCAGAGGAACAGTAACAAATGCCTTTTATACATCTCCTGGCATTATAGATGCTATGTATCATGCGCTTATGTCCTTTGGATTTAAAGGTGGTAATATATTAGAGCCATCAATGGGAATTGGTAACTTTTTCGGTACGCTTCCAGAGCAATTAGCCGATAGTAAGTTATATGGAGTAGAGCTGGATGATATTACCGGCAGAATTGCAAAGCAGTTATATCAGAAGGCAGATATTTCCATTACCGGATTTGAAAAGACAAATTTTTCCGATAATTTCTTTGATGTTGTCATAGGAAATGTGCCATTTGGAGACTATAAACTGCATGATCCGAAATATAATAAATATAATTTCCGTGTACATGACTATTTTATAGCAAAATCCTTAGATCAGGTACGACCGGGCGGAGTGGTAGCTGTGATCACAACCAAAGGAACGCTTGATAAGGCAGATTCCAGCGTTCGTAGATATTTGGCACAGCGGGCAGATTTAGTTGGGGCGGTCAGACTTCCAAATACAGCATTTGCAGGCTCGGCAGGAACATCCGTAACAGCAGATATTTTATTTTTTCAGAAACGAGAGCGAATAATTGATATTGATCCTGACTGGACAGGTCTTACTTATCTGGAAAATGGAATACCTGTAAATGCATACTTCGTAGAACATCCGGATATGATTCTCGGAGAGATGGAGTATGATTCAGGAATGTACGGACCGGACAGTAAAACAACTATATGTGTGAATCATAATCCTATGTTTGATCTTCATACAGAACTTATTGCTGCAGTAGAGAAAATCCATGCAACAATAAAAGATCGTGACATAGCAGAGAAAATAGACAAAAATGAAACGGAAGTAATACCGGCAGATCCAACCGTAAGAAATTATACATATACGCTTTTTTCTGGAGAAGTATATTACCGGGAAAATTCCGTAATGATTAAGCAGGATTTATCGGAAAAAATAAAAGATCGCATTTCTTCCTTAATTGCTATCAGAGAAGCCGTGAGGGAGATGATCGATGCACAGATGAATGGTTGTTCTGAAGAAGAACTTACCAATATGCAGGAACATTTAAATGATATATATGATAAATATGTTGCAAAGCATGGTTATATTACCGGAAGATCAACGAAAACTGCTTTTGGTAATGATGGTGATTATCCTCTTTTATGCAGCCTGGAAGAAATTGACGAAGATGGTGTTGTGACCAAAGCAAGGATTTTTTCGTCCAGAACAATCAAGGCAAAAGAAGTTATCACACATGTAGATACAGCCATAGAAGCTTTAAATCTGTCTGTAAATGAATATGGTGGAGTAAATATTCCATATATGCTTTCTCTTTATCAGCCGGATGGAGAAGATTATGATACAAAAAGGACAATATTGTTTCAGGAATTATCCGGTGTGATCTATAAGAATCCAATAAAAGCAGATATAAACAATCCGGAAACAGGATGGGAAACATCTGATGAGTATTTATCCGGTAATGTCCGGGAGAAACTTCGGGTTGCTCAGGCTGCTGAAAATACAGATCCGGCATATGCCGGAAATGTTGCTGCACTTTTAAAGGTACAGCCGGAACGGATTGAAGCAACGGATATTGATGTAAAACTTGGCACTACATGGATTGATCCGGAAGATTATGAAGCGTTTATGTATGATCTGCTTGATACACCGAGGTATTACAGGAATGGAACCTGGGGAAATAGCAAAATACGGATTTTATATAATCGTATGACTTCAGAGTGGCACATAGATAATAAAAGCAATGGTAAATATACCGTGACTGCAACAAAATCCTATGGTACAAGTCGTATGGATGCATATACTATTATAGAAAATACCTTAAACTTAAAGACTGTTACGGTCAGAGATCGCATTGATGATGAGGGTGGAAAATATCATTATGAGATCAATAAAAAAGAAACCATGCTTGCAAGGGAAAAACAGAACCTGATCAAGGAGAAGTTCAAGGAGTGGCTGTTTTCTGATCCAGATCGAAGAAACCGTTATGTAGACTATTATAACGAGACGTTCAATAATATAAGGCTGAGAGAGTATGACGGTAGTCATTTAGAATTTCCTGGCATGAGTACCGAGATCAAGCTGCGCCCACATCAGAAAAATGCAGTTGCCAGAATCTTGCTTGGTGGAAATACATTGCTTGCACATTGTGTCGGAGCTGGAAAGAGTTATGAAATGATGGCAGCCTGTATGGAGCAGAAGCGTCTTGGACTTGCTAACAAGACTGTAATGGTCGTACCTAAGGCATTGATCGGACAGACGGCAAGTGAGTTTATGAAATTGTATCCTTCTGCAAATATTCTTGTAGCGACAGAACATGACTTTGAAAAGAGCCGGAGAAAACAGTTTATTTCAAGAATTGCTACAGGTGAATATGACTGCATCATTATGAGTCATTCACAGTTTGAGAAAATTCCATTATCTCCAGAGCGTAGGAAACGAATGCTAAAGGCGCAGATTGATGAAATTACAGCGGCAGTGGAATCTATGCATGAGGAGCGGAGCGAACGCTGGACAATCAAACAAATGGAATTGATGAAGAAGCAGTTGCAGTTACAGATGGATAAACTGACAGATACAACCAGAAAGGATGATCTGATCACATTCGAGGAACTTGGGATTGATTCGATCATGGTTGATGAAGCGCATAATTTTAAGAACCTTGCGGTATTTTCCAAAATAAACAATGTATCAGGTATCAGTAGTTCCGGATCTCAGAAAGCCATGGATATGCTTTTAAAATGTCGGTATGTTGAAGAAATTAATAATAACCGTGGAATCGTATTTGCAACCGGTACTCCAATATCTAATACCATGTGTGAGATGTATGTTATGCAGAACTTCTTGCAGAAACGAGCACTGGAAGAACGTGGTATTCGGCATTTTGATGAATGGGCAACGAACTTTGGTGAAGTTACAACGGCTTTGGAACTTACAGTAGAGGGAAGTGGTTTCCGTTTTAAGAGCAGATTCAATAAGTTTACAAATTTGCCGGAACTTATGACTACATTCCGGGAAGTAGCCGATGTACAAACTGCAGATATGTTAGATCTTGATGTGCCGGCTATCCGTGGTGGCAAACCCATTATCGTTGAAAGCCAGCCGGATGATTTTGTACAGGATGTTATGGAGAAATTTGTAGAACGTGCAGAAACAATTCGAAATGGAAGTGTAGACCCTTCCATTGATAATTTCCTAAAGATCACCCATGAAGCAAGATTGCTTGGAACGGATGCAAGACTGTTGATGCCACAAGCACCAAATAACCCGGATGGAAAGCTGAATAAGGTAGCTGAAAATGTCTGGGAGGAATATAAACGAGGGAATTCAGATGGAAAAATAGGTTGTCAGTTGATCTTTTCGGATATTGGTACGCCTGGTCCCGGTAAAGATTTTACCGTGTATGATTATTTAAAAGAGAAATTAATCGATTATGGTATTCCGGAAGCAGAGATTGCATTTATTCATGATGCAAAAACGGATGCACAAAGGGATACACTGTTCAAGGAAATGCGAACCGGTAAGAAAAAGATACTGATCGGATCAACAGATAAATGTGGTACCGGCGTAAATGTGCAGAAACATCTTATTGCGATGCATCATGTGGATTGTCCTTGGAAGCCATCTTCTATAGAGCAGCGAGAGGGACGAGGAATCCGACAGGGAAATGAGAATAAAGAGGTAGCAATCTATCGTTATGTAACAAAGGGTACATTTGATGCATACAGTTGGTCGCTTGTAGAGAATAAGCAACGTTTCATCAGTCAGGTTATGACGAACAAAACAGTCAGCCGATCCTGTGATGATATTGACGAAGCAACGCTTTCCTATGCAGAAATCAAGGCAGTTGCAACGGGAAATCCGTTAATTAAGGAGAAAATGGAACTTGACAATGATGTTTCCCGGTTAAAGCTGTTAAAGGCATCGTATGATAATCAGAAATATACCTTACAGGATAATTTTATGATCCGGTATCCAAAGCTGATCGCACAAGCGCAGGAAAAGCTTTCTGCTGTGAAGAAAGATTTGGATACCCGAAGCAAGCATCTGATCGAATCGGATGCTTTTTCTATTGAGATCAATGGATTTACTTTTACGGAACGTGCCGATGCAGGCAAGCAGTTCCTTGTTGCTGCAAGTAAAGTAAAAATCGGTGAGAATCAGATGGTAGGAAAGTTCCGGGGCTTTGACGTATATGTAGAGAAGAATGGATTTGAAAATATAATCCTAAAGGGACAGTCAACTTATTGTGGAGAATTGTCCGGTTCAGCCGTTGGTAACATGGTTCGTCTTGAAAATATATTCAATGCACTTCCGGATAAGGTTCCGGTTTTAGAGGAAAAAATCGAAACATATAAAAAGGATCTGGAAACATCAAAGGCTGAATATGCGAAGCCGTTTATGTATGAAAAGGAATTGCATGATAAGCTGATTCGTCAGGCGGAATTGAATGCACTGTTGGATCTGGAAAACGATAAGACGGTTGACGTAGATTTGACCGAAAAATCAAAGATTGATAGTCCAGCAGTTAAGAAAGAAGCAGATCGAAAAATACAATCCCGATAGTTTTTTCTTAACAGCAAAAAAACAGCTATTATAGAAGTATGAGGGGATAGAAACTTTCTATAATAGCTGCTCATTGAAAAGAAGGCATAAAAAGATGTCTGTAGAAACTATATAATAAATTAGGATTACATACAAGCACTCAGAACCAAGAAAACCAAGAAAACCTAGAAATGGGATTTCAGGTGTGATATGATAAAATCAGTTTAATAGAACAATATAAGACCTCTGCAGAAATGTGGAGTTTTTTTATTTACAATATACAGATGCCGAAAAGTTCCGAATGGTATCAAAATTTTCCGAACGATTTCAAAAAGTTCCGAATTGTACCGAAAAATCCCAAATAGTTCCCAAAAAGTTCCGAAAAATCATAAACGCAACTAAAAATAGTTGCGTTTATGTAACGGATATGGTATACTATAAATAGATTAGAAGGGAGGATCGTCTAATGAGTGATTTGTTGGTATGTGATATGTATAATGGAACTGTAGAATATAGCAAGAAAAAGGAATGCTTAATCGGAAAAGTGATTGGTATAAAAAAGGATATTGAATATGAAGGAGATACCTTGGCAGAACTGGAAGAAGCCTTTAGAGATAAGGTTGTCTCATATATCAAGGACTGTGAGAAACAGGGAATTGTTCCTGAACAGCCGTATAAAGGTACATTTAATGTCCGAATACCACCAGAATTGCATCGTCAGATAGCGGTATATGCAATAGAGCATAAAAAGTCTTTAAATGCTGCGGTAGCAGAAGCTATTCAGAAATATATGGATCAGGAAAATAAAAAAGCCGGAAAGGAGAGTAAATAATGGTAACTTTAAAATTTGTGTTCAATCAGGAAAAATTGAAACAGGCAGGAAAGACAGAAGAAGAACTGTTGCAGCCGATGCGGGAACACGCAAAAAAGTATGATATAGCAGAGCCAGAACATGGATTCTTTGTCAAGGATGGAGAAGATGCTATGTGTGTTATTGGTATGGCTGTACCGGATATTACAGATGCAGATCCGCATTATATAGATTATATGGATGAATGGACATTTGATGTAGATGGTGAAGTAGAAGATTGTATTGAGGAAACAAAAAAATGGTGGAAACACGAACAGAAAAAGATAGTAGGCGAATAACAAAAAAACAAATTTCTTTTGATTTAGATACCAAAGTCGCAAAGGCAATACTTGGAAAGAGTAATTATATCAAGGCATACTTAGATATTCGCAAATTTATGGAAAAAGAAGGCTGGAAACATATAGAAGGCAGTGTTTATATGAGTAAAAGTCCTATAAGCAACATAATGGTTTTGAATATGTTAAAGAAGCTGAAAAAAGAGCATCCATATCTGACAAAGTGCTTCCGGGAGATTCATCAAGCGGATGTATCCAAGGTACATTCCCTGTCAAAGCAATTTGAGTATGATGGAACGCCAGGAAGATTCGCTAAGCCGGAGCTGACACAAAAAATGAAACCGAAGCATAGAAGTAGATAGAGTAGGTAAGAAAAAGGGGTGTTTACTATGATGAAGAATAAGGGTAAAAGATTAGTTGTTTTATTAATAGCTGCATGTATGATCCTGTCTATGTTTTCCGGTATGACAGTATCCGCAGCAACGGATGCAGAAATATATGCAACAACCAACACGATCAAGAAAGTTGATGGAAAATATTACTATGTGAATGCATCCGGAAAAACGGATAAAAAGACTGGCTGGAAGAAAGTTGCCGGAAAATACACTTACTATGTTGGATCGAAAGGGAATGTTACTGTAAAGATCACTGGTGGGAAATATTATAAGTGGAGTGATGGTCAGTTTAAGAAGCAGCCAGTGAAGAAGAATAGTACAAAGACCATCAAAGGTAAAGCTTTTTATGTGAATAAAAATGGGAACATTGAGAAAAAAACTGGATGGAAAAAGATAGCCGGTAAGTATGCGTACTATGTAAATAGTAATGGTGTAGTATCTCTTAAAATTACCGGTGGAAATTATCAGAAGTGGAGTAATGGTCAGTTTAAGAAACAGTCCCTAGAAAAGTATAATGGAAAGATTATTACCATCGGAAAGAAAGCATTTTATGTGTCAGAAGATAAGATCGTGCGTAAAACAGGTTGGAAACGTGTTTCGGGTGCTAAATTGTCCAGTATAACGAATCCAAGGGGATACTATGTAGGAACAAAAGGCTCGGTTCTTTATAAGGAAACAGCAAAGGGGACATGTAAGATCACTTCTGCAGGTGAGGTATCTGATAAGCTTATGAAAAATGGTTGGAATGGATCTGTATTTGTAAAGAATGGAAAAGTGCAGATCAAAACGACTGTTACAGTAGGTGGATATATAAATGTATTTAATAAAGATGGAAAGAGAGTGACATTAAAAAAATCCGGCAACAAAATTGTTAGATCGGACACAAACGAACCAGTTACCACAAAAGGAGCTTATAAGGTTGGATCTGGTAGCAATAAGCAAACCTATTACGTTACAAATAACGGCAATATCAAGAAGAATGGAACAGTTACAGTCAATGGAGTAAAGTATACGGTTGACGCATCGGGAAAATGTACAAAGGTAACTGAAAATGGTTCCGATAATAGTGATGGATCCGGTAATGATGGAGAACAGAATTCTGGTACGAATGGCAATCAAGAGCAGCAGTCTCATGTATGTAAGTGGAAGGTGGTTATGAACAGTAGTTTGTCACCGGTTAAGACCAATTATAAAGAACATGCTGCAGTTACCAAGACAGTCAACAAGAAGATCCGAGATGCTTACGATGAACCAATTTATAGTGAAGAACCTTGGTATGTATGTAATTCTTGTAGTAGAAGGGGAATTGACGATCAGGAATGCGCATACGAGACTTATGAGGAATTACTAGAGCATCACAAAGCCAATAATCATGGTGGAAATCATCTCATAAAGAAACTTTTACGCTATGAGCATCACGATGCAGTCTATGCAGACGTAGAAGAAGTAGTAGAAAAAGAATGGTCAGAGTGGGATCAAACATATAAATGTACTGAATGTGGGGATATCATGACAGAGCATGTAGTTAATAAGAATGGAGAGTTAATTTACACACCAAACAAAAGTGGAGTGCTTGTTGACATTAATGGAAATGAGCAGGATAAGGTTACTGCTGGAGTATCGTATAAGTAATTTCCAGAACCAAGAAAACCAAGAAAACCTGGAAATGGGATTTCAGGTGTGATATGATAGAATCAGTTCAATAGAACGATATAAGACCTCTACAGAAATGTGGAGGTTTTTTATTGCACAAAATTGAATATAACAAGGACGATGGTCATAGCTGCCGGAGGAATGATAAAGATTCTTCCAGATATGGTGCTTTGACACTCGTCCTTTTTTTATAAATAAAAATATTATTTTCAAAGGAGGACTGAAAGATGTTCAAAATGAAAAGACAGTGGAAAAGAATCATATCCACAATCATGGCTGCACTTATGGTAGTGACAGTCATTCCAAGCAGCTTTGGTTCATCATCGGCTGCTGAAATTGCAACACCGGGAGATGCTGATCAGACAGGATATGTCAAGATCGAAGCAAAACTGCCGGAATCTGATAAGAAAGGAGAAGATGTAACAGGTATTGTATATGAGGTATACAAAGATGCTTCCTGCAAAGATGAAGTAGGCGCATTTGTATTATCCTGTGATGGTAAGGCTTACAGTAATAAGGATAATGAGCCGGTTGTATATGCAGATCAGGAAAAGATCAATGAGAAGAAGCTGGCTTATCTGGAGCTTCCGGAAGGTACATACTATTATCAGATGGCTGAGAAGCTGTACAAGAGTGAGAAAGAACCTTCTGATCAGAACATAGTTTATAATGATCAAATCTATACTTTTTCCTTAACCGCTAAAGCAACTAAGAAAAAAGCAGTAGTTTTGAAGCCGGAACTTACGACAGAACAGCAGACCGCAACTCCGACCGATGCAGCACAAAAGACAACGAGTGATGATTTTACCGTGATTGCCGGAACAACTGAGACAGAAATAGCTACTCCGGCAGATGGAGAACCAAGCAGGCAGTCAATTATTGAACCGGTTGCATTTGCAAGAATGATGATGGTTCCGATTCTTCGTGCAGCATCATCAAGCTATTATGCAAGACGTACTACATCGAGTTATATGAGCCCGAAGATGTACTTACAGGATCAGAATTATACGGATCTGTACAGCATTTATTGCGGAGATCACGACAAAGCCGCAGCAAATTATCATGAACCGGGAACAAAGGGAGATCCAGTAACAATACATACATATGGAGCAAGCTCTGGAAGTCCATTATCCAGTCTCGGAAATGACAATGTAGTGAAATCTCTATACTATGGATATAAGAATAGCAAAGCCTGGAATGAGATCCGCCGGAATCTGGACTATTACCGGCATGGTACCGCAAACGGAAATCCTTCTGCAGCATTTGATGTTACGAATGAGTACAATCCAACAAACAAATATAATGCAGAGATTAAAATTGGTACGGTCAGCCTTGCCAATAAGACCGTCAATAACGTGTCTGCTGGTACTGTTACAAAGAAGAACATAGCACCAAGCGGTGAAAAGAGATACTTATATTCTTATGAAGTAAGTAAGAATCTGTCAGCAAAAGGCAGTAATGCCAACATCTATAAATTAGATGAATCCTTTTATAAGGGTACCGGTCATAAATTAACCGGACTTACAGCAAGTGAAAGCTATAAGAGATCCAATATCTATAAGGTGGAATCTCTAGCCAATAGTTATACGATCACTGTTCCAAAGAATGTAATCTGTTATACAACAACTGGAAAAGCAGAGAAGGGCATCAATACTTGCACTTGGACAAAACATGCTGCCGGTGCCGGTGTAACATTATCCGGTGGAACATATTTTATGTTCGTTGCAAAGATTGGATATTCAGGAATAAGCAGCATCGATGCGAATGCCAGTAAAGATGGTTTTGTTGCATATTTCATAGAGCCATCCAGTTCTGTATTTCAGAATTTCTATGCCGGAGAATTATATAATTATTCGGTATCTTTTGATATCAACTGGGAAATGGATGAAGGATCAGCAAAACTTGAATTATCAAAAATTGCTGCAGACGGATCTACATCCTGGAACTACAATGTTTACAACATGGCAGGTATCAGATATGAAATTTACGATGCAGCCGGCAATAAGGCAACATCGAGTGCACATAAAAGAAGTGACGGAATCACTGTTGCAGCAGCAACACAGATTGTACTGTCTTACAATGGTAAAGCGTACATGGATGAAGATGGTAAAAATATTATTTTCGTAAGTCCATCTGCAAAAGCAGTATATAAGAAGTCTCATGATCTGTATACATTTCGGTGGTATCGTGATGATATTCTGACTGATACAAAGTTCTCATACAAAGAAGCAGCAACTACGACTGGCAATACCACAGGAAAAGCAAGCTATTATTACGATGATGGAACAGCAGCAACCAAGGCATTGATTGCCAAACTTGCAGGTAAGAATATTTCCGTCACCGGCTTTGAGCAGGATACAGTTTCACATGATTTTACATTCTCAAATTCTTCTACTGTATCCAATGTTGTTATAAAAACATCAGATAAGAGATCACCGTTCTGGGGAAGCTTCAAACTGACAAAGGTATCTGCATCTACAGCAGCGCAGGATACGGACTACTATAACATGGCTGGTATTAAGTATGGCATCTACGCAGATGATAAAAATGGTTCATCAACTGTAACAGCATCCAGCCATACAAGAAGTGATGGTATCACAGTTGCACCATCAAACCGTATTGTTCTGTCTTACGATGGAGCAGCCTATATGGATACAAATGGAAAGAATGTTGTATTTGTAAATGCAAAAGCGAAAGCATCTTATAAAAATATATATGGATCTCCATATTATTACAGATGGTATAAACACGGATTGTATGAAGATACGACCTATTATTATAAGGAATCCGCACATCTGCTTGATAGTACGGATAATACAGTAGCATACTATTACAATGATGCATCCGGATCATTCACAGCAGCAATTAATAAGATTTCAGGACAGAATGTTGAAGTAACTGGATTCTTACAGGATACCGAGTATCATGATTTCACGATACCGGTTGGTGCGTCGGTTGAAAAGAATATCGAGGAAACAACCTCGGATGATATTGATACTGCAAAAGCAATGGCAACGAAGTCTTATGCCGGTAACGCTAGTGAATTAAATGGTGTGAAGTTTAATCTTTATAAAGTTGCTAATAAAACTACTTTGTACAGTAATGGTACTCATGTAGGAACATATGTACATAATGGTATAGACATTGTAGCTGAGGAAGTAACAAGGGCAGGAAAAAACACTTATGGTATTCAGAAAGGTACAGGTTCAAATGCAGCCTACTTCACTAATCTTCCATATGGCTGGTACTGTTTGGTTGAGGATGCAGCTACAGCACAGGAACGTGGCTTCTCTGTAGCTGATCCGGTATACTTAGAAGCAACATCAAGTAATAAGACACTTAATTTCAAGATGTCCGATATCCGTTCCGGCTTAAAGCTTAAAAAGCAGTTTGATAAGACACCAATGAATAAGCTGTGTAACTACAGCTTAGACGGAGCAGAATATAAGGCATATATCACATCCGGTAATGGAGTAGAATCAACCAGTGACTATATTTGTACTTTTACAACAGACAAGGACGGAAATGGTTATGTATCAGACTATAACAAGAATAAGTATTATGCTCTTGCAGACACAGACATACAGAATGGACGTGCATATAAGTTAGTCGGTTTGCCGATTGGCTCTTGGGTGTATATCAAAGAAACAAAATCTTCTGCAGGTTGTGATCTTGATTCAAATGCTTACTATCTGCATTTTACAGCAGATAACATGGAGCAGACAGTTACATCAACGGAACCTTTGAAGAATGACCCATTAGAGATTTATCTCGAAAAGAAAGATAGTACATCAGGTGATGCAACTGGATCAGCTTCCCTTGCCGGTGCTGAGTTTACGGTTAAATACTATGATGTACCGGTAACAGGTGCAAATGCAGTAACAAAATATGAGCAGTTAAAAGGAAAGACACCTACTAGAACATGGGTATACAGAACAGATGAAAATGGGGCAATTCGTACAACTCAAGCAGATAAATATCTGGTAAAAGAAAAAAGTAGTGACTTATATTTTGAATATGGTGTTTCGGTTATTCCGCTCGGAGCAATTACGATTGAAGAAACAAAAGCACCTGCCGGATATACACTTGCCGGTAGATTTTTCAAAAATATAGATACAGGAGAATGTATATCGAATGATGATGGTGTGATATTTGTAGCAATAAAAGATGCGCATTCTTTATCTTCCTATCTTGGAGATAATGCAATTATCAAAGAGGAAGTATCTCTCCGTGGAGATATCAAGTTTAAGAAGGTAGCTCTTGATACAGATAAGCCGCTATCCGGTATTGCATTTAAAATCACATCAAAGACAACCGGCGAAAGTCATGTTGTTGTAACCGATGAAAATGGTATGATCGATACATCGGCAATCAAACATTCTGAAAATACCAATGCAGCGGATAAAGATAATAAGACGATATCCGGTACATGGTTCTACGGCAATGACGATGGAGAAAAGAAGATCGATGATTCACTCGGAGCATTACCATACGATGTATATGAGATCGAAGAACTTGCAACGGATGTAAACAAGGTATACAGACTGATTTCTTCTGTTACTGTAGATCTGACAGAGGAAGCTTCTTATACAGACGGATATTTATTATATGATCTTGGTACAGTAACTAACGTACCAGAACCTTGGATTGGCACAAGAGCATTAGGGGTAAAGACGCAGGATAACATCATTCCGGCAAATGAAAAAGTAGACGTAGAGGATATCACAAGTTACTACTATCTTGAAGCTGGAAAGACATTTACTGTTAAAGGTATCATCATGGATCCTGCAACAAAGAAACCATATGTACAGCCGGATGGAACTTACAGCATGGGTCACAAAACATTTACGGTTTCTGCAGCAGATGATTCCGGTTATACCTGTGCAGATGTAAATATACCATTTGTGATTGATACAACCGGACTTGATGGCAAAGATGTCGTTGTAGCTGAATATGTCTATGAAGGAGAAGATAACACAGATCTTACGGTAAATGAGGATGGCAGCATAGATGAAACCGGGGTATATAAGACACATACCGGAAAGCTTGTAAAGCATGATGATCTGACCGCTAAGACTCAGACACTTTCCATTCCGAAAATTGGTACTACGGCATTAGGGGTTGAAACAGAAACCCATTACTTACATGCTTCCGGTATTCAGAAGTTTAAGGATATCGTAAACTATGAAAATGTGTTACCGGGAAAGACCTATGACCTTTTAGCAGTCGTTATGGATAAGAGTACCGGAAAACCGCTTCTTGATGTCGATGGAAAGAAAGTAACTGCAACCGCATCTTACGCACCAACGGAGAAGAATGGATCTGCAGAGGTTATATTTACCTGTGACACATCCAAGGTTAATTTCAGAGATAAAGCCATCGTCCTGTTTGAAGATTTATACTACAATAAGATTCATCTGACAGCACACGCCGATATTACGGATGAAGGTCAGACCTTATATTTCCCGGATGTTACATCTGTTCTGATTGATACAAAGACAGGCTCCCATAAAGCACTATATAGCAAGCAGATGAGCTTTAATGATGAATTAAATCTGACAAAACTTCCTGTAAATGAGGAACTGACGATCAAGGATGTGCTGATGAATACCAGAACCAGGAAACCGGTTCAGATGGATGGCAAAGAGATCACAGCAGAGAAGAAACAAACATTTGAAAGCAGTACAGCAACAGTAAAGCTTCCATTTGCTTTTGATGGAACAAAGACAGATTTAATGGCAGAGGATGGAACGCTTGCAGATATAGTAGCTTTTGTTTATGTATATGATAGTAAAGGTAATTTGATCGCATCGGAAGAAGATCTCACGAATACCGATCAGACAATCACACTTTATACCGAGGATACAAAGATCTCTGTAGAAAAGGTTTGGGATGATAACAACGATCAGGATGGTATCAGACCAACTACGATCAAGGTACAGTTATATGCGGATGGAAAGGCATCTGGCAGAACGGTAGAACTTTCGGAGAATAACAACTGGAAATATACCTGGAATGATCTTGATAAGCAGAAAGACGGTGAAGATATCGTATATACGGTTGATGAGATCGAGATTCCGGCTGGCTATACCAAAACTGTAACAAATAAAGGTGCAGCCTTTACTATTACAAATACACATAAGCCGGGCGCAACAGAAGTTAAGGTAACAAAGGTATGGAAAGATAATAATGACAAGTACCAGAAGCGTCCGGGCAGTATAAGAGTGCAGCTTTATAAGACTGTAGCCGGTGAATTAGAAGCCGTTGGAGAGCCGGTAACACTTGATAAGAGCATGAACTGGACATATACCTGGAAGGATCTTGATAAACAGGAAAATGGTATAACGATCATCTATACCGTAGATGAGATTAGTGTTCCGGAGGGTTATACAAAGACTGTGACAAAGGATGCTGACAGCAATATTACAGCATTTATCATCACGAACAGTAAGCCGGACACACCTAAGACCGGAGACAGCTTCCGACTGATCCCGGTAGCCGTACTGATGGCTGCAGCATTTGTAACCGGCGTATTCGTATGGCGCAAGAAGCGGAGAAATAAATAAAAATTCAACAACAAAGAACAAATAAATAGGCAGAGAAAAACAGGCAACTGCAGCATCTGTCAGATCAATAGATCTGGCCGGATGATGTAGCTGCCTATTTTTATGCCAGCAGATAAGAAAAAAGGAGAAAATTATCTATGGAAAAAGCTAAAAAATTAATAAGTAATAAATTTTATCGAACCATGTATTGTGTAATTGCAGCTTTCCTGGTTGCGATTCATGAACAGATTTATGTATTGGCTTCTGGAAGTGGAAACACAGGAGGAACGAATACATCTGGAGCAACGGATGCCCAAGTGGATGCCATTGTAAAACAGGTTACAGCGCCGATTGATGCCATCGTTAAGATTATATTCGGTATTTTTGGCGGTCTTGGAATGCTTATCTTTGCAAGAGGACTTTCCAATCTACTGGCAGCGTGGGGAGATCATGATACTACAACGATTCGTCATGAAGCTGTTCAGTGTGGCATTGGCATAACACTTGGTTCTATCGGTACGCTTGTTGCTATTTTCTATCATAGTTAATGGATGGGAAATGCAGAAAGGTGGTGATAGAACATGTTTGATACAATTTCAAATATCAAAGACCTTATCATGGATGTATTCCGAAATACCGGACAATATTGCAGTGATATTATCGATGCATCCTTAAAGTGCTTTAACGCACTTGTAAATGCCGGAAGTAAGATGCTTTCCTATAAAGTGGAGAATACTACTTTTTCAGACCTTTGGGGAATCATAAATCTGGTTGCCAGAATTATGGGCGGTGTTGCATCGGCACTGATCGTACTGTTTTTTCTTTACAGTCTGATGGATGATTCGTTAGAGAATCGTCCGGATCAGGGACTTACAATTCTTGTTAAGAACTTTAGTTATATGTGTATTGGTATTGCGGTCAGTAATAATGCAATAGCAATCATATCTAAGATTTTTAATTCCGGAGCAATCGTAGCAAAGCTACTGTATCGTATAACAAAGGTGAATATTATGCCTAATAATACCATTGAATTAGATGATGTATCTTCAGAGCGTTTAATTCATGGTGTAACCGGACTAAAAGGCTTGTTTGTTCTTTTGATCTATGTGCTGGGTGCACTGATTATTATTGGAGCCGGTTTTATGATTTTGGTTGCAGTATATAAGCGGATTTTCCGTTTGTTTATACTGATGCCGTTTGGATCTTTTTCATTTTCAGCAATTACACTTGCACCGGGCAGAGGAAGGGATATCTTTTCAGGATACTTACGTTCGACTGTAGCAACGGCTATTGAATCCATAGTGATCATGATGGGAATTATGTTCAGCCTGATCTTGATATCCAGTGGACACACATTAAGCCAGATCCTGCCGGATTCGTTAGATGCAAACAGTCAAAATCAGATCATTACCATTCGAAATTCATCGGAACTGAATGTATTATATTATTCCTATTCAAATGATACATTACCGTTAAATAGCAGTACATTTCAGGCAAATGTAGATTGGAGCGAATTGTCAGATGAAATACTGAATGTAATACAATACGATCGCAACAAAAACGTAGTCTTACCGGATGCAGATACTTATATCAATTTAGGATTAAAGAAATATGAGGACTGTTATATGACGATAGATGGTCGATCCGTTAATGGACGGTTCTATCAATATTGTTTTGGTGATGGAAATCCTTTATTTACAAGTTTAAGTCGTATGTTAAATAACCAGGCAAATAATGCATCGGGGAGTACATCTACAGATACATCAAATCAGGTACAACATACATATCCTATGACACTTATTATTTATAGTGAATTGAGTTGGTATGGAATATTGATCATACTGCTCCGGATGATCGTACCATGTATCCTTGCAGCAGGTATTGTTCAGGAAGCAAAACCAATCAGTAATACAATTATGGGGAGGTAAAATTAATGCAGCGTTTATCAATTAATACAGATCCACAGAAGTTATACCGATCGACCATTCCCACATTTAAGTCCTGGCAGATGATGTGTCTGGCAGTTATATTAGTAGGAATTGTAATGATTGTTATATTTTTAAATGACCGGGTATCAGCAACGATATCCGGTTTTGCTGTTGCACTTGTGGTAGTTGTACCGGGCTATATAGCTATGTTTAATCATAAGGGCTTAGATTTCTTGGAATATCACAAAAAAAAGTATGGGCGTCATGTGTTTTATTATGAGAATGAGCCCATCGGCAAAGGAGGGAGATAAATGGATCGATGGAAAGTGTATAAGAAATGCGATGAGTACCGGGTACGTTCTCCAAAGAATGTAGCGGATCTTATAGAAATAAAAAGTATAGCTGAAAATGGTATATTTGAGGTTGGCAAAGGTGGTATTTTTACAAAGTTATATCACTTTACCGATATTAATTATGAAACCTTATCATTTGATAAACAGATCTTAGTTCTTGATAACTGGGCAGCGTGGTTGAATTCCAACTCGCTGCCTTTTGTTATCTATATGAATAACAAGAACCGAAACGAACAGAAGTTATATGATGAGGTATTATTTGAGTTACAAGATGATTCTTTAGATACTTACAGAACCTGTTTAAATGATGAGGTTGAGAAACGAATATTGGATGCAAGAGCCGGTATTGAACAGGAATTATATATCCTGCTTCGGTATACAGATTCCAGCAAATATGAGGATGCCAGATTGTATTTTTCTACAGTTGAAAATGCAATGGAAGATGCATTTCGGACGATTGGATCTGTAATTACACCATATGATGCATCTGACAGGCTTCGTATTTTACATGATTTCTATTGCTTCGGCGAAGAAGAATTATTTGACTTCAATTTCAAAAATGCAGTTGAAAATGGAGTAGATTTCAAAAATTGTATTTGCCCCGGCAAGATGGATTTTAACCCTGTCCATGAACGATATTTTATATCAAATGATCATACCTATGGATGCTGTATGTATATTAGGACATATCCAAGCCAGATATCAGATCGGTTCTTAACTACAATTATGAACTTAAATATCCGGATGATGGTATCCATCTTTAATATTCCAATTCCGGATACAGAGGTTGATATCATGTTGGAATCTGTATATGCAAAGATAAATAGAAGTGTATCCAGACAGACAAAAAACCGTGTAAAAGAACTTGATTTCAATACGGAAGTTTCTGATTATACAGAAGCTGCCAAGCAGAATATTAAAAAGCAGAAAGAGGAACAGCGGGATGAAGATCAACAGTATACCTATACCATGATCAATTTTGCGATCCTCGGCAATGATCTGGAAGATCTCTGGAATAATGTAAATCTGATAAAACAGACTGCGAAGCGTTTTTCGGTATTACTGGACTACAGTTACATGCGTCAGAGGGAAGCGTTAAATACTATACTTCCGATCGGAGTCAAACAGGTTGCAAATGGTGAAAACAGACAGACAAAAAGCCTTGCAGCATTTCTTCCGTTCCGTTCGCAGGAATTATATCAGCCGGGGGGTAATGTTTATGGTAATAATCAGGTGACAAAACAGCTTATTATGATCAACCGGAAAAAACTCACGAATCCACATGCCTTTTTCTTTGGTGTAACCGGTTCCGGTAAGACTACACTTGCATCACTTGAGATGATGCAGTCTTATATCAGGACACAGGATGATTTTATCGTTATCTCACCAAAGAACGACTATGCGAATATGGCGGATCTTTTAGGGGGTACGTTTGTTGATGTTTCATCATCCTCAGATGTTAGGTTCAATGCATTCAGCTATTTTGACAACGGCAGACGAATCAATATAGCAGATGAAAAGCTGGGGCTTGCACTGGCTATTTGTGAGACTTGTAAAAAGTCTAATTTAACCCCGAAGGAACGATCGACAATTAACCGGGCATTAAAAAGTATTTACAGTAAATATGGCAATGAACAGGTTACCATGCGTGCACTTGATGCTGAGCTTGCATTAATGCCAGAACAAGAAGCTGCTGATCTTCGAATGTATCTGGAATTGTTTGTATCAGGCTCTTTAAATATATTTGCTGATGAATCAAATTTTAATATATCATCGAGATTTATTGTATTCGGTTTAAAGAATATGGGAGAAGAACTTCGTGATATATCTATGATTATCATGTTAGAGTATATCAAGGAACGTATCATGTACAATTATTCCAGAGGTATTGCAACCTGGTTTTATATTGATGAGTATGCAGAAGTCCTTAAAACAGAGTATCAGCGGAGTTATTTAAAATCTTTATGGATGCTGCTTCGTGCCATGGGTGCAATTATTACAGCATTGGCACAGAATGTAACGGACACAATGGTAGATTTTAATACACATGCCATGCTTGAGAATGCAGAGATCCGAATTGTCATGAAACAGAACGATGCTGCAGAAAGAAAGCTGATTGAGGAGGTTGGACTTCCACCGGAAATGTTGAAATATGTATTAAATGAAGCACATCCCGGTCGTGGTTTGATATCCTGTGGCAATGTAACGATTCCGTTTGATGCTTCTTTAACAAAGAATACGCCACTTTATGATCTGATCAATACGAATTTCCATGAGATGAATATCCAGAAATGAGGTGATAAGACATGTCAGCCGAAGAAGATTATCAGAAAAGTGAATTTATAAAACTTGCACTGAGACGAAAGCAGGAAGATGAACTGGAGGATCAGGAGCAAGCGTCAATCTTGCATCAACAGATGAGTTCTGAATCTTCTGCTATGAGAGGAGGAGCAGGCGGATACAGCAAAATCATGGGAATTGGAGCAGAAAGTGTTTCAGAGGAACAGGAATATCATGGTATGTTCAAAGAACAGATGCAGCAATATGTAAAAGAACGGGCAAAGCAAAATCTGCAAAGAGAACAAGAACAGGGAATGCAAACTCAGAAATACAATGATTCTGCATCCTCTCATGTGTTTCATAAAGAATCGGATACAAGGACAAATGCATCCGATTCTTATGAATTTTCTTCATCGTCGGTTCAAGGAAGCGGATACGGGGTTTACCAAAGAGAAGATACAACGTATCAAATGCAGGAATCTTCTTCCATAAAAGATGCAGTGAAACAACGAACGGTTAAATCTGTATTTCAGGATAACTCGAATCATACCATTTGGGAAACGATACAATCAGAACAACAGGATGAGCGAAAAGCAGAAAGGCAGTTTCAGAACCGGCAGAGTGAAGTTTTTAAGAGCAATAAAAGTAGCCATTTTATAAAAAATACAGCAAAACAGACTGCGGCAGTTCCTGGGAAACTTATGAAAAATTATGTGAAACAGGCAAAAATAGCAGAACTCATAACTTCAGGTGATATTCGTGCGTTGGTGGATACCAGTGCATCCGCTGCTGCATCAGGGATTGGTAGGACAATACGGAAGATCGGACGTGGTATAAAGCATTTATGCAGCGTAATGGCTGCTATTGTTTTAAAGATCCTTGCACCAATCCTGCCGTATATTATAGTTGTAGTTGTGAGTATGATTGTATTGTATGTTCTGATCATGGGGTATGAGGTCGATGATAGTAATAATACAGCTATTTTGTATTCCTATGCGCTTGCGAATACCGGACAGGTGGAAAGCACTGAGAATGGTTCCAATGCTTCAGGAAATGGAAATTCTGCTCCATCCGGTATTGTAAACACACATATGAGCAGTTATATCTATTTTAACCAAGGAGACTATTCTGATCCAATGGGATGTACTTCAAACGGAGTTACAACGATAAGAAGATCCGGCTGCGGACTGACAGCTTTAGCCAGCGCCCTTGCCACATGGACAGGAGATACATCAATTACACCGAGAACGGTACTTAATTATGCATTAAACGGACGGGATGGAAATACCTGCAGCATTGTCCTGGTATCATCTTCTTTGTACGGTGGGATGTGTGAAAAGTATGGATTGACTTATGAAACGATCGTACCCAAAGATGCAGGTAAACTTCGTGCTGCACTTATCGACGGAAAAAGCGTGATTGTCCTATTATCAAACCGGGCAAAGTGGAGTGATGGCAACTATGTAACAAGCAGAACTCATTATATCGTATTAATGGGATTTGCTCAAAATGGAAAGATTGCTTGTATGAATCCGGCTGGTGGAAATATGAAGTATATTGATTTTGATACGGTTGTAAATGATCCCGGAACAGATACATTTCATGTTATCTATTCTGAAGAAAAATTACAGCAATGGAAACAGGAGGATAGTAAGTGAAACAGACAATAGAGAAGCATCCGGTCATTTTTATAATGATCGGATTTTTAATTATTATTTTAATTGGACTTTTATTTTCGTCCTTATTTCGTAAAAAAGACGAGAATAGGAAAGAAACGGTTACAACAACAGAGGTAATAACTACAGAACTATCGGAAACATCCGAAAATCAAGCCGAAGTAGAAACAACTACAGAACAGATGAGTGTAAATGCAGATAATTATATCCAGACATTAAGTGAAATCATCGTAGAGCATTTTGATGGACTTCCAGTTACGGAAGATTTGAAAGATAAATACAGTAACGAGTATTTTAATGCTGCAGATGTTGTTAAAATCAGTCCTATTTCGGATATGTGTAATTTTAATGAGCATACAGCATGTTTTGATATTACAACAGCAGATGGAGTGGTGGATAGCTATGGGATATCATTTACGGTTGTAAACGGACAAATCAACTATATTAATATTTATTATGTTCCATCAGGAGCAGAAGGAGGTATTTAGGTATGTATAAAGAATTAATTGATAAAGTATCCGATGAACATGAACAGTATTTAGACTATCTATTACTTAATTCCAGAGCAAGCCTGATCGATCGGTCAGCAGAAATCTATATCAAAAATGCAATTACAAATAAGCTGATTTCTGAAGCAAAAAAAGACCATTCAACGATTGATAACAGGATGTGTGAAAAAATGATGCTGACGGACAGCATTGTTGACTGTATTTACCTAATGGCAGGAAAAAAGGTGGTACTTGCGGCTGATGGAATTACAGATGCATCTTGGCAGGAGATGTTAGTTTCATTATCACTATAAAAAAGAAAGACTTCTCACAGCAGTGTGGGAAGCCTTTCTTTTTTTGATGGGAGGAAAATTGTATGTACAAAACAAAAGAACAAATGAATTTAGAAACACAGGCAGTGCGAAATCTGGATCTTGTACAAGTTGCAGAACGGATGGGATATTCGTTTCGTCGGAGTGGAACACACTATATATGTAGAGAAGAACCACAGATCGTAGTGTTTTCCAACACGAACAGTTATTTTAATTATTATGAACATAAGGGGGGATCGGTAATTGATTTTGTTATGTATTTTCAGCAATGTTCATTTAAAGATGCAATCGATCTGCTGATTCCTTATGTGTCAGCAAATGAGATCCAGATGAATACACAGCAAAGCATGGAAAACCGGAAGCCTGAGAGAACAAAAGAAATGGATCTGCCACCTGCAGCAGATACTTATAAACGGGCATTTGCATACTTAAACAAAACGAGAGGAATCAATGGTGGCTTAATATCACAGATGATGGAAGAAAAACGGATCTATGAAGAAGCTGAGCATCACAATGTCATATTCCTTGGCAAGGATATGTATGGCAATAATAAACATGCTTTCATCCGTGGAACGATATCCGGCAGGCAGTTCCGTGGAGATCTGGTTGGTTCAGATAAAAATTACGGATTTGAGCGTAAGGGATCTGATGATGTATTAGTTGTTTTTGAAGCACCGATTGATATGTTATCGTATATGACAATTTATCCGCATACAACACATCATCTGCTGGCACTTGGAATGTTAGGAAACAGTCCGATTGATACCTATTTTTCAGAACATCCGGGAATATCAAAGCTTGCTCTTGTACTTGATAATGATGAGCCGGGTAAAAAAGCAGCGGAGAGGTATGCAATAGAATATAAAAAGAATAGCTTTACGATTATAGAGGATGAAATTACTGAAAAGCTGCGTAACACCGGAAGAAAAGATGTGAACGAGTATTTATGTAAGGAAATTATTCCGGAAATGAAACGGAAACGAACAGTCAGCCGGGCAGGCAGGTGATTCGTTTTCTTTTTTAATTGGAGGTATAAGCATGGATAAGATGGATTTGATACTTCAGGGATATGAGTTATTTATAATGCAGGAGCAGAAAATCTTTCAGAAATCAAACGAGCAAAATCTGGATCAGGATGTCCGGAAGATTCTTGCTGCCAGAGAAAGGAGAGAAAAGCATTCTTGATTTTCGGCATTTTTTGAAATAATTTTTATAAAAAACATGCCGATTTTTGCCAAAAAACTTTTCGGCAAATTTTGGCAAACTATGCCGAAAAATTCCAAAAATGAAATATGAGGGTTTAAAAGAGGGGTCTTAGGGGATTTTCCCTTAACAAGATGTGGTTTGTGTACACAAAGTACGTGTCTTGCTAATCAACAAAGTATTACGTTTTGATTAGCAAGGTCTTTTCTTGGCAAGATTCGGCACGATTTGCCAAAATCTGCCGAGAAAATCTCGGCAAATTTTGGCAAAAAGCCAGCAAATAAGAAAAAATAGCCGAAAAATTCCAAAACAGTACCGAAAAGCTCCGAACAGTGCCGAAAAAATCCAAATGATTCCAAAATGTTCCGAACTGTACCAAAATTTTCCGAAAAACAGAAAGGTGTGATGAATGTGAAAAAAACAATAGAAAAGCATTATAGATTTGACTGTTCCACTGATAATATGCTGCAGGAACTGCTTGAGAGAAAAGAATCAAAGGTTTCTGAAAGCGAATATGTAAGAGAACTGATTCGTAGGGACTATAGTGCCAGTATTGGGATAGATCCATCTGATCTTGTAGTTATAAAACGACAACTCATTGGTATCGGTCGTAATATCAACCAGATCGCACATTGTTTTAATGCCGGACAGTATGGGGTAGTTGATCTTAGCAGACTGGATCAGCCACTTGCTGACGTTACAGCTATGAAGCAGGCGGTTGAAGATATGCAGATCATATTCTATAACGGCTGCATAAAAAAGAGGTGATGATATGGCATATCTGAGACTTGGCTGCATAAAGCAGGCATCCGGACATTCGATGTCAATCGGTTTAAAGCGGGCAATCGAATATATTTACAATCCTGAAAAAACAAATGGTCAGAAATATATTGGTGGCTATAATCTGCTGATCGGAACAGAAGATTGTGCGATGAGAGCCTATCTTGCTATGATGGCAACGAAACAGACTTTTGGAAAGGAAGATGGCAGACAGGGATATCACTTTAAGCTATCTTTTCCGGCGAATGAGCAGCTTACACCAGAGTTATGCATGAAAATCACCGAAGAATTCTGTATGGAAGTGTTACCAGATTTTGAATGTGCGTATTCGGTGCATACAAATACAGAGCATCTTCACAGTCATATCGTGTTTAATTCCATTGATCTGGTAGAGGGCTACAAATATCAATATAAAAATGGTGAGTGGGCAAAATATATTCAGCCTGCAGTTAATAAACTTTGCAGGAAATATGGTCTTTCAGAACTTGATCTTGCGATGGACAAGGATTTCCAGATGAAGCATCGATGCAGGTCATATTCCAAATGGAAAAAAGATCAGCCCGACGGCAAGTATAAGAAACCATTGATATATTCAAACAAAATGATATTGCGTGATATAGAAGAATGTATTCATCTAGCATCTTCTTATGATGATTTTAAGGATAGAATGGCTGCACTTGGTCATGTTATAGAGGATTCTCATAAATATATCACAGTTCTTGCACCGGGCAGAGAACGTCCTGCCAGGATTATCAATTTGACACCGGATAAAAGCACATATACAAAAGAGAATATTAAAAAAATGATTGATGGAACTTATAGAAAAATTTCCAGAGCTGAAGTAAAGCAACGGCTTTTGTCGGATATGGAAGTATATTATCAGTCCTATAAGAAGCTTGAAACTTCCGGCTTATCAATGGATGCAATTAAAAGGAAAGAGATGAGCCGGTTGATTATCGAACATAACCTGACATCTCCGGATCTGTTACTTGATTATATAACATATCTGGATGCAGCCGATAAGGAGTTAAATATTGTTCGAAAGAGAATCAATACCAGCTTGGAAGCCAGGGCAGATGTTATATATGATATGCACGAGATCTGCGCTTTGTATCCGGCTTATGAAAAATATCTTATTGGTGATCGTTCAAAACGCCTGGAGCATGACAGGGTAATAAATCTTTATAATAATATCGTTTCAAGAGGTTATAATCTGGTGGAATTGGATAAATTTGAGCAGATATCAAGAGCTACAATATCATTAATTAATGATTATAAAAAGCATCTATTTGTCGAGAAGAAAATCTGTAGAAATATAGAAGTAGAATATAAAAAAGAAAATTGTGCAGTCAAATCCCAGAACCAGAAAAACCGAGAAGTACTCGCATATACAAAAAAGACATGATATACTTATAATAGATTTTCAAGAGAGAAAATCACACATATAGGAGCATACGAGGTCATTCGATTTTCAATCCCCCCCTTTTTTTGAACGCATGATCTCGGATGGCTCCTTTTTTATTACAATTTAGGAGGTGGCTTATATGGATATAGCCAAAGAAATGTATCGTTTATTAGATCATATTACGCAACTTATTGACGAGATTGATCAAGCCGAAAAAAGTTTTTTTTCAAATTTAAAAATTCATAAATTTAATGGAAAAAGGTATGGATTTAATCAGTTACAGGAGTTAGAACGGGCTAAAACCGAAAATTTGCAGGTTTTTATGATGGAAGATCCTGAATTGCCTGCTGATAAAATGGTGATCATGCGCTTGGCAATGGAAAGGGGATATGATCCATATCCGTATTTTGCAAATAAAAATCTATCGGTAAAACATATGGCAGCTATATATGTTGTAAATTATATGACATCAGTTGACATTGCATCTATTGATATATCGAAGCTTTCACCGGATGAAATATTGGAACAGGCTTTAATAAAAGATAAAGAGAATAGAGATGCAGCAAAAGAAATAGAAGCGAATGTAGATAGCATTCAAAAGGAAAGAGAAGTGAATGCATCCGGAGAAATAGAAACCAATATAGGAAGTATGCCATTCGAGGACTACTGTGAGATCCGTGCGATGCAAAATGGCTTTAACAGTTATGCTGAGATGAAACGGGAGGGATACTCTATTGAAAGACCTGAAGTGAAATCAAAACAACCAGTAAAAACAGAACAATCAAAGCAGCCAGTAGGAAAGGCAAGGTGATAGTATGGAAATGACAGGAATAGGTGAAGCTGCTCAGTTTATGGAAGTGGGTATCCGTGGCATTGACATGGCACTTCGTTTGACCGGATCTTTTGCCGGTTGGACCGTAGAAAAGGCTATCCAGCTTTTGAAATTTGTTATAGCAAGATGTGATGAAGCAAGAAAAACTCCGGAGATATTAAAAAAAGGTGAACTCCGAGTAGATCAACTGTTAAAATGGAATGCTGAAAATGGATATAAATCATGCGTCATGCAGATTGATGAAGATCTTGCGGAGGACTTTGTGGAATACTGTAATCAGAATAAACTTTCCTATGCTTTTTTGAAAGATTTGAATAAGAGTGATGAATGCATGGAAGTTGTGTATTCGGAAGCACAGGCAGAAGCATTTACTGTATATATTCAGAATCACAGAGAAAATGCAAGGGCATATTCTTTTGATGCATATACAGCAAATGCAGAGCCGGATCAGATCCGGAAGGTAGATCAATCCATCAGCCGGGAAGTAGCAGAAAATTTAAAGAGAGAAGTAAATCGGTATGGAACACCAACAGAAGAAAAAAATCCAGTAAAATCAGAACAAGTGCTATCAGAAAACAGGAATATAAAAAGAGATCCTGTACCTAATGTTTCACCGACACAGGTTTCATTCGATACATTAACGGAGCAATTAGAACATGTATCGGCAGTAACGATGCCTTTTGCTATGTTATCGGACTGGAACGAGATGTGTGCTACACAATCTGTTTCATATACATTGCTGCGATCAACGGCAGATAATAGTGAACTTACTGTTGCGGTGTCAGAACTGGATTATAACATTGTAGATCCTTTTCTTAAGGATAAGTCATTAGAAAAGGAGAGTCTAGTGCAGTTCTTTTCGGAGCATCCGGATTTTGAACCATCAGAAAAAATGAAAGAATCTGCCAGAGCAGGAAGTAACATAGCATTATCAGATAATGATCACTTTACTAAGATAGATAAAAAGCAGATCGTCGATACAAATGATTATAGCGTGAAACTTGCGGTGTGGAATAAGGAAGCAGAACGACGAGAATATATCAATCTTCCGTTGGCTCAGATTTATAAGACAAAAGATCCGGATAAATTTCAAGTCATACTTCCTGAAAAAGAACGCATTAAAACATATAAACAGCCCAAGTTTAAGTCGGATAATGAGACAATACCACAGATTCCAACAAGAACATTTTCGGGAAAAAATGTATCAGAGATGGCAAGTCATACCGAAAAGCATTTTGATATGCAGCGGAAAGATGCCAAGATAAAAGCACCAATAGCATCACAGCCTAAGAAATTTGTAAATAAGAAAAAGGCAAAATCGAGGTGATGATGAATGGCAAATAAAAAAAAGAAAATACATACACCACAGAATGTAGTGGCAACTCAGAAAAGAAAGTATAAAGCGCCGATAGGCACTTATATCTTTCTTTTTTTTGTTGCAACATATCTAGTGATTAAGGTTACATCGATATACGATCTGGAACAAAGTATGGCAGATCAGATCGATACGATTACTGCCTATTTTAAAGACCCTTTTGTGATATCCATTTCTATGGCATTTGGAGTAAATCTTAAATTGACCATGTGTGTATTGTTTGTCGCTTATTCTCTTTTATTCTGCTATATCGTATATGATGTTACCAAAATCCGAGATTTTATGCCTGGGCAGGAAATGGGTGTCGGGGAATGGGGCGATATTGAGAAGATTAACCAGAAATTTATGGACTATGAAAGAGAACGTGCAAACCGAATCTATTCAGAGCATTTAAGAATCAGTATGGATGGGTATAATACCAGGATTAATAATAATGTAATATATTGGGGCGGTTCCGGTGTTGGTAAAACAAAATTGGGACTTACGCCCAATTTATATCAGGCAAATGTAAATGATAGATATCCTGGATCCTTTGTTATAACTGATCCAAAGGGAGAGCTTCTTCGTGAAAATGGTATGCTGCTAAAAGAGAGGGGATATATCCTCCGGGTGCTTAATCTGGTTCCTGGCATGATGGAAGAAAGTGACTGCATCAATACGTTTGAGTATATCCGGGTTGAAAGTGATGTAGATAAGCTTTGCACAAATATATTTGCAAATACAAACAGTCAGGCGAAAGGATCGCAGATTGATCCATTCTGGGATAATGCGGCTATGATGTTCTTAAAATCACTTATCCTTCTGGTTCGCATGGAATATATGCGGTATGGATGGGAGTGCAGCATGAATACAGTCATATCATTGCTTAACAAAGCGGAAGTATTGGAAGAAGGAGAAGAATCGGCACTTGATACTATATTCAGACGTTTGGTCATTGATACAGCAGGAGAAGAAAATGGTGGAAAACATCATCCGGCATATATGTCTTATCATAAAGTAATGGTTGGTGCTGCCGATACCATTCGAAGTATTATTATTACATTAAATACCAGATTGAATATATTTCAAAATAAAGATATTCAGCGGATCATGGCGAAAAATGAAATTGACCTTTCTGGAATTGGATCAGGAATTGTGGATGGCAAAAAGAATCAGAGAACGGCATTCTTTATTGTTATTCCGGATTCTGATACAACGTATAATGCAGTCGCAGGAATGGCATACACAATGTTGTTCCAGGAATTATACTATCAGGCAGATCATATTTACGAGGGTGTATTACCGGTTCCGGTAACATGCTGGTTTGATGAATTTGCAAACATTGCACTTCCAGATGGTTTTCCAAGATTGTTATCAACTATGCGATCCAGAGATATCAGCAGTGTAATTATATTACAGAATCAGGCTCAGCTTGAAAGCTTATATAAAGATGAGCATAAGAGTATTGTTGGAAACTGTGATGTATCGGTTTATCTTGGTGGTAATGAGCAGTCTACATTTAAGTACATATCGGAAAATCTTGGAAAGAAAACAATACACAAACGTTCATCTGGATATACACGAGGATCAAACAGTTCTTCATCCAGTAATGAAGATGTACTTGGAAGGGAATTGATGTTGCCGGAAGAAGTAAGAGAGCTTGATAACGAGTATTGTGTTGTATTTGTGAGAGGACAAAAGCCTGTTCTTGATCATAAATATCGAACCTTCGAGGATGCAACCTATAAACATACAAAGACACTGGGAAACTATATACATAGTCAACAGAGAAATATTGCTCAAACACCATATATTAATATTGGTGGGGTAACAGATCAAACATATCTAGTCGATTTTGAACAGACAGTAAGCAGTGAAAATCCATTCCTTTCAGAACTTGCCAGTATTGTCATAGAAAATGATCAAGAGGAAGAAGCTGCAAAGGAGATTGATATTTCGGATATGACAATACTTGAACTGCTAAGTCGTCCGGATTTTCATTTATCTGCAGACTGCATGGAAGAAGTGCAGCAGGGAATCCGGGATAATCTGACAGAAGATGAGATTAAGAGTTATATACTGTTTGAAGATGCAGAGAAAATGCGGAGTATGCGGCTTTTGATCGAGACATTAAAGATCATACCGCAGAGCAAAAGCAATTAAGAAAAAAGGGAGGATGGCGAAATATGGATATTTTATCGGAAGAAATTTTTAACACAAAATATATCAATCATTTAGCCTGGCTGGATGGAATTGCACAGTTATGGGATGGCTGGCAGCTTGATTTATCCGGATACAGCACACAAGGATTTGAATTTAAAAATTATAAATTACGGGAAGCGGGACTGCATCTGATGAAGATTGACAGTTCTTTTTTTAATGGCTGTGATCTTACATATGCCAGGTTAAATTCCAGTATGATTAAGAATACAGCATTTAATGCCTGTCAGATGCAGCGGATGCAAAACTGGTGTGTATCGATGGAAAATGTGACACTGAATAACTGTGATCTGACAGGATCAGACTTTAAATATTCCAGTCTGGTTAATGTATCTATGTGTTATAGTGATCTGACTGGCTGCTCATTCGCATATGCAGATATGGATACTGCAGATATTCGACTTGCAAATATTATGGAAGCAGATTTTACCGGAACAAGGTATGATTATTCTAAAAATTTAGATGTACTGCCGGATCTGTGCTATTTTACTGATATGGATGGACGTACCTATATGATCCAGAAGAATGAAGCTGTAACATATCCTATGCCGGAAAACTTTGCCTATTTACCCGCCGAAAAGTTAAACAAGGCACTTCATATTTCTCCGGAGCAAGCGCAGGAGATGTATAATGCATTTGTTGCCGGCTGGGTAAATGAATCCGTTGATATCGTCCGGTATAAAGCAGAGATTAAGGTATATAATGCCAAAAATGAAATGCTTTATGGCTTTACAACTGATGAGTGTACAGAATCCTATGCGGATTTTGAGCAGAGAATCCATCAGATCTGTGCAGCCGAACGTAAGAAGAATAAGAACATCATAATTGATGTACGAACGCTTAAAAAATCAGGTTCTGGAAGAAAGTATGAGGAGATCGATTGCGTTCAGGATTATAAATAAATACATAATAATATCCGCTACTTATCTGGCATATCATATACTTGATAAATAGCGGATATTGTATGCTTAATGCTCCGAGAAAACGACAGGAGATTCATTATCAAAATTACTGTATATAAACTCTTTCACATTTTTCATGTTAATTTCTATCTCCCGTTCAGACATCATTCGTCCTAAATAAATTATAGTTTTAGAATCATATACCTTATATGAGTTATGACCAAGATCACAAAATTCATCAGTCCAAATTCTTCCATCTCCTTTATCAAACATTAATTCTCTGTATATAGGACTATAAGGAGCTCCTTTGTTTGCCCTTTTATAATCACTAACTGCTGTTTTTAAACCTTTGATTTTCATATTTGTTTTTACTCCTTTCATATTTTGCTTATTACATCCTATTAAAGTACCATAAGAGAATACCATTACTCATAGTAGAGATATTCCCCATCATCATCAAAATCTTTGTCACAAATTTCAAATATGTTTTCATCTGTTTTTCGTTCAAAGGTTTGATAATATGCATTACCATTTTCGGACTCAATTAATTGCCATATTTCTTTATCCGTAAGAGAGTGACTGTTCAAAAAGGATTGAACTTTGTTGTAATCTATTTCATCATCTTCATTTAAAAATTCTGCATCTTCAAATGATTTATTATATTTTTTTAGTATTGCCAAATCATATGGATCTCCATCTTCTGTACTTATGACACCCTGATGTTCTAATTCTTCATAAAGGTGTATAAAGTTATCTGTTGTTGCTTTCCAGTGACTTGCTCCGCTAGTTGATCGACCGCTCCAATATATCATAAAAATCACGCTCCTTTTCTACCGGAGAAATCCGCTCCGGCTCGGTTACAATTTTTAAAGATCAATAGAAAATTATTTTTCATTCTGCTTTTTCCATTCGTCATACTCCATGTCAAACACTTTTTTAACAGCATCACGAACACTAAATATATCTTTAGAATCGAGCTTAACTCCGTTGAAAGTAACATAGTATGTTTCCGGCATATCCTGATATCTGAGAAGTCTTTCAACGACATTTTCAAATGATTCATTAGCTTTCACCTGTAACTCTTTTGATTTGGTTTCCTTGTACAGTGTGACAGCTGTCTTTTCTATAAATTTAGTAATATCAGATGAAATGCGTTCAGGATCTTTGTCAAGCTGCTTTGCAAGAGATCTGACGTAACTACTACCAAGAGCGGTACTAGAAAAAGCATCTCCAAGCCCATCCTTTTTATTCCCAAAACCAGTTGCGAAAATAGTCATTAAAATATCGGCTTTTTCATACAGTGACATGGTTTCAATCTCTTTTCTTCTGCGATCCATCTTTTCACTTAAATTGCCAGCAATAAGGCGGTTATATTCTTTCTCGGTGATGTGAATAGCCTGATCATTTACATATATTCTATACAAATCAGGGTGATCTGCGATATTAGATGAATAAGTTTTCTCATTCCATGATCCTTCATATTTGTTTCCTCGATGTTTTTCATAATTTTTTACCTTTCCGGCTGTACCGTTCCTTTCTTTATCTTATGTATTTATTATAACATATTTGCCTTATAATTGCAACTAAAAATAGTTACAAAATAGATAGAAAATGCAACTATTTTCAGTTGCAAAAGTGGGCGGGGTATAATATACTTTAAAGCAAAAAGGGATGGGATTTAATTTTTTTCTTAATTGCCTGGTTGAGCAAACAGTAGTTTGTCGGTTATAATACACACAATATGCGTTCAAAATAACAAAGGGGATAAATATGGGAAGAAATTTTAATCATCTAACGTATGCTGATCGTTTGAAATTAGAAGCGTTATTGCTGGCTGGTCATAAGGCAGATGAAATTGCCAGAATCTTACATTTTCACAGAGCAACTATTTATAGGGAAATAAAACGAGGACAATATGAGCATTTAAATTCTGACTATACAACAGAAATGCGATATAGCCCTGAAATTGCACAAGCGTACATGAACGATGTTTTGGCAGCAAAAGGACCCGATCTGAAAATTAATAGGGAGAAAGCATTTGCTGATCGCATTGAGGAGATCATAATAAATGACGGATATAGTCCTGCTGCAGCTTTGGCTCAGGTTAAGAATGAGGGAATGACATTTACGGTTTGTGTAAATACATTATATAGTTATATTGAAAAAGGCGTATTTCTGAATGTTACAATTCAGAATTTACCTGTTAAAAGAAATAAGAAAAGAAAGAAAAGAAAGGTTACAATACAGAAGCGAGCTTCCAGAGGAGATAGTATAGAGAAAAGACCAAAAGATATTCTTACCCGTGAAGAATTTGGTCATTGGGAGATGGATACAGTAGTTGGAGCACAAGGTGTGTCTAAGAAATCTTTGCTTGTTTTAACTGAACGAAAAACAAGAAAAGAATTTATCTTCTTACTAAAAAGTCATACAGCATTAGAGGTTGTTAAAACACTTGATCGGATAGAACGGAAAATGGGAACACCGACTTTCCGAAAAATATTTAAAACGATCACCGTTGATAATGGTTGCGAATTTATGGATTGTAAGGGAATGGAACGATCGAAACGTACTCAGGGCAAGCGTACAAAGATATATTATTGCCATCCTTATTCAAGCTGGGAGCGTGGCAGCAATGAAAATCAAAATAGATTAGTAAGAAGACATATTCCTAAAGGGGTTAATTTTGATGATAGAACTCGTGGAAATGTAATATATATTGAGCATTGGATAAATACATACCCCAGACGCTTATTCAATTACCAATCAGCGGATGATTTATATAATGAAGAAGTTAAGAATCTGTTAGCAGTCTAATTTTTATAAAAGATACGACAACAAGGGAGAAGTGCGCCCTTTTTTCTTAATTGCTTTCATATAATAATCAATCGTCATAATATATATGCATATTATAAAATAAAAAGAATGTGTAATGCGTATAAATGAACGTGCGCAAATATTTTTTTATTTTTTGTCGCATTTTTTATTGACAATTTCAGCCCCGAAATTGAAAAGTTGTAATTGTTTACTTTTAATGATCAGAATGGTATGATTAAAAAGATATGGTTATAAAGAAAACAGATAAAAAGAGCGGCAAAACAGTCGCAGCAGAGAGACAGAACAGGAAGGGTCATGATATGGCAGAAGGCATTCGAATTAATAAATATCTGAGCGAAGCTGGCATTTGTTCCAGACGTGCGGCAGATGAATATATATTAAAAGGCAGGATCACAATAAATGGGAAGCCTGCGGAAATGGGACAGAAGATAGAGGCAAATGACAAGGTAATGGTCGATGGAAAGCCTGTAAGAAAGCGTGAAGAGACAGTTATTCTTGCATACAATAAACCACTGGGACTGACCTGTACGGCAAGTCATGATGATCCGGATAACATCTTTGATCATATTAAGTATCCGATCCGATTGCAGTATGTAGGAAGATTAGATAAGGATTCACAGGGATTACTGCTTTTGACAAACGATGGAGACCTGTCAAACAGTATCCAGAAGTCAGTCAATAATCATGAGAAGGAATATCGTGTCCGTGTGAATAAGCCGATCACGGACGAATTTTTAACACAGATGGCGGCAGGTGTTCCGATTCTTGATACGGTGACAAAAAAATGTCGTCTGTATAAGATCGATAATTATTCCTTTAAGATCATAATTACACAGGGGCTGAATCGCCAGATCCGCCGAATGTGCGAATATTTTGGATATAAGGTCGTAAATCTGAAACGGCTTCGAGTGATCAATATTCGTCTGGGGAATCTGAGACCGGGTGAGTACCGCCATTTGACAAAGGAAGAAGAAACAGAACTCAGACGTTTAGTGGAACGAAAAGAAGAAGTAAAAACAAAGCGGGAAGAAGCACAGCCGGATAATAAAAATGAACAGAATGTTGTTGGAAATAAGAGGTATGTCAGTTGGAAAAGAGAGACAGAATCAAAGAATTAGTTGAAAAACTGAATGAGGCATCAAAGAAATATTATCAGGAAGATACCGAGATCATGAGCAATCTGGAATATGATGCCTTGTATGATGAACTGGTAGAACTTGAAAAAGAGACAGGAATTGTAATGTCGAACAGTCCGACGGTTCATGTCGGATATGAGATTGTAAGTGAGCTTCCGAAAGAGGCTCATGAGCATCCAATGCTTTCTCTGGATAAGACCAAGAGTGTGGAAGCACTGGTAGCATGGCTTGGCACACATCAGGGTGTGATCTCATGGAAGTTAGATGGTCTTACCGTTGTCCTTACCTATGAGAATGGCACGCTTGTAAAAGCAGTAACCAGAGGAAATGGCTTAGAGGGCGAGGTTATAACGAACAACGCAAGAGTATTTGCAAATATTCCGAAAGAGATTCCATATAAGGGTAAGCTGACGATCCGTGGAGAGGCAGTTATCAAGTATTCTGATTTTGAGAAGATAAATGAGCAGATCGCAGATGCAGATGCAAAATATAAAAACCCGAGAAACTTATGCAGCGGCTCTGTCAGACAGTTGAATAACCGCATTACAAAAGAGAGAAACGTACATTTCTTTGCCTTTAATCTGGTGGATGGAGAAGATGTGGACTTTAAGAATTCCTTTTCCTATGAATTAGACTGGCTGGAGCAGCAGGGCTTTGATGTCGTAGGGCATTATTTGATCGATGCTGATAAGCTGCCGGAGCGTGTAGCAAAGTTTGCAGAACAGATTGAGCAGAACGATTTTCCTTCGGATGGTCTGGTACTGGTGTTAGAAGATCTTGCATATGGAAAGAGCCTCGGTAGAACAGCGAAGTTCCCAAGAGACAGTATGGCATTCAAATGGGCGGATGAACAGGCAGTGACCCATCTGCAGTATGTGGAGTGGAGCCCTTCCAGAACGGGACTTATCAATCCGGTTGCAGTATTTGATCCGGTGTCCCTTGAAGGAACAACAGTCAGCCGTGCAAGTATCCATAATGTCAGTATCCTTCGGTCGTTGCAGCTTGGGATCGGAGATGAGATCTCGGTCTATAAGGCAAATATGATCATTCCGCAGATTGCCGAAAATCATACCAGAAGTGGAAATGTATCGATTCCGGAATCCTGTCCTGCCTGTGGTGGTCTGACAAAGATCGTGACGGAGGGAGAGGGTGTAGATCAGGTAGAGACCCTTTATTGTACCAATGAATTCTGCCCTGCAAAGAAGTTAAAATCATTTGCTCATTTTGTATCCAGAAATGCTATGAATATTGACGGTCTCTCAGAAGCCACGATAGACAAATTTATTGAACAGGGATATCTGGATCATCTGGATGATCTCTATCACCTGAATCGTCATGAAGAAGAGATCGTTGAGTTGGAAGGCTTTGGAGAGAAGTCTTATGCGAAGCTGATTCAGGCTGTTGATACATCCAGACACACAACGATGAACCGTTTTGTCTATGGCCTTGGAATTCCTGGGGTCGGAGATGCAACAGCGAAGCTGATCTGCAAACATTTTAAAAATAACCTGGATCAGATCATGCATGCGGATGTAGAAGCATATACAGAGATTGATGGAATCGGAACAGTGATCGCAGAGGAAATTGTAAGATATTTTAAAAATCCGTCGAATTGTGCTATTATAGATAGGTTGCTTCGTGAATTAGAGTTTGAAGCAGAGACTGAAACGGTACCACAGACGCTTGCAGGTATTACCTTTGTAATAACCGGAAGTCTGGTACAATTTGCAAACCGGGATGAGATGAAGCAGTATATCGAAGACCGGGGCGGAAAGGTAGCAGGTTCTGTATCTTCAAAGACCGGATATCTGGTCAATAACGATGTGACATCCACATCTTCGAAGAATAAAAAAGCACAGAGTCTGGGAATACCGATCATTTCAGAAGCGCAGTTTCTGGAACAGTTTTCCTGATAATATAGAAACAGAAAAATGGCAGTTGAAACAGAAAGGACTTGATAGAAAATGCCAATTAGAGTTGACGATGATTTACCGGTAAAGAAAATACTGGAGGATGAGAATATCTTTGTGATGGGTTCAGACAGAGCCATCCGTCAGGATATCCGTCCGCTTGATATATTGATATTGAACCTGATGCCTTTAAAGCAGGATGCAGAATTACAGCTTATGAGAAGTCTGTCAAATACGCCGCTTCAAGTGAATATTTCCCTGATCCGTACGATGACATATGAATCCAAGCATGCACCAAAAGGCCATCTGGAACGGTTCTACACCGATTTTTCCAGCATCAAAGATCGGAAATGGGATGGATTCATTATCACAGGAGCACCGATCGAGAAGATGGAATTTGAAGATGTAGAATACTGGGATGAATTAAAAGAAATCATGGACTGGTCGGAGAAAAATGTAACCTCCACGATCCATATCTGCTGGGGCGCACAGGCAGGTCTGTATTATCGGTATGGGGTGCAGAAGCATGAGCTGGATAAGAAATTATCAGGAATCTATATGCATCATACCTTCCACAGAAAGACACCGCTTGTTCGTGGGTTTGATGATATCTTTTATGTACCGCATTCCAGGTATACAGGTGTAGACAAAGATGAGATCGTAAAAAATCCGCATCTGGAGATCGTAGCGGAGTCCGATGAGGCAGGTCCTTATCTGATCATTGGCGATGAAGGAAAGAATATATTCGTAACCGGACATCCGGAATATGATATTCTGACGCTTGATAAAGAATATAAGCGTGATCTTGCAAAGGGACTGAATCCGGATATTCCGGTAAATTATTATCCGGACAACGATCCAAGCAAGACACCGATCAAATCTTGGCGTTGCCATGCTAATACATTATATGCCAATTGGCTGAATTATTACGTCTACCAGATAACCCCTTATCTGTGGACAGAAAAGCAAGGAAAACCTTGAAAAATCTTGTGTTATCAAATGTTTAAGGCAAAATCGTAAAATCGAGAAAACTTGAATAAGTTGTTATATCTTGATATAAATTGGTATATTTTGATGTATTAATGGAGACAAAATGGAGACTCTTCAAAATGCGTGGAGACAAAATAATAAAGAACTAGAGACAAAGAATCTTTGCAAATCGTAAAAAATAGGGTATACAGAAATTAATCTGTATACCCTATAATTTTATGCTAACATATTGTCGTCAAGCTCAATGACGCATTTACCATAGCCTGTCTGATCATCACATGCCATATATTTTTTGCCATCGATACTGAACACATATCTATCTGTCTGATTCTTATTGATCAAGCACCGATACAAGCCATTTATAACAGTATTTTTTCCAGACAATGGAATCACTGTCATAACTACATAGTCATCCGCATATCCATATGTTTCCTCTCCATACAAATTGTATGTTTCGCCACCATCGATCCAGAATTTGTAATTAGATCCTATATATCCGTATACTCCGATATTTGACTTGTCCTGCAATGTCGCTGTGCTTATCAAAAACGATAACTGTGTTCCTGATGCCATCGTGTCTGAAATAAATACAAAGAATGTCGCTCCATTTTTTCCATTTGCATATCTTAATCTGAAATTCTTTGCATTATTCCCATTCATGTTCTGGTTAACGACCATTGCTGGTTTGTTTGTTCCTGTCTGTTCTACACCGTTTATGTACTGCCGAATCGTAAAATTAATGTCGGATATAGAACAAATAAATCCATCTTTTGTAGATTCTCCGCTATACAGAATCCACTTGCTGCCGCTTGTGACTGTACTTAACTTACATCTGAGTGCATCAGCAACCTGCTGCATCACTTCATCCGTGATTGTTACAATATAGTTGTTGTCAACCAGGCTTGACAACATCAACTCCTTATATCCTTTCATTATTCACCCTCCTGTTCTATCGTGCATGTTCCATATATATATCTTACCGTTCCGTTACTCGCAATAGTCGTATCAACTTTCCCGTACATACCATATCCGACTGACTGGATTTGCTTAATCTTTTCAGCCATCAATTTAAAAGTATCGTCACTTGCGGTTTGTATACCTTTCTCAGTGATCGCATCCGCAAGCAAATCTTTGCCATCACTGACAGATTTTTTTAACGTTTCAATATCGGTATTACATTTTTCAACTTGTTGAGATAAATCGCCTACATCTACAGCACCATGTTCTTCATAATAATCCTTATCCCAATAGGTAATCATAGGCAATCCACTTGCCTTACATCTAACCATACATGTTCCACCTTTCCCAAAAGTAGGAAAGATATCATTTATTTCATCTTTATAATAATTAAAATAAATATATTTAGCATTGTAAGGAATACAATATGTCATTGTTACAATGTTTCCTTTTACTGCATGTTCATTATGTTCTACATGAATAATTTCATCTTCATCACTCATTACAACAAATGGATATTCAAGATCAGATTTTAATTCTATAGCTCCTGCATCAGCATTTAATACAACGCAACTGATAGAATCATCATAATTATTATCTGTATTTAAAACTTTTTCACCTGTGGCATAATTGAAACCATCGCAAGTTCTTGTACTTAACAATCCTTGCTTTGCGATACCATCCTTATAAAAATCTTTTACAATGAGATTAATCGGGTAGACAGCATTATCCAAGAAATATTGATATATTTTTTCATATATAGCTTTATTTTTTACAGGATTTTCGGATTCAGATGATAATTCATCATCTATATTACCAAAGCCGCCGTCCTTGATACATTTAACAATCTGATTACTTGACCATGTTGTATTTTCGGAGATGTTATCATCGGCAATTTCAGGTATATGAGTTACCTTTTCTAATGCATCAACTAATGTATTAAACTCATTTGAACTTTTAATATCTCCGTCCTGAATAACTTTTTTAGCAACTATCATTTTACCTGTCACGGTAGAGATAGCAGTACCTTGCTCAGTTAATAAGATGTCATATTCAATTTCACCTGGCTTAACCGTTGCATTTTTACCGAAAGAAAAGACAAGAAGATTATTCCTCTTGTCTTTATCTAAATTCGATATAATAACGGTCTTATCTGGCTTTTTAATATTGATAACAGCATCTAGTTTTGATATATCTACTGGTTTTCCAGCATTTACGATTTTAAACTTGACAATACGATTGATGTCACCTTGCTTGGCATATATAGTGCCAACAGCGACATGATTCATAACGTCAAGTATTATATATTGTGTTTCATTTATTTTAGCCATTTCGTCCTCCTAACCCTTATATCCATATGCAATCATAGCAATAGGGGCATATGTAATTTTAATTGTACACGGGCGATTAACCACAATTCGATTTTTAACTGTTTCGTCTACATTTTGATATGTATTGATTAATCTAGGCAATAAGAAATTACAGTCCTTTCCTAATTGCCTACCATTTATGTTACTTGTCACAAGCTGAGATGCCCCATTAATAGTAATAATCTCCCCCATACTGCAATTATCAATCTTAAATTGTCTGTCAATAATCAATAATTTATTCTCTTGGTCTACATAATAGCTAGAAACAGTTAAGTCGCCAGCTTCTTTACATGTAATAATATAGTCAGCGTTTATATAACCATATTTATCGCTGTTGATTTCAAATTCTGTTTCTCGAATATTTGCTGATAAATCACAATTAATAAGCAAATCATCTTGTAAAGCATATGGTGTATTGGCTGTAAAAGTCAAATTAAAACCAATAATTTGATCATTTATCATCACTTGTTTTGCAGAAAAATTACCAATCCAGTAGATATTCTCATAACCAGAACAATTGATTCTGAATTTCTTGTTTTTGAGAGAAAGCCACTTTTGAATTTTTCTCGCTTGTGCAACAGTCAGATAATCTATATCTGAATTACACATGTTTACGCATATAGAGAGTGGAAGAGTAAATGGTTCATCATATGTCGCAGAGTATAAATTGAACCAATCCGATCCAGATGATTTTTCTTGGTTTAGTTTTAACTCTACGCCGACCTCTACTATTCCTGAGTTACTATCAAAATTACAACATATACAGTTAAAATCTGCTAATGTTTTATCAGCAAAGGTAAAATCATTAATTAACATATTTTCACCTCACTATAATAATGCTACCCATCCAACACTCATCGCATTAGAATCACTACGAGTTACATAAATATCGAATCCTTTGGTCGTTACATTTGACACAGATACACCTTTAACGATTGTGCCTGGCACAGTAGATACTGGTGTTAATACAACAGTAGGAACTACATCAAATGCGCTACTAAACGTCACTGATGTTTTAGTTGGTGTATTCGCCGTTGATTTACATGTGACTATACCTTTTTGGCAAAAACCAGTGCTAGACCTTGCATATAATTTACCTTGTAATGTTACACCAAAATACGGATGACCAGTAGAACCTGTTTGTTCCATAATTAATCCATAATTAGTCGTAGAATTATTAACATTAATTGTTATCCCCATATTAGTAATTAGGGTAGATGCCCTACCTTTTGTATCATCATCTGCACCTACATTTACTTCTGTACTAAACACATGCCCATCTTTGCTTACTCTAAATGGGCAGTCAGAATAATTAGTGTGAGAAGTTCCTCCTGTTGCAAATGTCCATGTTGTGTTTGCAGTTGGAATTTGCATTACTGAAACCTTTTCGCCACTATTAGTAGGATCTCCACTATATATTTTACCATCTGTTATAGTCCAACCTGCAAGACTTGCCCATGAAGCTCTCATTTTACCATCTTTGCTTACTCTAAAAGGACAGTCACTATAATTACTATGAGATGTGCCACCAACTGCAAATGTCCATAGATTATTTTTTTGTGGCATCTGCATAACCGCTACAGGATTATCTTCCGATCCATCACCAGCATATAACTTACCATTCTCAATGTTCCAACCACCGACCAAACCTTTAATAGAATAGATACTACCATCATATCCAACATGAAATGGTGCATTATTGCTATCATTACTGCCAGCCCAAAAAGCTTGGTTTTCACCCATTCCTGTACATGTATCATCACTTCCTGTTATGAGATATGTATCTGTAATATTAAATCTACCAATCGTACCTTTCGAAGCATTTATCGTACCACTTATATTTGCATTGCTCGCATATAAATCGCCACTTGTTGTAACGCCAAACTTCGAACCAGCGGTGAAACACCAACCAGAAATAGCGGATGAACCACCAATTGCTTTATTCTCTGTAGTTCCTATTGACATTAATACTGATTTATCTGTACCCCAAGTTCCATTACTGAGATTGTTTGCGCCAATTTTGAATCCACCAAGTTGTCCAGAATTACTTATAATAGTACCGTTCAGATATACATTATCCGCATATAAACCATAACCGACACAATCATAAGTACCACATTTTAATCCGTCAAGATACCCCAATCTTACACTCGGAATAGTATATACCGTATCAGGATCCGAGCTTGATTTACTGCCCCAAATATCTACATAAGGTGCAGAATTTGCACTACCCGTAGCAGACATTCTAATACCGACAGGGGAATATACATTCTCAGTAGTTGAACCAATCTTTTTACCATATCTCTGATAGAGCATTACACTAATATCACTGTACGATGCGCTATTTTTAGCTGTAGAAAAATGATTGGCTATTGAAGATTCAACAGTAAGTGTTAATGACATAGTATTAGCAGTTGCATTCAATTTAGCAGCCATAACACCGCTACATCTAATATTTAATCCATCAATTTTACCTTGAAATTTAATTTTAGAATTTTCTGCCCAACGAACTCCTTGAATAGAATCAGAAGTAATTGCTGTTTTATCTAAGATAGAAACAGTAATAGTTGTAGCACTTGCTTTAGATACATTAACTGTTGCACCTGATTGAATATATATTATAGGAGCAACACAGAATTCACCACCTAAGTCTTGAATAGTATTTAACTCATACTTGAATGCTTTGAGGGTATCATTAACTGTTACATTGGTTGCTGTGATATTATTAGCAGCGAGAGAGTTATTAATTGTGACTGGTACGTTGAATTTTGCAGAAGATGTATTTAATACAATCTTGCCACTGCCGCCTACTTGAAAGCCACCGTCTGTTCTTATTACACTAGAACCAAAATAAACTCCACTTGTCCAAGCACCCGTATCATTTATACCAAGCCAACCATTATTAGCATAATCTCTAATAGACACTTTCCCATTAATAGATATCTTTCCATTCGCTTGTGAATTACCAACATTCAATGTACCAGTTGTCGTAGCATTACCATTAACAGTCAATCCACTTGTTGTTATATTTGTTGACGTAAAATTCGTGGCACTCAATGTCTTAACCGTCAATGAATTTCCAACGCTTATATCTTCACAAAAAAGCTTGCCAAGTAATCTACTCGATCCTGTGACAAGCAAATTTCCTAATTGTGCCAAGTAAAATCACCCCTTTCTAAAGAGAGCAATTTACTTGCCCTCCGCAACTGTATTTTCTTTAATTTCTTCGTCTTTCTGAATCTTATCCATAAAGGACAACATATCAATATCACGGATATTTAATCTGCAATCATCAGGAAGAGTATCATATACTGCATCCATATCGAATACAGAAAGCGTCACTTCAGTTCGATCATTCAATACTTCATCAAATTTCTTCTGACATTCAGCCGCTTCAGTCTGGTATTCCTCTGCAAATTCTTTCTTAATTTCAATCTGCTTTGCTCCATTTACTTCAATTTCCTCAGTTTTGCCAGCTTCGATGTATTTATTCCATAACGACTGTACTAATTCGTTTCTTATTTCTATTAAACTTTGAGCAGTCTTATTTACTTCCTGCATATTTGTACGAAGTGCCAACTGTATTCTGAATGGCAGAACATTAAACTTTTCCTTGTCTTCCTGTCTACTCTGTGCATACCATTCTGCAACATTTACCAGTTCAATGTTGTAAAATTCCTTTGTTGCAATCTTCTTATTAAATGACATAATAAATTCTCCTTTTTCTCAACTAAAATTAGGGCATATAACAGCCCATTAACTTATTCTCCATACGGTCTGAATATATGTCCGAACACGACATAGTAAGGTTTATTCTCATCATGAAGCACCTTATATTCAAACCAGTCCAATATAAAAATTGATATACATACAATCACAAACCAAGCACAACAGAAGAGGATATTAAGTTGATTCTGTGCAAATGTTCCCCAAAGTCCTCTATAGTCCCATATGGTAAAATCTTGATTAAATGTAATACCAAATAAATATTCCAACATGATAGAAGTCAAACCACCAAATAATACTTGCCATGCTAAATCCATATCATATGTGAACATATTGTTATACTGTGAAATGATAATTCCTACAATAAAAGCGAGTATGAACATCGTCCAATGTGTCCAACCTCGCCATAAAATTTCTAAACCACAATATATAAAACCAGATACTATGCCAATGCTAGTGAGCTGTAGTATCTTCTGTAGTAGTTTCTGTATTTCCGCCATCTGAATCACCACTTTCTGATGTAGATGTATCCGTGTCAGGTGTATTATCTGAGCCATCTGTAGTTCCTGAACCGCCCATAAATCCAATAATAAGTCCCTGTATGATCTCAAGAGTATTAGCTATAATCTCGTTGTACTGTGCCTGATATGATTCATTAAGAGGTGTGTCATATGTATAAGACATAATTGTATCTCTGTCTGTCTCTCCGTCTAACTGTACACGAAGCAGATTACATTTAGTAGTTTCCTGAGTAATCTTTAACTGCATCTGAAGATAGAGAGATATAATTACTTTAGCAGGAAACATACGACATTCGTTACCATTTGAGTGATACGGCAAATATGCAACTGCTGGATTCTGCATTGCAGTCAAACAGAGAGAAGAGATATTATTCTGATCATGTTGTTCAAGACTGAATGTTTCTGTACCACGATCTGTTTCTATCTGTATACCCTTTGATATTTCTGCCGTACAGGTATCATTGAGTACACTTTTCTTATATGTCTTAATTTCCTCATCAGACATTGTATTAAAATCTATAACAGGATTTACAATATCCTGTAAACTCTGAACTTGTTCAGCAAGATTACTCTTTGTTAGTCTAACCGCCAAGCAATCTACAAACTGGTTCACATCTTCATTGTACTGTGCACCACAGTCTGTAATGTCAGAGTATGTATCGTATATTTCATATAAGCCAACGGATATATCATTCTGGAATACCTGTATGGCTGTTATTTTCTTGAAATTTTCTTTAACTCCATGTAAGTAATCTGTCTGCAAATAGAGCACAGGATCATTCGCAAAATCCTGTGCAGAGAACTTCACAAGAGTATAGGTTTCTTGATTATTAACTAGAACGTAACTTCGCATTTAACGCTCCTTTCTGCATAATAAAAGAGCCTACCGAAGTAGACTCTATGTATATAAATTATTCTATTTTAAATTTCCCATATTTCATTACAAACGACAAAATCATTCGCAATTCTGATTTTGATGTTATCATTGATTGCGTATTTTAATAGATTCTCATCTTTAACAACCGCATCTGTTTCATATATTTCAGTAGTAATCAGATTACCTTGTTTTGTTATATTACTCATTCTTCAATTACCTCGCCAGTTAACATTAAGTTTCCATTATTATCCACTGAAGCAGAGGATTGATATAATTCAAGAATATTAAAATCGGAAAGGGCAGTAGCGTAGATGCGGAAGTCAGAAAGTTGCCCATTAAGGTAATTTGAAATACCATCTCCACTTTGAGAGGATGCACCAATTGTACCTACGTTTGAAATTAATTTCATATCTCCAACTGTATTTATTGTTTGTTTTAATACTCCATTAATATACAAATTTTTATAGGATGATGACCTAGTTACAACTACATGTGTCCATTCGTTTGCTGATATTGTATAGTCTGAAAAAGTAAACTGTGCATTATCGTCAAATCTAATCTTATTGCCAATTTTAAATAAAGCAATTCCATTTCCAACGGCAGTTCTCATAGTGCATATAGTTGAAGTACCAGTTGTGTCATCAAATTTTACCCAACAAGATATTGTAAAATCTGTTGAAGAAGATGTTATAGGATTTTGAAATTTTATATATTGGTTGTTTCCATTAAATACATAGCTTCCTTTGTATCTAGGTGTATCACTTGACCAAGTAGGACATGTAGAATCTGCTACACTACCATTGTTATTATAGCCACTTGTATCGTAGATTGCATTATCATAAAAAGATGTATTGTCTTCGGGGGCTGGTGTCCAAGGCGTAGTAGTAGAAGATTTTTCGAGTTTAAGATTTCTAACATATAAATTTGATTCGTAATTACCATGAATAGCAAGCCACATAGTTTTACTTGTCCACTTATCACTAGGTATCGTATATGTCACAGATATCCTTTTCCAATTATCATTTGATGGCGTAAAATAAACAGGTTTGCTATTAGCTATGTTATTTCCCCACCAATTACCACTATTAGCTTGAAAACGAATTATTATGTTTGGCTTATGTGAATCAGATGTACCTTTTATATCACAACTAAAAGTGATAGTATCTCCTTGTTTAATGTTCAAGGAGGTAAAATCATTATACATAAATCCTATTCCATTATTTTGATTACCCTCAGATGGAGTAATAATATGATATCCTTCTTCTTCATACTGCCTTAATGTTACACTATTCATTACAGTAATACCATTGCACATCAATTGTTCTCCAACTAAGGATGAATACTGTAATAGATTCCTACCACCAATTTTTCCGTCAATTTCTCCGAGAGGATAGTGGCAGACTAATCCTTTTGATATTTCCTTGATTTGGCGTGGAGATATACACTCATTATAAATGCGAAAGTCGTTTAATTTTCTATAAGCATTTTGCCAAACAACTCTTGTCTGATATTCAAAAGATGATGAATTACTTACGCCGCTATATGTATATTTTTTGATACCATTAATATAAACTGTCATAGTTGGATTATGATATGTTACGGTAACATGTGTCCATTGATAAGATGGCAATACTCCCTTGTAAATTGGAGTCATTATAAATACTTTTGCAGCATCGTTCATCCAACTTAGATGTAAATCATTACATGTAGGATATTGAAAAATAGAAAACTTCCGATTATTAAATTCTACATTAGTATTAATATTTCCAAATATTGTGCCACCTTTTGACCCTTCTTCTGCATTTACGTATATCCAAAAACAAATTGTCAATGCTTGGTTATTTAAAATTTTAGATGTCATTGCAGCACTCATATCAAACTGCCCTTGTTCAAGACATTTTCCTAACTTACCATCATTAGAAAATGTTGGGTCAATACTGGTAATAAATTCATCATTAATCAAGCCTTGATTTTTTATCACCCCATCTGTAAATGGTAGCCATAAACATAACAATCTATCACACTCCTTCCTTTAAAAATGGGAGAGTAGTACCGTTCTCTACTCTCCTTAAAATATTATCTATATGCCTATGCAAAAACAAAGTTTAAGCACTGTAATTCGGTGTTATATTCTAACGTAACGGCATCTCCAATCATTGCCTTATCTGCGCTTATTTGTCCCTCAGAAGCGATTCCTCCCTTTACTTTCAGTGCACCAGTAGTCTTGTTGGTTGAAGCTGTGGCAGATGAAATCGTTGTTTCCTTCGAGAAGGTTTTTGCTCCTGATATGGTTTGTGTTGTATCTATTGTAACATATTTAGATGTTATAACATTTCCTGCACCATCTTGGGTTGCTTTAGTAGCGGAAGAAACCGATTGAGAACCAATATTTGCAGATGTAATTATAATATTACCATTATGAGTAAATCTATTTGAGCTTGTTGTTGTAAAATTAATACCCCAATAATTAGATATATTTAACCAATTATACCCATCATCAGCTCTATATGTACCAAGTCCGTACCAACTACAACCTGTAGAATTGACACTAGTAGCCGAAGAAGTCCATCTGAGAACTTGAGCCGCAGATGATGAGACGATTGTACCAGTCATGCTTCCACCAGTAAGAGGAAGATACGTTGAACTAATCACATTACCATTTCCGTCTTGAGTAGCTTTAGTAGCCGAATCAGCAGAGGTAGCCTTAGTTGCGGTAGCAGCATTACCTGTAATATCAATACCCCATGTACCGCTTGCACCTGTACCATCTTTCTTTACTGTATAAGATGTATAATTTGTACTGTCTAATAATGTCTTCCAATCACCATAAGTATTAGCTTGTCCATTCATTCCTCGCACATATACAGTTGGTGAACTATCTGCCGAGATGCACATTTGGCTATCCCAGTTATTCTTGATATCCCAATAGAAGTGCAAAATATGACCTTCTTTCGGTGGCTTATGTGAAGTCATAGAACTTGATGCTTTAAAAGTAGCTACTCCGCCACTGCCAGTAACAGTAACATTTGCATCGGTAAGACGACCTAAATTAGCTAATAAATTAGCCTTTAAAGCATTGCCACCAACACTGTCACTCAGAGCATACTTCGTGCTTGAACTCAAAGCGTCAGTAATACCATAGCCACTTAGCGTAGTAGGATTAGTACCAGCCGTTACATGACCATAAGTGTCAACAGTAACAGATTTATATGTACCAGCTTTCACACCACTTACATTGTGTGTAATCGCAACTGTCTTATCGTCACCTACCGTAGCAGCTAATGCACCACTTGCAGTTACACCTGAGAAGTCGATTGTACCACCACTTGAAACTTTAATTGAATTCAGTTTGCTACGTTCAGCTTCGGTCATAAGTCCAAGACCTGTTGAGCCGATTGCGGATTGTAAATTTGCCTTCGTAATTGTAATAGCATTGCTTACACAACTATAGTCCGTTCCTGCAAGTGTTACCTTGGATGTATAATTATGTGTATGACCCGATGCAGACGCTCCAATTTGTGCAAGAGTAATATCAGCACTACCATCAAATGATGCGTTGCCAATTTTTCTTGCAGTTGTCAGTTTCGTAGCAGATAATACATTCTTTGTCGAATCAGCCGTATTATCTACATTTCCAAGACCAACCTTACTCTTTGAAAGAGCAGGGATATCTGCCTCGACTAGACTTCTAAATGTTGCCTTTCCATCTGACCCATTAGGAGCTGCGAGTACAGTATTTTTTGTTCGAGTACCTTGAGCATTATAAACATAAGTTTCCCAATCAGATATATTAGCCATGGTATGTGTGTGTGCAGATGGCGTAAATGTACTTGGTTTATCTGTGATTCCACTCCAAGGAACATTAGATGCAGTTCCTTTTAAGTTACCAATCAAACCATTGGCGAACCTAGCGATGCCACTAACAAGAAGTGTTCCCGCTGTAAGATCATCTACATCTACCGAACCACCAAATGACACGTTCTGACTAACTGAATCAAAATCTTTTCTGAGATATGTATCTGAAATTATATTGCCGTTTCCATCCTGAGTAGCTTTTGTTGCGCTTGCTACATTAAGAGTAGACGGATTTACCCATGATGGAGCAGAAGTACCTCCACTTTGTAATATATAACCAGCAGTTCCAAGAGATAACTGCGACAATGTACCGCTTGCACTTGCATATATAATACCGTTAGCAGTCCAAGATGATTTACCCGTACCGCCATAAGCAACGCCCATAGTTCCAACTGTCAAATCAGCCGAACCATTCCATGACTTACCATTGATACTCAATGTATGAGTGAGTTGGTTAGCCTTACTAGCTGTAGCAGTGAGAGTACCATTAACAGTTAAATTACCTGTGACTGTACCACCTGAGATTGGGAGATATGTACTACCTACAGCATCCTTACGAGCATATTTATCTGAAAGCTTTGTACCATTTTCATAAATAGTACCATCTTTATCTACCTTGAATAGATATTCCCAAGTAGACTGAGAAGAAGACGGATCTTTAACTCTACGAATATACAAGAATTTATTATCCCATTCGTTCTTAGAGCCGAATATAGGTTCAACCATACCCATATCATAGTATTTCTGTGTTTCTTTATCGAATACATAATTGCCACCATTGATAGTTGTCCATCCCGATTGAATACCGAGACTACCATCTTGAGACATAAGATACCAATGACCAGCCGTAAGAGCAGCGTTACCCTTAGAAATCAATGCACTATATTCTACACCGTTCACAAGTGCATCATCTTTATTTCTTATATTATCAAACTCAGCAGAGCCAATATACCAGTTATTATTGGCATCACCAAAGTAACCTGCATCAGCATTGACTGTACCTTGGTAAAAAGCATTGCCAACTGAATCCAAATAAAATCCAGGTGTGTGAATTTCTCCATTAGACAAATCAAGGAACGTACCAAGTGAACTATATGTTCCATCGTTACCAGCTACATAATTGTTTGACTTTAATGCATCTGTTTTAAGTTTTCCACCTTCAATAATCGTTGCTGAACCATCAGGAGATTTGATGATGAACTGTTTTGTGATTGCCGCAACAGCAGAATCTGTAAGAGTAAGAGAGGTGGAAGATGAGCCTGATTTTACGAGCCATAAGAACTGATCCAAGGACTGTTGTGCCTTTGTTTCGGCTTCTTTTGCAGTTGTATTAGCTGAAGTAGCAGTGGTCAATGCATTAGACGCATTTGTATTAGCTGTATTAGCCTGTTTTCTTGCGACAGTAGAAATAGAAAGAGCACTATTTAATCCATTAGATACGATAGGAGTAGTTGTCTCTTGTGTATTGTCGTCATAAATAACAAGTGTTCTTGTCCATATATATTTTCCCTCTGACCATTCTGGTTCTTTATCCGACCAACCTTCATTTGGTTGTAAAACGTTGCTATCAGAAATAGCATACTGAGGAGTAATAGATTTTACACCTTTACCCTTTACACCATTTTCACCTGGTTTACCATCTTGACCATTAGCACCTGATATACAAATAGCTTTTGCTGTTTGAGAATTATCTGTTCTGTCCTTGTAGTATGTGATAACTTTCTGCCACACATATTTTCCGCTTATCCATGTAACACTATTTGTTGTCCATTCGCCACCAACTAATTCTGTAGCAGAATCAGATTGGTAGAAATAGGTTATTACATGATCAACACCTTTTTCGGCAAGTTCACGAATTTCATTTGTTTCAACCTTTAAATCTTCTGTAGCTTTGTTAGCTTTATCAGCAGATGCTTGTGCTTTATCGGCTGATTCCTGTGCTTTGTCTGCTGCTTGTTGAGCAAGTGCTACTAACTTCTGAGCTGTGTCAAGATCAATAATGACCTCTGATATAGTCTTTCCATCAGAGCCAACTTCCTCACCTGTAATTTTCAAATACCCACCGTTGATAGTCAGACCATTCTCATCTATAACAATAGATTTGTCTTCATTGTAGATTTGAAGTTCCTTACCTATTATAAGATTACCAACTACAGTCTTAGCAATAATGCCATAATCTTCAACAAGATTACCATCGATATCCCTATATGTAAAGCGTCCAACACCTGTTTCAATTGTCTCCCAACCGTCTTTGGTGAGATATAGTCCGTTGTTTACAATCTTTAACTGCTTTAACGAAAATTCATTATACACATCATCCCAAGATCGAGCTAATAAACCATTTTTGGTAAGTGTTACTGTTTGCTCTTTAGAATTACTGAATGATATATTATCACCAAGTAATCCATTATTTGTCCAATCTGAAACTGTTTTTGTCGTACCTTTTGACTTATCTACTTGATCTTTAACAGAAGAATAAGATGTAGACATAGATTTTGCTGACTGTAATACAGACGGTACATCTGAATAACCAGAATAGATTTTTTCTACAGTAGAAAATTCTACAGGTATTTCTGACAGATTATCGTAATCAACCTGATAAGAGAGCAGACGAAGCGAGTATACCTTCTCGTCAATTCCGACCTTGATAAAATTACCAACTTCAAATTTATCTACAATTGGTTTGAATTCTGGCAGAGCAAGTAGATTACCCATTGTTGTGTTAATGGAATACTGTAAGTTTCCTGCCTTATATAATTCTCTCTGCGCTGCCTTAAATAATTCGGTGGCTCTCTTGATAAGTTCCGTATTATTTAATCCAGTAGAAGAGTAGTTTGAATTATTATAATCATCTTCACGCCGATAAGAATAGAATAAATTCCATAAGTCAGTGCCGAGATATTTCTGTAAATCTAACTCTTTTTGGATTGACTGTTTTAAAGTTTGCAGAACACCAGTTGACTTGACTGGATCAAATATAGCTTTAACACTATTTAATTCGCTAGTTCTTGTTTTGATCTCATTATTGATCCACGTTAATCTGTTTGCGTAGAATTTTTGATACTTCTTTTTAAGCTCGCTGTTATTATATTGTACATCTACAGAATCTTCTGTAAATCCATTTGTTACTATATCTTGGCAAGCTTGGAATTCTGTATACATATTAGTAAGCTCAGTCAATGAATAATATGTCAATTCCTTTTTAAAATCTGTATCTGATAAATCAAAACTTGTAATCTGCTTATCTTTTAGCTTCTTTGATTCAGCAGTCATACGCTTAATCTTTTGCTCAATATATTTCTCGTTATTTTCTAGTACAGAACATGTAACATCAACAGATCCTGTCAGATATTCTTCATTTTCGTCCTGTTGAGTTAAACTTGTAATTGTAACAGTACAGGAATATGTTTTAGTTTTCGTGGAAGAGTTGTAAGCAGACAGCGATTTCGTTTCAACCGAAATATCATAATATGCTGTGCTGCAAAATACTTGACATAATTTTTCCAATGTATTTCTTACTACACTGGATTCAATTGATGATACCTTCGTGACCGCAACTCCACCCAATGCTTTGATGCCATTTTTTATTGATGTTAAACTATCCTGAACCCCTAGTCCATCTATATCAATTACTGGCATCATACTATCATTGATGTAGTAATATAAATCAGTAGCATCATACCGAGCAGCGATGAGAGATGAATGACCAACAAGGGGATTAGCCAACTTATTAAAAGTAGCTTTATCTTTATCATCATCTGCAACATTAGCAAATTTCTTGGTTATGGAAGTAACGACATTATTGTAGTTTGCAACTTTCGTAGAATCTAAAGCCATTTTTCTTGTTGTCTGAATTTCGTTATACAGTGTATCATATGACTTTAATTTATTTTTGAGATTGTCAGGCATATCTGATAAAACATCGTCAGAAAAGTAATAAATATACTGTGATCCATTTGGATTAATATTACGAATAGTAGCATTCATTAAATCATCTGCACCAGTCACATAAAAGCAGTTCTTTAAAGAGTCTTGATTTGACTCCAAAGTAATACTTTTTGTTAAATTGGTACTGTTGATTAGTACATTTGTATCTTCGCCATATTTATTAATTACTTTTGTTGATCCGCACTCAGGACATGTATCAAGAAAATCTCCTCTGTATTTACATGCAGTACATGTGCTATATAAATCATATACTGAAATAGTTCTTTGTTCAGAATTAAAAGAGAATAAACAATGATACGCTTCGGCAATATCATTTTTTAGTGCTGATAAGGTATCTGTTCCATCAAATGTGAATTCGTGTACTGTTGATAATTCTCTAAGCGTAGAATCTACATGAGCAATTGAGTAATGTGGTGCTTTTTCTAGTACACGATGCAGAAGAGAAGCATGGGTAAGAATGTATTTCTTTCTGGCAATCACAGAAGCAGTTGTTGGATATGCTATTTTATCTTTAAGATAATCATATTTTGACTTTGCCCATATTTTTAAATTATCTTCTGAATCATAGTCATCAGGATCTCGATATAATACAGTTGGGAAGTTCTCATCGTACAAATCATTTGTCATGTCAGTTTCCGTATTAATCTGTACTCCATGTAGATTAATATTCGATAATTCGGATTCACACAATGCTGTACCTGTAACAGATTTTGATAAATCATCTGGATCTTCTTCATTCACCGAAACAGCAATTTGAAATCGTTCTTTCAGTTCAGGTATATATATAATTCTAAAATCCACTAACTGATCCCATAGTGGATGTTTTATTCCATTGTTAAATTTATGTATTTTAAATGATATTTCATTTGCATCATTAAAATTGTTTTTATATGTTAAGCCAGAGACATTAGTAATTCCTCCATTACCGATTGTTTCAAAATTTTTGTGCTGTAATAGGAGAGTAGGAGTCTCTATTAAACCTTGGCTATTAAATAATACTTTCGCCATTTACAAAATGCCTCCTTATTTTTTTAATTTTATTTATTATCCATTTCTTGATTCATCTGTTCGTGATATTCATTTGTGTCAAGTTGTAATTCATTTATCATGTGTTCGTAGTCAGTCTTGAGCTGTTTACACTCATCTAATAAGTCTTCATATTCTTCCTTCGCTACGAGAGTAGCTTCGATCTGTGTAGCGAATTTTCGCACATTATTTTCCCGTATATACTTACGCAATTCTTCATTTTCTGCCTTTAATTTTTCAATTTTCTTTGTCTTGGATGATTTATATCTCACAAATATCCACCTCCGATTTAATGTGTTTTGATGAGGAAATAAGCATAATAAAAGAGAGGAATTGTTACCTTCCTCTCTTTTACTATGTTCATATTTAATTTTTAGTATTTCCGTATTCCGAGAGAGTTGTGATTTGATGATAAAGATCCTACTGTAGTATCTTTAATCATATTACGAACTCCACCCGTATTATTTTTAATAGCGTCCTTCATAGAACTAGCAAACTGCTGTGGATTCTGTACTCCTTCTAAGTTTACATCTCCAATGGTGATATTGATGTCATTATCCGTCCGATTCGTAACAGGCATATTTGGCATTCTAAATGCATTACCAGTATACATATTACTAAACATCATAGGATTCTTTGCAAAATCCATCAATGTCTTAGCTTGTTCAGCAGTGAATATCATATCATTCTGACCAACAGATTTCAGTACACCCTTAGACACATCATACTGTAACTCTGTACCGTCTTCACCGAGATTAGCAATCATATCATAAGGGATTCCCTCTGAACCACGTCTGAATCCTTTAATACCAGATTTGTGAAGTGTCTGCCAGAATGGCGAAGTAGCTTTATTTGAGAATGCGTAACCAGTCAAGTTGGCAAGATGTTGTAATGCTTCCTTTGACAAAATCTTACCAGTTTTGCCACCATACGATTTCCATATAGCTTGATTAAAAGCATCATAATCAGATATTTTTTTACCCTTGGCAGGATTAATTAAACTGCTATTTATGAAATTCTGAATCTCACGTACCCTGGACTTTGACAACTTTTTACCTGCATCTGTTCCAGAACTTGTCGTTTTTGAAGTAGATTTGTTTTCAGAGCCATTTCCACCACCAGAAGCTGATGTTCCACCAGAAGAATTACCAGATTTATTCCCTTCAAGTTCTTTAATCTGATCTTGTAAATTTTTAATGCGATTCTCAACATCCTGTTTCTGTGCTTTTGATGTTACCTTTTCTTTTCTTAGTGCTTTAATCTGCTGATTTAATGCATCTATCTGTTCTTGTTTCTGTTTTAGTTCTTGTTTCTGTTTTAGTTCTTTTTCTTTTTCACTTGTTGTCTGTGAATCATGAGCCGTTTTATCATACTTTGCCCATGCCTTTTCTAAGAAGATCCTAACTCCATTAACCGCATCCGTTGTATTCTTGGTAATGTCGCCATTAGCATACATTTTAAGTCCATCTTTTGTAGCACTATAACCAATAGTAGATAATGTCTTGTTAATGACATTATTATCACTTGACCAATTCTCGTTGATTGTATCAATAAGACCTTTGAATTTATCATCCAATGTGTCAATGATATTCTGGATACTTTCGTCCAAATCATCCTGGAAGTCTGAGAGCATATCCTGTGTAGCAGAAACATACTGGTCAAACTGCGTATCTTTGAGATTTTTCTCAGCATCTTTGAGTGATACATTTAATTCCTGAACTTTTGCTCTTGCTTCTTCAGAAAGATCACCAGAATATGCCTGAAGTTGCTTACGGATATTAGCAATCTGTTGAGTCTTATCACTAATATTGTTTGCATAATCATAAGCATTCTTTTCAGAACTAATGAGATCATTATATTGGTCGATCAAATCAGAAATATGATTCTTGAGCGAAGCGTAGCCATTTTCAATGAGATCGATCACGGCATACTTTTCATCTTGTGCCCCTGCAATTGCATCCTGATATGATTTAACCAATTCTTCTTTGTGGGCAATCAGTTTTTGATTATACGGGTCGTCCGCAAGTTGTTTATTGATCTTCTCAATTTCACTCTGATACTTTTTAGCTTCCGTCTGGTAGACTTTGTAGTTAGATACATGTAATCCGGCAACAGCGTTACCTTCTTTTGTTAAGCCACCAGTCTTATCGGATGTCAAATCCTTACGAGACAATTCATTGATAACGAAGTCAGTCTCTGTTGTAAGATTCTGTAACTTAGAAACATATTCATCTACACGATCCCAACGTACCTGTAAAATCTGGTTATTATATTCGGCAAGTGCCTTTTTCGCATCATTAATGGAATTGGTTGTATCGTCAATTTGCGACTTCATGTCATGCCATTCCGTACTTCCTTTTTTGATGCTTCCATTAGCTACACTGTCGTCTAATTCTTTAATCTGTTTCTTACGTTTTTCTATAAGAGAATCGTATTCTTTCTGTTCGGTCTTTTGTAAACGAACATACCAATTAGCAGAAGCTCCATTGCCACGCTCCTCATATAAAGACATTTTGGCATTTAACTCTGTAGCAGTTTGTTCATATTTATGACGTTTGTTATCCATCTCTGTTGAGATATTGGAGAACTTCTGCTGTGCCAATTCCGCTTTCTGTGTAATAGCGGTCTGCTTATCTATTTCAGCCTGTTTTCTTGCCTGATCTAATGACTCACGAGCATTATTATAACGGATACAAGATTCATAGAAAGAGCGAGAGATATATCCCTTTTTATAGTATTCTGTGATCTTAGATATTAATGATGCAGAAATTGGTTTCTTAGATTTTGCCTGCGAACGTGCCTTTTCAATTACATTTGATACTGCTTTCTGACCTTTGCTTCCCAACCCTTTATAAGCCGTTGCCGTGGCAGACTTATTCATAGTCTTTCTTGCAGATTTTACAGATGAAGCATATTGATTAATTTCAGCTTGATTATTCTTAGCAATTGTATCATAGCCAGAAGCTTGTTTATTAAGATACTTGTTCTTTATCTTTGCTGTAACAGCATTGTCAGACTTCGAACTATTGAGATCCATAGCATCATTTGTTGCATCGTCTTTGTTACTATACTTCTCTGTAATATTCTTAATCGCATCGGTGTAATTACTAGAGTAAGCTGTTGCGTATTCCATCCTAGCAGTTTCAGCATTATCAAGAGCTACATTGTATGCATATAACCGATTATACACATAAGTAGAATGTGCACTGATTGTAGATAAATCCGCATCAGATACAACAGTCTTGTTCTTAATCGCTTTCTGAGCATTCAACAGAGCAGTGCGATATTTAGCATCTTTCGTTCCTTTAATAGCATTAGTAACTGAGCCATTTGCCGATGCAGCCACCCCATTTGTATCACGGGTTACATTCTGCACATAGTCACGATATACTGCATTCTGTTTGCCAAGCGAAGAGTTAGAAGCATTAAGCTGTGAATTTTTTGCTCTAGTTGAATTAGCCACTGTGCCTATTGCAATATCATTATATCCTGTAATGGAATCGAGTTTAGCGTCACGCTGTTTATCCCGAACATCCTTCAGATCCTGAATATAGGTGCGGATATTCTTGTGCAGTTCTTCTAATGCGTCAGAGGCATCCTTACCTTTGTTATACCATTCCTGATAAGCGGAGATAACTTCCCGAATATCATCTGAGTATTCTGAAATATTCATGCTACCATCCGCAACACGAGTCGCAATAATATCGGCTGTTTTCTGTGAGATAACTTCACTTGCTACAGCTTTATCCAGAATTTGACTTGCCTGTGCATAGTATTTATCTCTAGCAGTTTCTTCGTAGCCAACCTGTACATTTGTTGCGTCTATAGCATTACTATAATTCTTAGCAGAGGATGAATACTTCTTATCGTTTAACTGGGCTTCAGCCTTTGAGATATATTTACTGATCTTATCCGTCTGACGTTCTAGTTTGATTTCTATCCAGTCGAAGAGAGTAGAGAGCCAATCTTGAAGTTTTTCAAGTGGGGTTTTCTTTTTGGTGGACGAACCTGAACCGCCACCGCCTCCATTTGAACCAGATCCACCAACACTAGGCGTTGTATTAACTTTCTGTTCAATATTGACTTTAGTAAGATTTTTCATTGCAGCAAAAGAGTTATCCAACGCCTCCTGTTTTCGAATGGCTTCTTGAGAATTATTTGCTTTAATATTACCATTGTCGTCTAATACAGAGCTTTTGATGTTTTGGTATGCTCGAATCGCTTGTGTAGCTAGATCTAATCCTTCACATAAAGCAAGAAGATTTTGAATATCTCCATCTGTCGTTAATGTAGGATTGTTTAATTTCTTTAATGCAAGCAAAGCAAGAGCCTGTGCGCTTACACCAGATTGCTGTGCTTCTTTTGCTAATTCAGCTATTTCACTTACTGTAGCATTGGCAAATAAATCTGTTGCATTTTCAGCAGTGATTTTTACACCATTTAAACTTAACCCAGCTTTTATTGCTTCTTCAGTTGCAACTTTTTCTTCACCAAGATTTTTAGCAAGTGCGGCTTCCACTACAGCGGTCGCATTTGTGATTCCCATTTTAGATAATTGTGCTTCATAATAGTCTCTGTTCGAATCATTCAACAAAGAGAGAGTGGCATTCTCATTAACATACTCAGTTGCAAGTTTATTTGCAGCTTCCTGACATTCAGCCATAGAAGAAGAGGAGTCACCAAGTAGTTTTGTGAATTCATCCCATGAATCTAATCCTTTGATCGTAGCATCGAATCCTGTAAAATCATCTACGCTAACGATACCATCAGACAATTTTGTTCCAAGAGCACCAGTAATATCCTGAATGTTCTTACTCATCTGTCCAAGCTGAGAATTTTTGTCGGATAGGCTGTTGATGTATTTAACTGCCTCTTCGGCGGACATACTTAAACCGTCAAAGTAATTCTTTGCTCCATCAGTCTCAGAAAATGTCTTGATCGTAAGTTCTCCCTTATCTGCTAAAGCAGTCAGAGCATCGGCTACTCCTTTTGTAGAATCATCAGTAGAAGCTTTAAGCTGTTTCCATGCCTCTGCCATAGTAGTAATCGTTTTTCCATCAGAAAAATCATTAACTGAATCAGACGCATCTTGTGCTTCAGTCGAAACACTATTAAATGCTAATGCAATACCATCAAGATTGTCTGCTGAGTCAATTACCCCAATTTCAACCAATTTATTTATAAAATCTGTGTATGTAGGATCATCAAGCATTTCTGCTGTAACTTTTCCTTCTTTGCCTAAATCTTGAAGTCCTTGGACGGTATCATTAAACTGCCAGTTGTCTACAACTCTATTAAAAGCATTCTGTTTAGCATTATTTCCATCAAGTTCAATAGCTAATCTATCCTGAAAATCAGATATATAATCCAACCACTCATTAACTTTTTTTTCATCATCAGTTTTTGGATTTTCAATATACGAAATATCTTCAGAATCTTTAGTCCACTCAGAATTTTTATCTTGCAAATACTTGTCGATTTCATCTATTTGTTTTTGTATAGATTCTTCTTCTTTTTTTGTAGAAGCATTAGATAATTGGTCAATTAACTTTTCTCTTTTTGTAAATTGTGCCTCAATATATCCAGTTTCATCAGTTAGATAATTATCATCTATGCCATATTGTCCTGCATTTTTTCCATCTGGATTAACTTCGTATTCGAAAGGATCTTCTGTATCTTTTTCCATAACATGAACAAAAGCTTGATTTGCCTCTTCTTGTTTTTTCTTTTTTTCTAATTCTAGCAAATCAATTTTTCTTTGTAGTTCATTATTTATTTTTACAAGATTATCATATTCATTTTTTTCTGTAAATGTGAGTTTGTCTTTCCCTTCTAACTCTTTCATTCTGTCTTGAGTAGTTTTTAATTCTTCATTTACAGACTGTAATTCTGAAACTACATCATCACATTCTTGCTTTACGTCTTCTAGTTTTTCCCTCGCATTTTCAAGCGTATCTCCATATTTACTATAAGCAGTAGCAATACCAACAACAGCAACCCCGATAGCTGTTAATATAGCACCAATTGGATGTGCTGTAATTATCGCCCATAATTTTGCGAAAGAAGCTGTTAATAAATTTGTAATACCAATACTTGCTGTTTCGGCAGTATTTAAGCCAAGAATGGAAGCGATTTCGGCATCTGTTGCACCTGCTTGTTTTAATGTAGCTACAGTGAGTTGTTTCTTCGATATAACCTGTCCTTCTTCAGTTGCGATTAACCCAAGATTACTAGCAATTTCTTTTGCTCTCTCTACTGTTAAACCTTTTCTTTGTGCTAATTCTATTACTTCTTGACCATTTAAAGCAACAGTAGCAGTTGTAAGTCCAGCTTTTGCTAATGCAGCTTCCACATCGGCAGCCTCAGATTGCTTTGTAATTAAAATCTGCCTGATTTGTTCTTCTGTTGCACCTTTACTTGCTAATGCAAACACTGCTTGTTCTGTACTTAAGCCTTTAATTGCGGATCTAAACGCATCTAAATTCCCAGTATTTACACCAACGGTAGATATATTTAATGCATCTATATTTTTTATTGCAATACCAAGTTTATTTAAGTCCGAAATTATTGTTGGTAATTGTTTGAATGTCATACTTTTTTATTTTTATTTTTTATACTTTGTTTGAGGAAGTATATTGACTTAAATAAATAAATTAGATACAATTAATACAATATATTAAAAAACTTTTAATGGGGAGGTATTTATGTTGACGAATAAAATTATTAATGATTTAATAGAACTTGAAATATATCAATCTAAGTCATTAAGTAAAGAAGAATATGAAAAATTGTCAAATAATAAAAATAACAATAAAATATATTTATCTGGCAGTTATAGCAATGATCCAGATAACGAATTTACAAAATATTATAAAGAAATTAATACTAATGGATTAACGATAGAAGAAATTGAATTACAATTATCAATTGAAAGAACAAAAAATATCAAGTTAATAAAAAATATGATTATATTTTTTGTTATACTTACAGTTATTTCATTTATCTGTTTATTCTTCTTTTGGTCTTCAATATCAAACACATTAAATGATTTATAAAACCGCCCAGGATTTTATTGATTCCGTAAATCCAAATAGAAGAGAGTAGTGAGAAATTGCTACTCTTTTTATTGGCAACGCAAAAGAGACATCATTACGATGTCTCCTGTCAAAATTATTTCACATTAAGAGATATAAAATCTCTTGACCATATTTATCGTATATTATGTTACGCTTCCTTGCGATATTTGTCAAGGCATTTTTAATAAATAACAAATTTTTTTAAAGCCTTGCTTATTTTATCCATATCTTTTCCAGAAATCATACCAATATTTTGCGAAAAGTCAATACGTCTATAATCTATTTTTACCATATTATAAACATTACAATGTCTTGGAATTTTTGGAAAATTATATACATATCTAATAGGGATTAGATAATCTTTATCTTTTTTATCATCTGGAATATTTCCACTGTCTAAAGGTATAACATAGACGGCATTTCCCATTTTTCTTACAACAATAGCAGGATGATGTCCACCAAACTCAAAACCTATATTAAATCCAAAATGAACCCAAATAACATTACAACGTCTTACAACTTCATTAAAATTAGATGGTAAAATAAAATCAGACTCAGAATTGATTATGTCTGTCTTAAATGAATTCCACTCTAAATAGTTTATTGTACGTTTTATATCCTCATTATCTTCTTTATTTGTGTTGTCCGTAAAATCCCTTAAAGAAGATACTGCTTTATTATATGCATTTTCCATATAGTATCCCCAATCATCAGTATTTAATATTACCATTATATACCAATAATCGACACAATACTATCAGAACATTTGTACGCATTCAGAACTCTTAACTATTTCTTTACCATGCGAATGATATAATATTTATATTACTTATTCACAAAAGGGTAGTGGAGGTACATATGATGACAATTTCATATCCCGAAGGGACTACAGTTTCTGGTGAGATTATCAAACTTGATGACTTTGTTGTGATCACACGGACATATTCAAATGGGGTTAAGATTATGCTTCGTGAATCTGAGAATGGAGTGTCAATTAATATCACTGGACTGGAAGAAGAGTAGTACAATAAGGAATACATCGTAAAGAGTGTATTCCTTATATTATATATAAAACATATGTTTGACAAAATATTCCATTAAGAGTAGAATCATTACAGATGCTACCAAAAACGGTAGGACGGTTCTCTCCAATCTGGGAGTACAAGCCCAGTCTATATAGATGGTAATTGTGCCGTAGTTCAGAAAGGAGATTTTGCCAATGATAACTTTGTCATATGAAGCGTTGATTGCACTTATCGGATTATGTGGTGGTGCAGGATATTTGCTTGGTAAAGATATACAGAAAGCGAAAAAGTAATCGTCCAATGCCAATGGAATTACGATTACTTTTTGCTTAGTCAAAAATAGTTTATTAATTTCAGAGCAACCGTCTTGCTTACGGTAGCATCTCTTTCTTTGATATATTATATATTGTAACACATAAAAAATGTCACCAAAACAAGAGAAAATTTTTGTGCAAAATTACTATTTGCTCAACATTTCCTTTAACTCATCAAAACTCAAGCCTTTTTCCTGAATCAGCTCGTCCAACTCAGAAAGTCTTTGCTGATGAATCTGTTCTTCAAGTTCTTTCTTTGCTTTCTTCATTTCTTTTAATGAGTTTTCCATATTCTCAATTTCTGTTGTTATTTTTGTTAATTGCTCATCTAATGTGAGATTTTTGCGTCCTCTTGCCATAATTGACCTCCTGACTAACTTTTTGAAGATAGTATAGTTCAAAAAGCCTTGATTTTCAATGATTTTCGTATGACAAAATTTGCAAGAAATCGAGATTTACTTGGTTTCGTTCCATCTTATCTACCTCTAGGAACTGAGAGGTCAAACTGATTTACACGAGGTATGAGATAAGTTCATATCATTTAACATGTCGTGCCATGAGTACGGAATGCATATTATAGTAGCATCGTTTCATATAACTACTACCAACGGTTGTCACTCTCTGAGGGCTTACCATTTTAAAGGTCTATCCCTGCGAACCAACTGAATTCATGAATTTTTACTGTGCCTATTTAGTTTCCTTATAATAGGGTAGTACCATGAGTTTTACAGCCTTCCTCGCATATTGCGTCTTCGTTTATCGTATGTATAGCATACTTATCATAGTCCAAACTATCGTATCCGATAGAAACCCTATGATGTCGGTACGTTCAAAACAATAACAATGATTTGATTAATACGCCACTAACGTATCAATGCCGACATTTTTAAATGAAAATGCTGCTGCAACTCCTGTGAGAATAGTTGGTAACAATCCAACTGTGTCTACAAAATCAGTAGCACCTTTAAGAAGTGTTGATAATAAATCAATTCCATTCTTGATAGTTTCGGAGTCGATTACTTTAAACCAGAACTCCTGGGCACGATTTTCTAATTGTGCCATTTTGCCATCAATACTATCAAGATAAGAGTTTAATTCTTTTTCTGCTGATCCCTCTGAATTTTGAGCATCTTCATATACAGAACGAAGCATATCTCCATTCTGAAGAATACTTGCGGCAATGTTTGATCTGTTTTTCCCTGCGATTGTCTCCAACAAAAGATTAAGATTATTTGTCCCTAATTCTTTATCTTTTTTTACAATATCGTCATAGAGATCTGCCAATCCTTGCATGATTTCATATGTACTTTTATAATTTCCATTAGAATCAAGAATATCAAAACCTTTTCCATCTGATGATGCGGCTTTAGTTGCATCCATGATTGTATCTCTAAGTTTAGAAACGGTTGTAATCATTCCATCTGTTTCTTCGCCTAAATCTGAAAGCTCCTCCTTGGCTTCCTCTGTACCAACCAATCTAAGAGAAATCGTTCTTAAACCTGCTCCTACCTTAGATGGATCTTGAGTTATAGCATTGCCAGCCGTAGTCAACGAAACAGCTTCATTAAGATCGTTGTTTGCAGTTACTAATGCACTTGCGGAATCTTTAAGAGCAGTTGCTAATCCATCTGTAGAGATACTATAATTGTTGCCAATATTATTGAGAACATCAATTATATCCATTTTATCAAGATCTTTATACGCCTGACTCATTGATACCAGAGACTCCGTTGCTTCGTCTATTCCTTCGAACTCTGATACATTGAAAAGAACATTAGCATCCTTCGCACTTTCAGCAGCTTGATCCATTGACTCTCCGAGACGCATCCAGTCTGCTGTAGAATTTTGTATCTGCTTTGCAGTTGTACCAACTGCATCTGCCGTATCGAAAGTAGTAGCTTGATAATTTTTCAAACTTTGAACAGTCTCATTAGACACTTTCCGCATTTCTGTAAGGGCAGTGTTAAGTTCTCTTACAACATTAAAACCTTTTTTACCAAGGTTAATAACATCATAAAATCCAAACATACCTGCCATCTGAGCAGCTAATTGATGGAATCCACTATTCTTTAATGTATCAAAGAAACTTCTACCAGCACGACCAGCAAGTTCTTCGGCATTAACAATTTTCAGTATTTCGCCATGTATTTTTTCCAAACTGACACTAGGATTCCCAGAAATAAGTTCTTGCTTATATGCTTTAATTTTAGCTTTTGCTTCTGAAGACATTGCTGAATTTTCACGAAGTATTTTATTGATTTTATCAATTTCTTTTTGTCCTGCTAATCGACTATATCCCTTTTCAGAAGCCGACATATTAGTAACAGTAGCGATAGTATCTTTGATTTTCTTTTCATACTCGTCTAAATTCTGAATATCCTCATCAGTAGCGATACCATTTTGATTAGTCTTTATATTGTCGAGAAGAGTTGCGTACTGTTTGACAGCATCACGTACAGCCTGTACATTTTTTAAATATGTATCACTTGTCCAACCACCATCATTAAATCTGTCAATAGTGGCTTGATATTTATCAATCTTACCGTTGTAAGAATCTAACCGTTTATCATACTTATTGAGGTTTGCATTGGCATTCTGTTCTTTAGCCTGTGTATTTTCCTTAACTTTCTGAGTATTCTGCTCTAATACATTATTTTCTTCTTTGATAGCATTGATAACACCAGAGGTATCAAAAGCGTCTGAGTCGCTTTTAAAATTGTTAATTGTATATCCATATTCTTCAAGAAGTTTGGATAATTGACGAACACGTCCATCAGCACCAGTTTCATCTATTCCATCTGTAGTCCATGATAAATGAAAATATTTGCCATTATGTAATGAATCAAGAATATTTTGTAACTCATTTGCATCTGTAAATATTTTTTTAATCTCTTCTTCAAGATTTTCAAGAGATTTCACACTTGAAGATGTATCAATGTCACTGTGAAATGCGTCTTTCATTCCAGATGAAATATTCGTTTCACTAGCAGGAGAAACAGTAGCAGGCGTGACATTCTTGATCTTCGCTAATTCAATTTCAAGTTCCTTAACACGATTAGTAAGATCAATGACCTCTTGAATAGAAGTGTTTACATCAAGTCCATTCTTGAATACATTTGTAAAATTATTTGCAGATGTAGAAATTTCGTCAAGTTTATTAACAATAATTGTCAATTGACTAATTACTTCTGAAAGATCAGTTTTACCAAAAAGATTTTCTATCGAATTATTAGAAGTGCTTTCAGATTTGATTACATTATTCAAAGAACGCTGTGCACCAGAAACTGCTGAATAATAAGATTTTTCTATATCAGAATATAAATAATCTTTACCAAACTGTTGTTTGGACATTTCTCTCATCTCAGTAATGAAATTCTTATATGCAGCAATTTTAGCATTCATGTTATCATACTGATTAATGTCGAAATTATCAAAATAACCTTGCATATTAGAATCAAGAGTACCTGACATTTTTAGCCTGTTAAACAGATTCTCATAAGTATGTAACAATTTTGCAGTCCTTGACTGAACTTCGGCAGTTATTTTATCATCTGAGCCAAAATCTAAATTCATATTCAGACTTAAACTAGATGTTTTCTTAGCTAATTCAGAAATAGAAGAATCTACTTTGTTAATCATAGTTAAAAGAGGCGAGAACTCATCACCATCTCCAACATCAGATATAACTTTCCGCATTGAACCAAGATGAGATTCCATTTTCTCAAATAAATTGATGACTGTCTTAAGTTGTCTTTCATCAACTATTGAATTACCAATACCTTTTCCATTACCTGAACCAGTTCCAAACGCCTTACCAGAAGCAAGAGATTTAACAATCTCTACCAACTTATCCAAACTCTTAACAGTCTCATCTATTCCTTGATCTTTTATCTGCACAACAAATTCTTGTGAAGATAATTGCTTTCTATATTTTTGAATCACCTTTTCAAATTCTGCTTGATTCTTTGAATTAGAAAAGTCAAAATACATTTCAAGTTTATTATTTTGTAACTCTTTTTGTCCTTCGGATAACCCTTTTAATATCTGAGCAAGCAAATCAGATTTATCCAGCACAATACTGGCGGTCATTGAAGCAGCTACATTATCTGGCATATCAAATACCTCCTATCTTTTTACATATTTATTTACAGTGGACTCCCAATCTTTCTTGAAACGATTTCTCGTATAAGATTCAAGACTTTCGCCTTGATTGAAATATGGGTTAGTCCACGAATTCCCACTTCCAATATTTCTATCTCCAAACAGAGGGTTAGGTCTTGACCAAACCAAAGGCAATCCATGTATCCCCTGATTCCACTGTAGATCCAGTAAGAATGAGGCTGGATCAATTGAAGCTCTATATTTGTTTTTCCATCTATATATAGAACTATCATTTTGTGTAGATAACCTTTCAAATTGGTTCATATCGACATATGAAGTAAAATATATGATAGCTTTACCATTTTTCTGTACAAGCTTATGTGTGTAATCTAATGAGTCTACCATTGTGCCTTGACTATTAATAAACCATTCCAAAGTAGACTTTTCTCGAATTTCTCTTTGTGCTTTATTGCCAGCAGAGATATATCTATCCACGTATTTTTCTGTTAATCTATCTGCGAACTTTTTCAATTCTCTATCATTTATCTTTATGCCCGTAGCTCGAACAGCCATTTTGTATCACCTCCGTTTTGGAACATTAAAATAGGAGAGTAGCAATATTACTCTCCATAAGAAAAACCCTATACGCTGTGACACGAATAGAGCCTGTTTATTTTATTTATTATATATGATATAATTATTACACCTGTGGTAAATATAGGTAGATAAGGAATTACTGTAATGGAAACCGCTTGTTCAGTCGTTTCTGCTTGTGTTGCAGTCTTAGGGCTTGTATACACAATATACAGAGACAATAAAAAGAAATAATATAACCTATTATTTTAAGTACAACAGATGCGAGTATCTACTTGATAAGGTTGATGTGATAGAACGGTAGAAGACCAGTCACCTTCTGCTACACAAAACTATAATAACAAAACCTATATTTACATAGTTCTTGAGGGACAACCTAACCAAGTAGAGAAAGTATTTGCTTGACAAGATGATTATAAATGTTATAATCAACAATAGAACAAGCAAAATAATAAAATCCATTACATGTACTAATCCATATCTTCATTGCAATCTGACTAATTGTAGCCGAAGACTAAGAAGTACACTAGGAGGCAGGAGATAGCATCATATTATTCGTAATGTGGTGCTATCTCTCGTTTTAATAAGAAATTTGAATTTCAATTATTTATCCCAATCTCTATGTCCATAATATTCTTCTAAAGATTTACTTGTCATAGTAGCCATTTCACATTTTGTACCTAATAATTCCTCAAGTACAAATGGGAGTTCATCAATTAAAACATGTTCTGGTTTCTTATCAATTTTATCGCACCAAAAATCATCATCTAAAAATTCTGCAACTGTATAAACAGTTATTTTCTTATTTGTGATTTTTTCTGCACGTCTTTCAATATCTCTCTTCATAGTTCTACACAACGTAATAATTGGACAACCTGTTTTAACAGCTTCAATAATAATATTTGTTGTCTTGCCACAACCTCTTGGTAAATTCATAATTTCCATACTTATACCTCTTTAAAATTTGCGGTACTGCTAAGTTTATAATCATCAAGAATCTTTCTCAACTCATCATTGGATAAACTATCAATTTTCTTATTCACAACATCAACAAGTGGTTTGAGAGTAACATTTGCCAAATCAGAAATCCTTCCAATCTGTTTGCTAATAAACGCCTGAGTAGTTGTCTCATTGAACTGAGTATCTGACTGTTTCATTGTTAAAATGGTCTTAAACTCACTCAATTCACTTATAGGAATAAGTGGATCAGTTTTATCAGAACCAACCATTAAAATATCAAGTAAGCCAGATGATTTAAGTGCATCATATCCCTTGATGAATCCTTTATCATCCTCGTCAATCTCAAGATCGGTATATAATTCAATCACAGCACGACAAAACTGTACATACTGAGCAACAGAATTTACTCTAATCTTATCTGTTTTACGATATTTTGTTACTCCATTGTCATCATAAGCTTCCTGCTCAAATGTTGTTTTATCTACAATTAACTGTGCATAGGCATCTTTCTTAATGATTGATACATAAGGGGTGATTTTAACTTCCTCCTTGATAAATCTATCCTTTAACTGCTGAGTTGCCATGTTGTTGTATCTCTCTACAAATTCCAAAATTTTCATAATTCCTTTTTCTCCTTTATTTCTTATTTTTCTTCGCTTCTCTGCGAAGTTTCTTTAAAACGTCATATTCTACCCAACCACCATATTTGAGATTTCTGCAAATAAACGTAAGGTTGGTTTCTGGGTACTTAGCCCACATCATTTTTCTTTTTAAAAGTGACATACTATCTGGATTACCCTTCACGTCAAAAACCTGTAAAGTTCCATCAGACCAGACAACATTAAAATCACTTCTATATTTAATAGGTAGAATTGTTTTACCTTTATATTTAAATTTATCTTGAAGAACATATTCTACTTGGCGTTCATATGATAATATTTCTCCACTTTTCATCTTAGGTTCTATATACTCTTGTAAAAATTTAAGTTCAGTGAGACTGTCATAAGTTACACCTTTATATGTTCGATTTTTCTTACCTTGTTCTGAAATATCTACATGATATTTCGATTTAGCTTTTGCTATTCCCTTTCACTCCTTTACATAACAAAAGAGCAGCTTCCGAAGAAACTGCTCTTTCTAAAACATATTTATTTAATTTTTTACATCGCTAATTGCATAGGATATAATTCCCACTTACCATTAGGATATTTAGTTACATTATCCATGACAACCTTATGTACTTCTTCTAAACTTCCCACATTTTCATCAACATGAATCACTTTACCACCCAAAATTGAAATTTCCTCACAGATTACATTAAAGTAACATCTTTCCATACTTATTCCTCCTCATTTAGATATACAAAATAACTCGTATATATCAACTTTAAGGACACGAGATAATGTGATTGCATTAGTAAGAAGTATATCACTTGTATTATCATTTTCTATTTTGTTAATAGCTGCAACCGATAAACCGGTAAGTCTTGATAGCTCTTGTAATGTGAACCCTCTTTGATTCCTGTAATACCACACTTTGTTCTTCATAATGTTAATATGTACAAATGTATTTTATTTATGTACTATATTATAATATGAGTAATTTTTACTGTGGCAGAAATATTTAATCATCCTTAATTGGCAAGCTTAATACTTCTGGTTTCAATTTTTCGTGGTAAATATCATCGCCCCCGGCGGCTTCGTAAATTTTCCCTAACTCCGTAAAAGTTTTTAATCCAGAATTGTCAACATAACCTTTTTCAGAAAATTTAGCATGTAATCCATATAACTGATTTCTTAATGTCGCAACTGTACGCTCTTTATCAGCTCTTTCTTTTTCAGTTAATTGACATTTTATATCATCTATACCCTTTGACATTTTAGATATTTCTTTGTATTGCCAATTATCATGTTTTTCTAATATTGTCAATCGGTTCTCAATTGACTCCCTATCTTGTTCGGAACCTGTTTTGATTTTGTATCTCTTTTTGAAGTATGTATATACATCTAAACATTCTTTAATAGCAAACAGAAATAAAAATATAGCCAATATAACATTGACATAATTTATCTTCAAAGCAGCTTCTAAATATTCCATTCAAGCCACCTTTCTAAGAACATAGATTCTTGAATGTTGATTTCACTGCTTTAGAAACTCCACAGGCTGCTTTCAATCCGCTACCAAATGTACCAGGATATTCAATACCTTTTGGGTCTTTTCCTTTGAGTGCACATAATATCTCAAGTGCGGTTACTAACCACTGCCTTTCACCTACTTTAACATAGTGTGATCCAAAAGCTTTGTCTGTAGCAGAACCCCAAATTCCGTCAACTGACAGTTTTGCTCCATAATCCTTATTTAAAGCGGTCTGAACAACCTTAATGGCAGCTTTCTTTGTTTTATTTCCCCAGATACCATCAGCAACAATATTACAACCCACAAACTTATTAGCTGCTTTTTGCCCATTTGCCACGATCTTCTTTTTTGCATGATTAGATGCAAAGGTAGAAGATGATGAGGTTGTCGTAGATGCCGATGGTGTTTTCGAAGTAGTATTAGAGGATAATTTATTATAAAACTCTGTTTCCCATAAATTATTTTTTGTTTCATTTCCACACCAATATGCCGGGCATGCTTTGCCTGTACGGTCGAAGTGTCTCAGAACATGGTCTTGTGGGATATGATACTTTTTCATTAATTTCTTCGTAAGTTCAATAGCATTTTTGATAGTAGCTTTTGATGGATAAATAGTTCCATCTCTTTTTGTATCGCACAATTCAATACTAATACTATTACTGTTAGTACAAAGAGTATAATATTTTCCTCCCCCAGTTATATTACAGTTGCTATATCTTGTACCACCAACAGACCATGCAACATAATTATCTGGGACTGATTGTGTTACAGAATCATCATCAACAAAATAATGTGCAGATGCCTCTACATAATTTCTAGAAAAATATCTGGCATTCGATTCATCAGAATCTCCATCATTACCCGTGTAATGTATGACAATATATTTAATTGCAGATGTACTTCTTTTTGCTCCGTAATTTCTTTTATTAGCTAAATTCTTTTTCATTTTGTAGGACATTAAATCACCTCCTACTTGTTCTTTAAGTCAAATAAACTGGATTCAATTAAAGAATCTAAATATTCGTCAAAATCTGCATTTGCCGTTTTAAGACATTCAAAAGCAGAAGTCGATAACGCAAAAATAATCTTACTCTTTGCAATCTGACGAACTTCTTCTTTTTTATCCTCCGTCCATGCATTAGTACCCTTAACTCCCTTAACTTCTGTTTCATATACATCTTTAACTACAGATAAAACATTTTTCTGTAGAATTTCGGTATATTTATCAATCTTTTTTGCCTCTGTATACTTCTTAATTTCGTTTCCAATATAAGTCAGTACAGGCAGTAATATAACTGTCCAAATTGTCACAATTACCTCATCCCAATTTAATGAATTTAATAATTCTTTCATAATTCTTTCTCCTTTCCAAACAAAAAAGAACGGGCTTACCGTTCTCGTCATAATTACTTATTTAATTGTCTTAGTACCTCTACACATCGTTGTAGATTACTGCATAAATAATCCAATTCATCCTTTGTCTCATATCCACTAAATGTCATACGAATACCACTATGTATTAGTTTTTCATCTAATCCAATTGCCGTAAGAGTAGAAGATGGGGTTAAATCACCCGATGTACATGCAGATCCAGTTGATACCTGTATATCTGCCATGTCTAATAATATCATCAATGACTCACCCTCAATGCCTTCGAAACAGACATATAGATTGTGTGGTAAACGATCGTTAATATTCGTACCAATAATATGTGAGTCTGCTATATTATTAATAATGAAATCATAAACATAATCTCTACTATCAGATGTAACAGAAGAGTAGTTATAATTCTCAACTGCTTTCCCCAGTGCAGCAATACCTATTACATTTTCAGTGCCACTAAATAATCCCTGCTCTTGTGAGCCATATATAAGCGGTTCTAATTCAATTGATGATTTCTTATATAGAACACCAGTACCTTTTAATGCTCCAAGTTTATGTGCAGAGAATCCTAAACCATCAACATTCAGTCTCTTTACGTCAACGGGAATTTGACTGATAGATCCTGTGCAATCAACATAAACAATAGCATTGTACAAGTGGCATATATTAATAACCTGTTGTACATCCTGAATTGTTCCTATCTCAGAATTGGCGTATTCTATAATAACAAGTTTTTTCATAGGGTTCATAGACAAACACTCTTTGAGATCTTGAAAATCAATTTTTCCTGTATGATCAACTCTAAGAGGGCATTTATATTTGAGAGAATCTACACATTTTAATACTGATTTGTGAGAAGTAGGAGAGTATAAAACCATACAATGATGTTTATTTGTATAACCTTTAATAAATAACGTGTTATTGGCTGAACCGCCTGATGTAAATATAATATCTTTAGAATCTGCATTGATTAACTTTGCTACATTATTTCTTGCAGTAGTAATAATTTTCTTTGCTTCAACACCCGATTGGTACATTGACGATGGATTCTGATATGTATCCAAAAGAGATACCATATAATCTTTAACTTGTGGGGTTAGTGGGGTAGTGGCTGCGTAATCAAGATACATACAACCACCTACCTAATCTAACTCATAATTACACCACTTTTTATATACTTCGGCGGTGTCTTCTTTTAGAAATACCATTGCCAGAATTACATTATTTGTTTTGTCATCTATACTCGTATACATATCAACTGGATATACATTATTTTTAATATATAGTAGATACTGTTTAGGGTTAACAATCCTAACTGCTTCATGTGGAGAATAATCTCTTGTTTTTAAATTCGTTTCTATCATTTCCCTTTCATTCCTTATCTGTATTACCGTAAAAAAATGGGAATACAACATTTGAATAGTAATGTTATATTCCCATCAGAATTTTCTAAAATCACTATTCAAATTGCATCACCCTTTCTTCTTAGGCGAATACTTAATCTTTTCATACTTATTTATATTTTCCTTGGTTAAATTATCAGTTGTATCCTGAGTAGTAATATCTTCAATCTTGTCTGATTCTACGTTTTCGTTTATATCAGCAATAATGTTCTGATAACTTCCACCAAAATTATTTAGTCCAGATAAATCAAGTTTATCTAATTTGTTTTTTGCTTTATTTGCTGTAAGTTTATGATTTGCATAAGAAGATGTTATAAGATAAATATCATGACAATTTTCACTACAGAATGTAAACATCCATGTAGGTTTATCCTTATCTTTCCCACAGACGGGACAATACTCATATGGCTTATAACAAACAGCACATATCTTTTCCTTGCTCAAGGTAGACCTCCTTTAGAAAAGCAGAGTGGTAGAAAAACTACCACTCTTATAGTTTATTAGATTGATATCAGATTAGGCTTCCTCTGGCTCGTCAATAAAATAGATTTCAACCATCATCTGCTCAGTTGTACATGTATCAGTAAGGATTGAACCCTTGTAATCCATAGTCTGTGAGTCACCACCCTCAAGTGCGATTGTTACCTCTGGACTTGGGATAAATGAAGCGATGTGAATAACAACGGCTCTAAAGCTTTCCTTATCACATGGATCAACCGCAAGTGCCTTAACAAACAGTTCGTGAGCTTTAGGGAACTTGTTACCAGTGATAGATACCTTCGCACCACTCTTAACCTTTTTCTTATACTTAACGAAGAACTCTGTTTCATCATCTGCCTTTGGTGGAGTAAGTACATGTGTTGCAATACCAAACTCAGTCTTTGTAGCGGTTTCAGGGGTAGCAGCAATCTTATATTCCTTACCAAGAGCACCATTTGCAAGACCAGATACAACTACTGAACCATCAACATAATCTTCTGAAAGATCGAGTGTTTCGCCAGCTTTAAGAGTTGTAAGAATCGGCATTTCAATAGCATTATCACTTGTTGCGATTTCTGCATCTGTTGCAGCAATAGTTGAAACGACAGCAAGATTAAGAAATGCGTTTGTTGCAGTAACATCGCCCTTCTTACCTGTATACTTTCTATATACAAGATTACCTCTTGCGTCATTAACGTCTGTTGAATCAGCAGTAATGTCAATATTAAAATTATTAAGCTGAGTAAGAGCATACAGTGGGACACCAGCTTTAGTAGCACCATAACCAAACTGTGCTCTATCAATAATTACGTCACCAATCTTAAATGCCATAATTTTATTTCCTCCTTAAATTATTAAAAATTTGTATAAAAAAAGAACATCCAAATAGATGTTCAAATTAACTATATTTCTCTCATAAAATTAAATTGTTCTTTATCAATTTTACTTGTGTCACAGAATCCAGAATAACTTCCACCCATCAATGCATGGGTTTGCTCATATATTTGAAGTCTTTGAACTGCATCGTAAAATTGATATATTTTTACTTGTTTTAATTCTTCAAGTTTGTATTTAAAACCAGGGTGATTTGTCAATGCTGAAATAATAGGTAGAAGATTAGACTCAGAATTATCATCTGGTTTTTTCATAGATAAGTTCATTTGGTCTTCTTGCCTCATCCAATCTCTAGTAGTTCTTCCTTTTGCTTTTTCTACTTTAGGATGAATATTCATAATGGTTCTGATATACTCAGCAATTTCCATATATTCATTTTCTGACAATAGAATATTAGACTCTGGATTATATAACCCAAATTGTTCTTCTGAATTTTCATCGGTATAAGGAACAATTTTATAGTCTAGGAAATTTACATCATGAAATATCAAATGAAGTGGAGAATAATCTTGTTCTGGAATTTGAGATAATAGATTATATACCTCTATATCTTTTACCTTGCACCAATTTTCTACACCGAGATTAAATAGCATAAGACGAATCGAAGTGGAATTATTAATAAACGGGGAGATAGCAGTATAAAATTTTGATTCACCAATATCTAAAATATCACCTATAGTTGGCTGGGATATTTTAATTCCGTGTACATAATAATCTTCACCAAAGAAAAGTTTTAATTTATCAAAATGATATTTATCATTAGATGATTTTTGTTTCTTTTGGTTGTCTTCAATAGTAGCGGTTTGAATTGCATCCAATGCACCAGATGATATATTAGCCATTAAATCACCGCCTTAACTGATAGTTACCCAAATTTGTTTTTCCATTGGTTGTATTTACAATTCCATTAGTGTCAATAACTTGGAATACGAGAGTACGAACAAGATAATTATTATCTGTTGTGGACTCTTTTGATGAAATAAGATGTGTTTGCATTCCAAATATATTAGACCAATTAAATCGCTCTCTTATAATAGAGGCAATAAGATCATGTCTTGGAATCCTTGTTAATTTATCCATTCTATCGTTTCCATGAACAAATATTGTAAATGTGATAGTTGTATATTTTAATGTGTCTTGATATCTCGGTGTTTCATCAAAAGACACCTGATAACAAATATAATGTTTTACCTCTGTTTGAGTATCTGGAATAAATAAAAAAGGACGGATATTTGAATTACTTCCAAAATATCTATCCCATTCTCCAAGAGGTTCATATTCCTTGGTATCTTCATTCCATTCCCAGTTAATATTACCATCTTCATCGAAAAGTTCAGATTCTAATGATTTCTCGTTAAGTGCATATAAAAGACATGGATTAAGCATAAGTGCTTTCTCAATCTTTTTCTTATACTGAATATTTTCATCATCAGGAGTTGTCTTATACGCACGAAGTTTGTTTAACAAATCATTCTTTGTAACCAATTTTTCTGCCATACAATACCTCCTATTCAGTTAATTCTAACGGCAAAATTTCAGATTCAATCGGCAAATTATCCTTAACAATTTCACACTTAACAGACAGTATTTTGCCGATAACGGAAGTGTCATTTGAAAATTTTATTTTCTTTTGGTTGTACTCTGTACCAACTCTCCATGTTACTTTGTCAGTCCAATCTTCATTATCAATAGAGCAAGCCCATGTAAAGGTTGCATCAGCATATTCAGTTGTAATATCTTCATTGGAATCATTAAATAGATTTACCGTAAGATTTTTATAAGAGCCACCAACTTTGATTGTAGAAGTGGATGCTGAAATTCTTGCTGTAATAGAAGATGGGGGAGTAGTTGGAGTAGATGGATCTGTTGGGACGATTTCTGAATCGAAATATGAAGCCCACATACCAATAATATTACCATCAGAATCTTTCTCGATGTAATCTCGATGTTGGTCAAAGAAATCTTGATATAAAGTTAATTTCTGAACCCCAAGTGGTTGAGCATTTTCAACCTTACTGATCTGCCAGGCTATTGCATTGTCAGTAAAAGAACTAACAAGTACACGCATATTCTTTGACGACTCGTTTGTATACCAAATCTTCTCAGTAATTGGATTTAATGGTAGCCATACTTTATCTTGATTTTCTTGCGAAGTAAATCGTAAATCAGTCCAAAGCCCGCTATTGTAGCTGCTTTGCATTTTTAAAACAGACCACATTCTACGCTTGATTTTTTCTGTTCCGTTATTCTCAATCCACATCAATTCATAATTGCATTTAAGAATTAGATACTTTGGAAATTGATTTGCTGGTTCGGTACGAAGAATCATCCATTTTTCATAGATGTTTTCATCATTTGGTATATCAATGAATAAGCCGATAAAATTATCATTATGATATTTTTTCCGATAATCAGTTTCAAAATAATAGAGTTCGTCACCTTCAGAAAAATGTGTTTTTTGTGTTGGTTTAAACTGGATATAGTAATCTACTTGGTCTTTATCCATAGACTGATATGACTTAACAATAAACTTTGCATCTATGCGTGTTTTAGTTGTATTCTCATATGTCATACCTTCAGCTAATCGTGGCTGATCGTCATGGTAGAAATCATAAATATAACATATTTTACTCTGGATATCATTATCCCAAGTCTGTTCCATCACCCAATCAGACTGTTCCTTATAAATCTGACCAATCGTTTTAGCACCGTTGTTCTTGGCGTTTGCGACACGCCTAGCTGTCTGTAGACTCGGCATCGCAACCCACCTCCTCAAACATCTGCTTAATATATCCATGAGAATCTAAAATTGCTCTACGGAATTTTTTGTAACTAAAATGGTCGCTCTTAAAATTATCCATAGCACCTTGTAAGGTTGCCATAAGAGTCACCATAAGTCCATTATCATTAAATAAGGTTTTTGTACCACCTAATTTAAACATAACGTTTTCAAAGAAAACGAGAAATGCTTCATCATCTTCAAATATTTTCTCTTCAATTGTTTTGTCTTTATAGAGCAGTAGCTTGTGAATGTCGCCATGCATTGCACGAACTGCTTCATTGATTTGCTTGTCTGTGAAGTCGCCATATATATATTGCATATTAGGACTCCGTTGACGAATATGGTTTAAAAGCAAAACCATAATCACGAATAAGTTTTTGCTGTTCAATTTTCATTTCTTTCAGCAATGCCTTATTCAATGAAAAATCGTCCTTCATTTTTTTTTCTTCTTTTCCACCGAAAAATCTCACAGTATTTTCCAATGATTTAACTTTTGGTTCAAGCCATTTTATAGCCATGCCTTTGCTAAACAGTTCAATAACAAATTCTTCATCAGAATACTCATCAACAGAAGTTGTTAATTCAAATTCAAGTTGCTGAATTTCGTCATCAAGTTTTAATGTGGAAAATAATCTACGAATAAATGGACTAGAGATAGCGGAGTGTAATCGCCCTGCTAATATTTCATACAAATCAGACTCTTCTAAAGACAATTCTTTGACATCATCAATTAATCCAAAGTATCTGTCAAATACTTTTTCATAGGAGATATTCATATAACACCTCCAATATATTACTCAGCAAGTAACTTCAAATCAGTACCGCATTCCTCATCAATAATCTTGATTTTATTCATACTGTCAAAAGTTCCTTCTGAAATCATTTCAGAAACCATTGTTGCGATTGTATTTTTGAAACCAGATGGAAGTTTTCTAAACTCTTCACTAAAACGCATAGTAGGAAGATTGATAAGATTTATTAAATCCTCTCTATCATATAAACCATCATATACTTTTTTAACTTCCTGCCAATGTATATTTTCAAGCAGCTCCTCATCCTCAATAATGATATAAGGTGCAAATAAAGACTTCTTACGAACAAGTAAAGCTGAAAGTAAGTCCTGATACTCAATATATCTGAAATCACCCATGTTACTAAACTCATATGTAATCTTTGTCTTATCACCAGTAAATAGAAGAGTACCTGCATACATAGAACGACATGGAATTAAATCATCTGGTTCATACTTCTTAGGTTTCTTAACCTCTGCAACTGTTTCCTTTACTGTATCTTTTTCAACCTTTGCATCTTCTGCCTTTGTTTTTGTGGCAGAAGTAGTTGTAGCTTTCTTCTGATAAGCCATTTATGTTTTCTCCTTTCATTCAATTCAAAAAGGACTGCATATCATTTAGATATACAGTCCCAATATTTCTATGGATTACGCACCGATTGTCCAAGTACCAAATCTTGTGTTAGTCATAGTCTTGATACCAAAACAAGACTTGAACTCGTACTCTTTTGTATCATCGGCATTATCACCAGACTCAGATACTTCCTTAGTCTCATCCATTCCCTCATAGTACATCTTAACAAACTTGTCGATGTTAGATGGGAGAATAAGAAGCTTTGTATCGTCTTCAAGGTAATGCTCTACGTCATTCTCCTTAAATGCCTGTGGAAGCTCGATAATCTGAGTACCCTCAAATGTACCAATTCTACCAGTGTTATAAACATCGTTCTTTGCAGCTTCAGAAACCCACTGAATATCTCCAAGGTTCTTTAATCCTGCAAGAGCAACCTTTGTACCAACGATAGTAGCAACACCACCTGTAGCAAGCTGAACATCAGAAATAAGCTTTACAAACTTATCATGGTTAGCTGCATTTAACTCACCACGGATATTCCACTTAGCAGGAACAGGAAGAGAAGTACCAGCACTCATAACAGCTTCATGAAGAAGAGTATTGATTAATCTTGTGAAAGCTTCTGCAATCTTATTGATTAACTCACTCCAATCCTCAACGCCCTGAAGGAATCTTGACATTTCCATGTAAACCTTTGCACCATAAGACTTAACGCTTACACCAAATTCCTTACCAGCACCAAGTCTCTGTCTCTCAATACTGTGATGACCATCAGCAATCTCAGCAACAGTGATAATGCAAGGATCTTTTGTATAGAACTTGTTTGTCTGTCCAAGAGCGAGAGTCTTAACCTCTACATACTTCTGGAATACAGGTGAACTTGTCCAACCAGATACAAGAGTATCTTCAACAGTCTCCTCGATAACCTCGAATACGGCTTCTCTTACAGACTGTTTCTTAAATGCCTTTCTTACCTCATTAGGAGTCGGAGTCTCAGAAAGACCTGCCATCTCGATAATTGTCTTACGAATCTTATCATTTGCTTCTTCGATAGAATACTGCTTTACAGTACCTTTTGCTGTGTCAACACACAGACGAGAGAAGTTCTTATATTTTGTTTCATCAAACTTTTCAATGATTACATCGCTCATTTCATTAAATCTTAATCTCTGCATAGTATATTAATCCTCCTTTCTACCGAATTACGCATATACCTGGGCATTCTTATCTACCCAAATACGATAATTTCCATTTGCAGCAACCTCGTAGATATGTCCTACAAAACCATACTCAGTCATACTTGGTTTCTCACCAGTTGTAAGCTTGAAGTCTGTACCATCTACGAATACATATTTTCCAACAGCTAATTCTGCATCAGAATTGAAAGCTTCTGTAGAAAGTGTGAATCTATCAGTGTCCTGAATCTCGTAAGCTCTCATAACTTCACCCTTACCGTTGTAGAAGTTAGATTCTTCCTGCATCTTTGTTGTATATTCCTCATAAATCTTTGGAGCAGTTAAAATAAGAACAATTTTGTCTCCCTTTGCAGGAACTTTTGCCTCAAATACATCTGCTTTCTTTCTGTCACCAATTACAGCAACAGAACCATTGTCAATATCCTTAGACTCATTTACTAAGTTGTAGTGATGACCAACTTTTGTAGCCTTAAGTAAAGTTGACTCAGCAACACCGTGCTTAGTATATGAAATGAAATTACTAGCCATAGTTTTATTTCCTCCTTAAAATTTCTAATTTTTGTGCAATAAAAAACACCTATGGATTTTCCATAAGTGCTAATTCATAAAGTTATTTAGTTTTTGATTTAATCAAACAGATCACCATATGGTTTATATGTATCTTCTGTTTCTTTTTCTGCATTAAATGCAACTCTGTTCACATGTTTCTTCTGTGGTATTTCACCTGCAAAAGAGAACGTCTTATTCTTTTTAACAAGTTTTCCAAGAGTGGCATCAGCCTTCTCAGATAACTCTTCCTTAGAATATTTGTTTACAGAATCCTCAGACATAAGTGCTTTAAATTCGTCTGTATCAAGATATTCTGAATATGCTTCGTCATCAAATACAGTCATCTTATCTGCAAATACTTCAGCAGATTTATATGTGTTTAATTCCTCTACAACAGAAGAGTAGTTGGAACGCATATCCTGAATTTCTGTATATTCTGAATCGGTAAGATATTCTTTGTGCAGATTATAGCGTTCACCGTCAAATGATACATTGTCATTATCTTTTGTATATTTCTGACCATAAATTTTACCGCCATCCCAACTTTCATAAACAAAGTAAGAATCATATACACCAGTAATGTAATACCACTCATTATCTGCGTCTTCATAAGAAGATAAGAGATTATATAAAGCATAACGAATGTCATCATGAGAAATTTCAAATGTCTTTGTCATATTCTCAAAATTCTGACCTTCGCCCTCATTATCTCCATCAGTAGTTCCTTCTGGCTCAGTAGTGTTTTCTCCATCACCTTCATTATCATTAGAAGGTTCATTCGCTGTATTATCACCAGAATTGTCACCATCTGTATTGTTGTCTTCACCAAATACTTCTGCAAATTTAGCCTCTAATTCTTCGTCTGATAATTCTGAATAATCAAAGGTTACATTTTCAACTGTTTTATTGTATTTAGCAAGTAACTCTTCAAATTTTGTCATACTTTCTTTATTTCCTCCTTCCTTTGATAATGTGCGAACAGAAGAATTCTGTTCTTTATTGAAACAAGCAGTCTCTAAATTTTCAATTCGTGCTTGTAGTTCAACCATTTTTGACTCATAATCTTCAAATAAACTGTTATTCTTAGAACTGAAATCTGCCAACTTAATATTTGAACCAGTCATTCCAGGCTTTACTTCATTGCCTTGAGGTGTTTTTCCTAGAATTGTCACACCAGAAAACCAAAAATCTTCAATATTTAAGAACTTCTGCTTTGCGTCATAACTGAGTTCTCGGATTGACAATTCGACTGATACAGAGCATTCTTCTTCACGCTGTAAAATTTCAGCAGCTTTAGAATATTCCTCAAAAATATATCCATCGACTTCACAATAAGTTTTCTTTTTTTCTTCATCATAAACTAACTGTGCATTGCAACTTTCAGGTATGATTCCAATAGGATATTCATCATAAACCACATCACCATTCTCGTCTTCATGCATATTATGAGAATAAAATTCCCACTGACCTTCTGGATTTTCATCTGTTGTTACCTTGTGAATGTATCCAAGAATAGGACGATTGCTAAAAGATGGAAGGGCAGCTTCCATGACAGAAGATTCAATATTAGAGCCGTTTACATTTAAATCTGTATGGCATGACTGTAAATGAACTGGAAGAAGCCCATCTTTGTTCTTGTCTGACTCATCAAAATTTATACGTCCATGTACCTGAACAACCAATGGTTCACCAGTTTTTTCAGCACTGAATTTCGTAGAACGTTTGTATTTATTTGAATAGAAATCATACAAATCTTCTATATAAAGAAGTCTTTTCTTAGCCATTTTCTTCTCCTTTCTTTAAAATTTAGGCATAAATAAAACCACTCGAAATAGGAGAGTGGCTAAATGTTCAGCATATTACTACACTGAATCTTTGATTTATCTATATCATCTGAAAACATCAATTTATCAGTATTCAGAAAAGTATAAATACCATTTTGTTCATCAATTTTCTGAAAACCAAGATTTATCATCTTAGAAGCTGTTTCAGGATCTGATGTCTTTATAAAATTTTGTTCCATCCTTTTACTCCTTATTGTCCTGCTTGTGTTCCTTCATCTTTTTCACCGTCTCTAGTAGCAAGTCCTTCATCTGAAAGATCATCATCATTCTTAGTCTGACCACCACCTTGTTTGTTACTTTGTGTATAAGAAGAAGAAAGTGGCGTAAAATATTCTAACAATCCCAATGATTTCACCATAAAAGCATTATTTATTACTCTTAAAGGAGAAGATCCATCAAGCGTTGCATAATCCATAGTGTCAATACCTAATGTAGCTTTGTCTTTTTTGTGCGACATTTTCGAATCGAGGTCAAATACAGATACATAATGAAAATAAAAATCAAAATCCTCTGTGATATTTAATTTGACATATCTCTGGATGTTTGCTTCGATTCTTTTTAATAATTCCATAGGGAGTGTCATATCAACTGTAATAGAATGTTTAAGACCAACAGAACCAGATTTTTGACCATTGAATATCATTTCAGAAATTCCAAGAGAAGAGAATAGATTCTTAATTGCCTGTGAATATACATTTGTATCATCAACCTGATTTTTATTACCAAACTCAATCTTTTCAACTTCACATGGAGTCCATGCCGAACCAACAAGACTTGGTAATACTTCATCAATCGCAGCTTGAGTAGCCTGTACAATCTCAAGGTCTACGGCAAAGTCATTTACTTCGCCTGAGTTTTCATTCATAGGGATTTTTGATAAGAGAAGAACATAATTTTCAAGTTCTGTTTTAGAACGAATAAGAGCTTCGTAGTCAAGCAAGTCTAAGAGTGATACGAATACGGGTAAGAAGTATGGCAGTGGTACAACTGGATCATCACCACATATAATACAGATAGTTTTCTCTGGTGGTAATTCAAACCATTTATAGTCATTACCTTTTGATTTATATGTTTCGTAGCCTTCTACAAAAACATCATCCCATAAGCCTTCTTCTGAATCAGTTTCGCTACCAGTACCATATAAGAAATCCTTGTTGTTACCAGAATCAAAATAAGAGGCATCGAATTTTACAATCCATGTATCTTTTTCTGCACGAGAACCGATTTTGTAATATTTTGGATCAAGTGGATGTATAAAGAACGAATCTCCATCATCGTAACAAAATCCACAATAGATACCATCTCTTAAACAAGTGGCAATCATTTGTGAACCCATTTCTTTCAGATCCATTTTATCTAATCTGGTACAAAGTTCTTGATATCCTTTAATATATTCAGATGCATCCTGTGGGGGATTTGCCCAATCGGGAGTATTATAAGATACGTTATAACTAAAGATAGGAGTGTAAGCATAATATTCTATAATCTTTTTATAGTTATGACTGATACGATATAAGAAAGCAGATATATCACGAAGATTGTCAATATTGGCAAGAGGACTTTTTATGTATGATTTAAGTTTCTCTTTTGTGTATTGAGTATATGTCTTCGATGTACCTTTTGATATATTTTGTTGTAAGATACGTTGTAATTCCTGAAAGTTAATCATCTGTGCATACTTCTGAGTAGAAGTAGTCAGCTCATTTTTACGAGTCGGCGATGGTTCTGCCTGTACTGATTTCTTTGTAGAATTATTTGTTTTCTGTGTTGCCATTTATATTTCTGATTTCCTCCTTTCCTTAGTTATAGAATCCCCATTTTTTAGGGCGTTTTGAGACACCGACCATTTTGGTAATGTCGAAGTCTGTATTTTTTGGTTTTAATTTTACTGCTAAATCTGTACAAATTTTAAAATTATATTCAAGTGCTGAGAAACGGTCTTTACGCATTCCTGGTTTTTCTATAATTTTAATATTTGTTCCTTTTATTTCATGGTCAAGATTTATCAATTCATTAACCATAAATGATGTTTGTATATATGGTAATTTAAGCATGGCTTGTTCTTTTGATGCCATCTTGGAATATCCACGAATCTTTTTTACCAATTCTTCTGCTTCAAATTCAGAAGTAAGAAGATTAATAGAACCATTCTGAAATCCTGCACGTAATGCAATAGCTGCCTTTGTATTAAAATCAGCAGTAGCTTTAATAGACCATACGACCTTATTTGCATTTCTAATTTTACATCTATCAGCCATATTATCATCATTAATACAAGTCATTGCTTCATATGTAATTCCATACTCGGCATCATACTGAGGTTTAATTATAAAATCATAAACGCCAATGCCTTGTCCGTTAGTATCCAATACCAAATCTGTACAATTGAATTGATAAAATAATCTCATAACAAGAATACCTAACTCGTCTGTAGTCATTCCTTCATGTGTTTCTATATAAACAATATTAGATATGTAATCATTTTTTTCTGTTGGAATAGCAGAATTAATTATAAGAGCAGCAGCATCATTATTATGCTTTTTACTTGCAAGCAAAGCTACATCGACAGATAATATCCGTTTTTCATTTGGAGCTAATTCTGGAATTTTGATTTGATGATTTTTATAAATTTCAAGAGGATAGAAAGAATTTCGTATCTTTCTCCTTGGGGATATATCATCGAATTTAAAGAAAGCACCATCAGTGTCACCATACCATTCAGCACCCATTTCCATTTTAAATGCGGTAGGATCAAAGTCTGCCTCAGACATTTCATCCTCGACCTGTTCACGAGATAGCAAGCCTTCTCGTATAGCACATTGATATGGAAGCCCTACGCAAAAGTAACGCTTAGTGTCATCAAGCATATTTGCATAGTAAGCTTTTAATTTCTCGAAGCTCCAATGAGACTTATACCACGCAGATGACATATACATTTCGATGTTACGCTCCTGAAGATGAGCATATTTTGGATTATTAAGATAACCAGGCGAACGTGGAGCTGTTAAGAATTTACGAAGAACTGTATTAATTGTATTCAAATCAACCATCCTGAACTCGTCCACGACTATAAGCGTTGCTCTGTTATGACGAGCCGAGTCATTTGAACTAACGATTTTTATCCAACTACCATTACGAAAATCAACATGAGCATTATTTATTGAAGTAGAAATTTCAGAAATTTCAGAACGAAGATTGGCTGAACCCCAACCATAATTTTTCATAAAGTCATCATTTATCTTTTGAATGACCTCTAATGATTGAGATTTATATCCAGAAGCCACACAGATTTTTGTCCCAGGATACAGGATACAACGCACAACACAGTACAAACTTGTCAACCATGTCTTGCCACTACCACGACTTGCAATATACATAAAGTTTGTACTAACCATCATCATGTATATTAAAATCTTTTGAAATAGCTTTAATTTCACATTTAGATATTCGAGTACAAATCTTTGTGGATTTTTTCTATAGAATGAAGCCCAATAAGCAACTCCTTCTAATACACGCTCAGATTTTTCTTGATATACTTCTTGTAATGACTTTTTCTTTTCTTTCTTCGTGGTAGCCATAATTATTCATCATCCTTGCTGCCAAAAATCTTATCAAATAAAATTTCACTATCCGATTCCTCATCATAAGATGGTGGATTAACAGTATATTTTGCCATTACTCGTTCATATATATTTGAAAATCTGTTTTTCAGACCAAGCATTTTTGATGCGTGACCTCTATAAAAAGCATCTATGTAAGTACCAATTTTATCAACATCTGCAAGTTCTGGATCTATATCAGGGAGAGGGCGTGTTTCCTCATATTTCTGAATTAATGTGCCCATTGTCTGAGCATCTGAAAATGTATCAAGTGTATTTTGTTTTGGCTTTAGATTACCTGTATCAAGCCATTGCTGATAAGAATAATCCAGATCTTTTGTAGAAGCCCCTTTTTTAATTGCATTACGCTTCATCAATTTAAGGATTGATAGATTTTGGAATGTTTCTTCCTGAGCCTTCTGTGAACAGTCATATCTCGAAATCCAGTCTTGGTACTCATTTTCAAGGAACATCAGTTCTTCATTATTATAATCCGTACCAAATCTCTTTTTTGCTGCACGTAATGTTTTTTGTACGATTTTTACATCTTCTTCTAAGTTATTTTCTATATCATCTACCGAGAATATCGAATCTTTATAAGTTTTTTGACTATAATCATTTAGGCTTCTACAAATTACAATCCACTGTTGAACAGCAGTGCTTCTTATTTTTTCTCCTGTTTGTTCAGAGAGTTTTTGTAACTGCTCATTATAAACATTTTCATCAAAATACCAATTAAGTCTTCTAAATATTTCTATGGTTTTCTCACGATTATCAGTTCGTATATTATTTTTTTTGTCATAGTCAGTACATTCATTTAATATACATTCCTTGCAAGCATAATGTTCAATACCATCAGGACTTGTTTTAGAAGAGTAGAATGTCGCTACACTTTTCCATTGTCCACAATGGCTACAATATATTAGCTCATTGTTCATAATGCGCTGATAGAAATTCGCAAGCTTTTTGTATTCATTACGCAAATTCACAACTGTAATTTTCTTCAATTCAGCATCAGAAATTGGCTCTAAAACTTTAGCCATTGTTTCACTTCCTTTCCTTTTTATCCAATAAAAAAGAAGAGTAGTTAAGCAACTGACTCTTCTAAATTTGATAAATATTCTGTTATAATCTTTTTAATATTTTTCTTTTCCCAGTACGGTATTCTCAATAATGGGATATTATTTTTCTTACAATACTCGTTCTTGATATTATCTCGCCTTTGAGTATCGTTAAGTTTTTCTTGAACTTCTTCATCACTCATGTGACAAAATTTAATTGGCATGTAATGTTGCTCACCATCATATTCAATTAAACAAAGCAACTTTCCATCTTTCTTAACACCAAAATCAAACTTTAATAATCCAACATCAACACAATCTGAAAAATTCATTTGTGGAACATATTCATATTTTAACTTTTGGAGTATTTTTGCAATTTTCATTTCATTTTTAGATGACACACATCCACAACTGATTGTATGTCCAGATTTTAAATTACCAGAAGTGACAATTACTTTAGTACCGCAATCACATAAGCAATTCCATTGAACAGAATATCCACCATTGGGATGTGGTAAATTTTCTGCTCTATCAATAACAGTGAGTTTACCAAATCTCTGTCCACTTAAATCCTCAAAGAAGCGTTCAGATGCTTTTTCTCTGAATAGACACCCACATGATTGAGTTGAACCATTTCTTAAATTGGCTTGAGAAACTACTGTCTTGTTTCCGCATTCACACAAACACTCCCATTGAGTATTTTGAAATCCATTTGGGGATATGTAATGTTCAGCCTGACCTAATACAGTCAATCTTCCATATTTATGACCAGTTAAATCTATTAAACATCGTTCTGATGTTTGTTTTCTTCTCACACAACCACAATTCTGTGTATGCCCAGAAGTTAAATTGCAAGTAGGAACAATGTGTTCGTTGCCACAATCGCATTTACATAACCAATAGACACCTTCTTTTTTCAAATGTTCTGGTTTAGGAACTCTTTTTAATACAGTTGTCACACCAAATCGTCTTCCTGTTAAGTCTGTAAAATTTGGCGGTAATGGTTTCTTTACACATTTCCCACAATTTGTTTTTCTTAAATCTCTTAATCTACGACCTTCAACAATAACTTCATTGCCACAGTCACATTTACAATTCCAATAAATTTTTCCATTTGTTCTTTTATTTATTGAAATCGCAGTTAGTTTACCAAACTTTTGATTAGTTAAATCAATAAATTTCATATATTCATTTCTCGCTTTCCACTCGCCAAACCAATTAAAATAGAGTGAGAGAGTAGTGCGAGCATCTACTATACCTAAGATGATCAGTCAAAGGCTTCTCACTCCATAATTCCAACTATCTGCAACCGAAACAGTAACAATCCTCTCATAGTTGACTATATATTTATTCTCTTTTTAAATTTCATCACAACATAAAAATAAACTTGACCAATTCGACATATAGCGATAAAATATGACAAAAATGTATTGGAGGTATTTTGTTATGGTTGAAGTTAAAAACATCAACGGTACATCAAAGGATAGATATTCAAATCCTAAAGGGTATTCTTCGTGGCTAGATTATTGGGAAAACAATTCTATATTTGTTACTCTTGACAAGTGTGCTTGCATAGGATGTTCAAATAAGGCAAAAGTAGGTGCACATGTTAGAAAAACAAACGGAGACAATAAATGGTACATAGTTCCATTATGCTATGAGTGCAATAAGAACACCGAACCATTTAATGTAAATGAAGCTTACTTGGTAGAAGTAAATAAAGAAAATACCGTTGATTTATGGTAATAGTATAATTAAATGGAGAGTTGACAATACTCTCTATTTTTTTGTATATAAAACCGTTTGTACAAACATTTTGAATGTTTTGAAAGTGCAATTCACTTCACTTAGCACACCTTCTACGATTTGAACATAGACATGACGATTTTGGAGATCGTTGCTCTACCAATTAAGCTAAAGGTGTTGAATTATTTATTAATATGTTATATACTTAACAAGTAGCCAATAGTTTGTTTTCAAAAGGAGGTATCATATGAACAGAGAAGGAACTGGGAAGTTTAATACCGATTCAAGTGGACATACTTATAGGTACGACAAAGGTGGCGGATCTGATATTGATACATCAGATAAAACCCAACGTGAAAGCGACATAGGACACATTCCTGGAAGATATCAGTGGGAAGAAACTGTTGATGTTTCGGCAGATGATGAAGATAATGACAATACAGAAGATGATTAAAAATTAATATTATTAAACATCATATAAGAGATTATCAAATATGATAATCTCTTATGTTTTATTTATTTTCTCCTTAAATTCATTAATAAAAAATCAATAACTTGAACCTATGCACCGAATAAACGATGACCTCTGATTAGCAATCAGGTGCAATACCAACTCTGCCAATACTACATAACAAAAAGAGCCATCTCCAAAAGAAATGACTCTTTCTTTACCAATCAGTCGCCAAACTGATTATAACTGTATAGGGCGGTAGTAAGTGGTGAACTTACAAACCTAAGTTTCGTATGCATCCCAAAAAAATAGACTTTCACATCAGGTTTACCGCACGAAAATTATATTACGGTTCGGATGGATCGGTAGTATCTACCTTAATCTCATCCACGGTTATTCCAACATTGTATGTCACATCCTTAATGACACGAATATTTTTATATCCATATTCTCGATCAAGCTCTTTAATTGTATTTTTCAATTCACCCAAATCATCCGTTGAGTATTCGATTAGTTCCGATGGAGAACCTTCAGTCTGAATCTGATACATTTGATAAAATTCTCTTCCAAGCACAGAGTTATATTTAATTAATATTTTATACATATATACATTCCTCCAAAATGATAGAATTAGAAAAGCTGTCGATAGGATTTGAACCTACAACCTTGGCTTTAGAAGAACCATGCTCTATCCATTTGAGCTAAGACAGCAGAATAGAAGAGGAACGACCTCTCCTTATTATATAGATTGATAAGATCTATTGCCAATCGATTATCAGCCGACCGACAAAAGAGAATATTGTAAATTCTCTGAAAATATTATCCAGTTGCAACGCCACAACGGACTCGAACCGAAATCTTCTCTCTATAGGAGAGACGCATGATCCTTTCATGCTGGTGACCTGAATAATATATTATTTGATCATTCCTAACTCGTACTTATAGTACGTCAAATGCATGATATGTGTATGAACAACCGTTTACTTTATCATTCTCCGCATATTTTCAGTCTTCGGAACAAAGACCACTCGATAAGGTTTAATGACTCTTATCCGTCAAAATTCCAATTGTAAAAATCAGAAAAGACAATTTGCCATTTCTTACAAAACTCTGTGGACAGTTTTAATCATAATAATGGTTCTCATTAACGTAGAGAGGCACGAACATCTTCTCATTTCTGAAGGTTGAGAGTAACCGATAATCCTAGATGTTGATAGGGTAGGTATGGGCTTACAATGCTACGTGAATAGCAAAATGCCAAGATATGTATTGCTGTCACACTTATATTTTAGCAGTGACCGCATAGCTTTCTTTTATACTCTGATTCGCTTCCGAGTTTGCAACGCCAATGATCAGTAGCGAAGGTGTTTTTAGAGTAGCAACTAACTCAATATTTTTATCTCGTGCTTTTATATACAGCCTTACGAGTGACTGTTGATCACTTATATATTCTCTGTTTGGTTGCCCATTTAAGGGTTGTTTTATTTGTTTCTACATTGTCGTTACCTTTTTATATATACCTTTCGTGCCTGTTTATAAGGGCTTTATTTGGATAATACAGTGCTATCGGTCTGTTAGTCCGCCTGATTTTCACAGAGCCTTGTTGAGTTCTTATGGTTTCAGAGCATTCGGCTGTAGGTATATGAGTTTGTTACCCTTAATATTATTCAATCACTTTGACATAAATCATCTTAACATGCTATGATGTAAAAAAGAAAATTTTATAAGGAGTATATATTGGACACAATATTTGAAATATTTAAGACCATTTTTCCTGCTATTATTACTGGAATTTTTACATTCCTAGCCACTAAATATACGTATAATAAAAATATACCTTTAGACAAAATGGAGATAGCATATGATAAAATATATAATCCTATATATCATATACTATTACAAAATAATTCTAATAATATATGTACAAATCAAATCAGCTTAGATATATTTATCATTTTAAATAAATATAATGATTATGCAGATCGATCGACACTTCACGCATTTGATTTATATCGTAAAAATAGAGATAAAGATAGTTTTATAAATTTTAAAAATAACATCAATAATAAATACATATATCTTCGCAAAAGACTTGGATATTTAGAACCTAATTTGATACAAGCGTATACATATTCTTCAAAAAATGAAAAATCTGTTTTACGATTAGTGTTAGAGTGTACTGTCGCATACATAACAATGCTCGCATATGCATTGTTGAGTGCATCAGTTCACACAGTTATAACATGGATAGCTTTTAGTTTAATATGTATCATTATAATTGAGTTATTAACTTTATTTTTTAGGAATATTTTAATTTATATCAGGAAAATTATAAAACATATAAAATCCAATAATAAATGTCGTAAAAATTGACATATTTTGACAAGAAGTGTCATATAATATATAATAGAAAGGACAAGCAGTTATTCAAACATCTTTGTTTTGGCTAGATAGAGATGGTTAGGCGGTTAAGTCACGTCAGAGTAGTGATACTCTGTTTATATAGATATCCTCATGACACAATGTAGGAAATACTTACAAAGGAGGATAATACGTGACATTTTGTGAATTACTAATTTTTACATTAGTGACTGGCATAGTAAGTGGTGTAATTGCTACATACTTAGTCAGATTGTTCGATAAACACAAAAATGACCGCCACGGCAAATAGCGATCATTTCCTTTGTGTTGATATTGTTATATTAGCCAAATAGTGTTCAATATTGGCTTAACCGTCTAACGGATAATTGCTTGTTTCTTTTGACTTGTATTGTAACACATAAAATTGTGTGGTGCAAGAGGGAATTAGACAAAGTCTTAGACAAAAGCTTCATCGGGATTGTCTAAATACCTTCTTTTTCAGCTTCTTTCTGTAATTCTTGTTGCTTAAACTTTAGAATTTTTAATTTTTCCCTTAAATCAGCCTTAGAAGCAGGGCGTACATAGCTCTGTGAAGTTACTGAAGTTGATTTGTGGTTCGCCCATTGTGAGGCAAGATTTAAATCACCAGTATCTTCATATATTTTATTGATCGCTGTCTTCCTCATGCAATGACAATGAAAGTCCTCCAAGCCAATAACTTTACCAATTTTTCTCATTCGGTCATGAATCATGCCTTGTGTCCAAGGAATCCATTTGTCCTTATATTTATGAATAAATAGAGCATCGCATTCAAGATGGTCATAATCATTTGTTCTCATAGATAACCATGTTTCAAGCATATCCTTACAGGTGCTGTCAAAGGAAACTTCTACACGGTATCCTTCCTTTTCACGTATTGACTCAAATACCATATTATCTAAATCAAGAGAAGATACAGTAAGTTTTTCCAAAGCACCAATTCTATTAGCGGAGAAGAGTGCGATTTCAAATAATAATTGGTCTTGTATTGTCCATTTGTTATTCTCTGTCTTATATAAATCTGCTCTAATAGCTGCAATCTGCTCATCATTTAAAAAGTAATGATTAAGAATCTGTTCTTCGTTTGCTTTTTTCATTCTATCAAGCTTACCATCAAAAGGATGATATTTAACAAAACCACGTTTCATAGACCAAATATAAAATGAACTTACGGCAGAAATTTTCATGTTGATAATTTTTTTATGATTCATCAATGTTTCCTGACAGAAAAGCATATATGCCTCCATAATATCAACTGCATTTTCCATAAATTCATCAGAATATAAATCTAATTCACCATAATTTTCTCCTAACCACATGAGGAAGTGTCGGAACAATCCTTTATATCTCTTATATGTAGTATCTTTTACATCACGATTTTTGATAATATTAGACTGTAAATATTTTTCATATTTCTTCCAGTTCTCTTCATAAATAAATTTCTCTTTGTCAGGAGTGAAATATTTCACCCTTGTTATTTTCTCTTTTGACAATATTTCAGCCTCCTTTTCTGTAATATAAAAGAAGCAGAGTAGTAATAACTAAACTGCTTCACTATAATCTATAACATTTCTTCCCCATTTTATCTCTTCGCTATATTTTAATTCACCTATTTTAGAAACTTTATCCCAATCTATATTATTCTTGATAAAAGATTCAATATTCTTTCTAAGTTCTATAGAATCATTATTTAAAATGTTATATGTATTATCTTTTGTCAAATCACAAGGGAATAAAATATAATAATGAATATTATTTTCTTTAAACATTTTTTGTTTCTTAGATAAGTCTTTACGATATGTTTCTTTGGATTTACTGCTCGTGATCTGTTTATTTGAAAAGAAATAATTTTTATATGCCTCAATTACACCTGCAATTTCAATATAAATATCATTATCTTTAGTATGAATTAAATAATCACAATTCATATTTCTGTGATAAGATGGAACAAAAGATGAATATTTTACATTTCGAAAATAATCTATTCCATATCTTAATCCAAATTCTCTAAGATATTTTGAAAATATATATTCAAATTGGCTTGTAACATGTTCACCATTACTAAAATCAAATGTGATACCTCGACCTCTCTTGCCTAAAGAAATTCCTTCATTTGCCAATAATGTTTGCAGATTACAATTATAAAATTTTTTAATTGTTCTTTGTAAAGAATCTGCATTCAACCACTCATGAACACTGTCTATTTCAGATGTAGTGATAAAATTTCTATTATCATCTTTTACATGTTTACATATATCTTTTATCATTTGGTCTAATTCATCTTTTGTTAAAGTTCTATCCAACATGGACTCTTGAATTATTTCTAATCCAAGTTCCTTTTTCATATTATTAATAGTTCCCCAATAAGTTTTAATCACTTCTAATGGTGGATGATAACAACCTCTTCCTCTAAAATCATCATACATTAAAGCTCTATCTTTTTCTGACTGTAATTTGTAAATCAGTTTTATCATTTTATCCTTTGACGGTGTTTTACCTTTTGCTACAAAACCACACCAATCAACAAAATCAGCCCAAGTTTTAACTGATTTATCTGGGCAATTATTTATATACCACCTACCATCAGGTAAGTTAAATGGCTCTTTCCGCAATAAATCATATTTTATTGGGTTGCCTAATTCTTCACTTTTTTGAATATATTCCCTTACATAATAGTCGTAATCCTCGATATTAAATTCTCTTTGTTTTGTACTTTTCATAATTTTCACCTATGCCTTCTCCTATGCCAATAACTAAAAAATAGAACAGTAGAAGAGAGGCATAGGTTCTCATATACTTGGTAGCTACTCCAAGTACCTACTGTTCCATAAATCCCACAATCAGCTATGACACCAATCATGAGCACATATATGTATTCTCTGTTTCCATATAAAGTTCGTTGCCGATTTAACATCTCCCAATCCGTATATAAAAACATTGAAAAAGTCCTCCCACTTGGTAATGCTCCAAGCCGATCCGAAGACGACAGATTTACAGTCTGCCCCACATCTTTAGTGGTCTATGAGAGGATACAAAAAGAGTGTGCAGCGTACACCACACACTCCCATATTTCTTATTAGTTAATACCAAAATGATTCATCTAATTTATCCAGATAACATGCATAGTTCATTAACCGCTTGTAAATCTCTGGAAATGCGTCTACTATATCAAGCCAATCATTTAATGAATCATAAGTCTTCTGAATTTCTTTTGTCTTCTTCTCGAACTCTGCCTGAGACACCTGCTTGCCATTGATAGAATAGTAATCTTTATCAATTTCCTTGCAATCACAGTGGTCACAGTCACCATCACAATTATCATCACCAATATTGACTTCATATACTACCTTAGACTGGATACTTGAAATAATTTTTGAATTACAATTATCCATTACATAACAAACTACTCCTGTAGCATATAAGTATCCATTTTCACGTTTAGCAGGTTCACACCAAATACCTTCATGATCTAAAGCAATAAGATACTCATCATTGTAATTATCATGATCTGGTCGAGCGAAATCTGAAATATGAGCCAGATCGTGACCATTCTCTACTAACTCAGCAATGATATTCTTCGCATCTTCATACTTTGCAACAACGTCTACTGAATTATATTCATCATCGGATTTTACTCGCTCATATACGTCTGAAACATCATAAGCAAAATCTTCACAATCTTCAAAATGTAATGTTTTTATAATAATCACATCCTTTCAGATTATGCATTCTTTACAGCATCTTTGAACGCTTTTCCTGCTTTAAATTTTGGCGACTTGGACTCTGGAATAGAGATGTTTTCTCCTGTCTGTGGGTTTCTTCCAACTCTAGCAGCTCTTGTAGCTGTCTCAAATGTACCGAACCCTACGATCTGTACCTTATCGCCATTTACAACTGCATCCTGAATAGCCTTAATAGTAGCATCTACGAATACGGCGGTATCCTTTAATGTTACTCCCTCTAATGTCTCTGATACTGTCTCTTTTACAACTTTTACTAAATCTGTTTTGTTCATAATTTTTATTTTCTCCTTTTATCTCAACTAATTTTGTCTTTTTCGACTATTTTATTTTGTAATTTTTTTCGACATTCTGATATTTGCCGAATAGAAAAAGAGGGTAGCGGCTCGATGAGTCCACTCCCTCACATATGGCTTCGTCAGCCAAAAACCGAAGTTATTCCCATTTATTAATCGCCTGTTGGGTTCAGGTCTGTTTGCATCATAGCAGTGACTCTACGATGTTTATGTAAACCGGACTACCCAAAAGTAGAAGAGTAGTCCTGTTCTCACAGTCACTTGTCTTAATATTAAAAACTATGCATCTCCGTACATAGCCTACTTTGTCGTAAAATAATTAATCAATTTAATTGAATATCATACAAGCAAATCAATCCATTTTCTCCAATAACAGAAACTGTTTGCTCTGGCTTATTTACTTTACGAATTGATATCGCATAATTGTCTGAACCTGAACAACATCCTGACTCAATAACTTTTGTATCATAAACAGTAGTCAATCCATTAGTGTGTCTATGTCCTAGTAACACAATGTTTGGCTTTATATTAAACATCATCGTGAAATTCTGTACAACATTACTTGGTGAATCCTTGTGTCCATGAGCAGCAAACACATTATTTCCACGGATATTAAACATTGCTATTTCAGGTTCAACTGTATTATCACAAATTGTAATATTTTCAACATTCTGCATTCTTGCCTTTAAATAGAAAGGTAAGAGTACATCCATATTTTCACCATCTAAAGCTTCTTCTTTTTTAGGAGAGATCCTAGAGTGATTACCAGGCGTTGTATATACATAGATATGACTGAAGTGATTCGCCATTCTTGATAGCATAGCAGAAATCAATTCTGAAACATATTTAAACTGTTCCATTAAGTCCATATTATTCTGCAAGCGAAGGTTATTATGAATAATTCCACTAAGAATTTCTCCAATTACAAGATAACAATTTTCTGAATCATGTTGTCCACGAATATCTAAGATGTCAGAAGTGAACTTTTCGATTCTTTGTCTCAAAATGTCTGCATTAAAATCATTTTTCCAATTATGTATTTCAATACCTGTATGAATATCAGTTAAATGAACCAAAAGATCCGTTGAACTATTGAATAAAGTATAATGCACTGGAATATTCATTGGTTCAACATTTTCGCAAATTATTCGTTTTACCATATCTACATATGATTCTTTACGAGCTTCTTGTCTAATAAGTCGATTGTACTCAACCCTTGCATCGGAAAGCTTAATCTTTTCCTTACGCATTTTAATTAACTCAGAATTATCTGAATTATTTTCTGTTTCTACTGGTTCATTAACCCATCCAGCATCAATATATTCATAAAGTAATTTACTACCTTTACGTACTGTATCTCTGTGCTCTAAATCACCATTAAATTCAGAACGAAAGTCAGCAACATCTTGCCACTCTAAATTTTCGTCTGTTCTTTTTCTCTTGAGTAAGTCTAATTGTTCTCTAAGAAATTCATTCTTCTCGATGTCGTCCACCGCCTTACTCTTCAGAACCTTCCTCTACAGGAAGTTCAAATGTGATCTTGAAACCAATTGACTCAAATGGAATTGCATCAATTACCTGCTGAGATAAATCTTCACCAGTTTCCACATCTACAAATCTTAAATCCTTTACAGAAATATTGTCTAATTTAATTGTTTTCTTAGGAGCAGTAATTTTCTCCTCTGATTCAGTAATTTTAACCATTATTCCTTTTTCTCCTTATCAACTAAAATAGGAGAGCAGTGTGCTCTCCCTAAAATCCTATTTTATTTTTATGATCTTCTTCATTTTCGTCATCTAAATATTCTTCATTTGATGGTGCTTCAAAACCAATGCAGTGTGTGTCTATTGGTTCTAATGCGAATTGAAGATCCTGTATTTCATTATTCAATTTTAAGACCTTTTTACTTAATTCTCCTTTGGGAATTTTCAAAGCAGTTTGTATTAATTCAGTAATCGAATCTATAATTGGTAATAAACATATACCAGTAAGAAAACCAAAAATATATTTCTTCATAGGCGATCACCTTACATTTCGTTAAATTTTATTTATCACTATCTATAACGGTATAATCATGTCTTTTTCAGAACATTTTACTTTATAACACTTATCATTCTTGGATATTTCTTCTCGTAAATGTTCTTTTAAACAATTTTTTGCTTCTGTAGATCCATGTACTAAAACAAGCTGATTTGTATTCAAATTACTACCGAATTTTAATAAATCGTCAAAATTGGCATGGGAGCTAAACGTGCTCATCGTTATACAATCTGCCCTATTAGGTACAGGAACTTTGTTTATATTGATTGTTTTATGGGTTTTGCCATTTTTTATTCTATATGACAAATAAGAAACATCTGTTCCTACAAATCCAGAGAAACAAATCATAGAATTGATATCACGTAAATATTTATCAAGATAAGATAATATCCTCCCATTTGTGCAAAAACCACTACTTGAGATTACAATTTTAGGTATAGGATCATTTACCCATGCTTTCGATTCTACTTTTTCACGCACATATTTTACATTTTTCCAATTATAAACTTTTGTCCATAATTCACAAAAATCTGAGTCAAGAACATCTTCGTAAGCTTGACATATATCACAGGTTAGCATTGAGTCAACAACTATATCTGTTTTGAAATCTTCATTTTCTCCAAATAGGAGATATAGTGTTGTTAATAATTCCTGAGATCGTGAAAATGAGAACGCAGGAAGAATAATAGAACCTTGCCTTTCTAATACGGTTTCTATGGCAACTCGTAAATGTTCAACATCAAATTCACGAATTTTCTTTGTAGTTCTAGTATTTAAACCATAAGTTGATTCCATAATTGACACGTCAGAAAAGGTAGTTGGGATTTCTGTATTTTCCACATAATGATTTTTAGTATCTAACGCTCCAATGTCAGAAGTATATAGAATTTTCTTTGTTTTTATTCCATCATTTAAAATAAGCTGTAACTGTGCAGCTCCTACACAATGAGAGTTTTTAAACCATTGAAAACTAACCACATTATCTAATTTGTAAACATGATTATACTCATTATATACATGAACGTAGTCCAGTGTTTTATATACATCTTCCTCAGTGTATAATGGTTCGTATTCTCTATTATATCTTTTTGATAAAACTCGTGCCTCATCATTTACAATAAAAGCACAATTAAGTAATAAATATTTCGACATAACCGAAGATGGGTATGTCATAATTATTTTTCCATGAAATCCTTCTTTAATAAGACGGGGTAATAATCCGATATGATCAATGTGCGAATGTCCAACAAACACGTAATCCAATTCATCAGGCTTAAATTTAAATTTTTCTGAATTTGCTTTATAAGCTGCCAAATATGAATTATCCTGTAATAAGCCACATTCAAGTAAAATTTGTTTATTTGCAAATCTTATATAAATCATTGATCCAATAACATCTTTTGCATTATTACCACAAAATAAGATTCCATCATCTTTCAGTTTCGCTTTTCTTGCGATTGTAAAAACCACCTTTCTGTTTTAGTTTCATCCACAAGTGAAGAAAAGTGGAAGAGTAGCGTGACTCTGACTCGAACAGACCCTCTAGTTTATGAGACTAGTGTGCACCTTTACACCTTACCGCAAATTGGAAATGTAGGATTTGAACCCACGACCTCCTGAACCCAAATCAGGCGTTCTACCAAACTGAACTAATTCCCAAAAAAGAGTGCAGTAGTCATACCTTCAGAACGAAAATACAACTACTGCTAAAAGAAGAGTTGTTTTTATGAAATGTATTATCTGTTTGAAAACGCCTTGATTTGCTACCCGTAGGCATGAATCCATATATCTTCCACAGAACGTACATGGTACAGGCTCGCTTGCTGCACTTACCTGGTTTGGCGCACACATATACAAGTTTTTCACATAGCATCACAGCAATGATTTATAGCTATATGTTAGACGAAATATTGTAATGTCTCTCGACAATTATATATTCTCTGTTTTATCAGCTAAGAAAAGCTGATTTCATTATTTTAGCCTTTCGGCACAGCCCTCAATCAAGAGGGCTTCTATTTTGTAGTAAAACGATCGTTGCATATTTTTATTCCGCATTTGCATATTAGCGGAGAGGATAGTTGTGTTGGTATTGTACTAAAGCACACGCAAATTTACACTGTTATACATAGATAAAGTCTCATTGCCCACTTTCTCCTCATAAGTTCACTTAACTACAACTGTTACAACCGTTGATTTTACTAGCTTTTTGATATAGTAAAATAATTAAGTCTGTACAAAAAATGTGCATTTTAACAATTTTTTGAAAAACATTTTAGCAAATTTGCTGAATTTACATTATATAATACTTTTAGCAACAATGATTTATTTTTATTAAGAACAGAAGATATTGTTTTTTGATTGCGAATTGAACCAGGAAGAATTTTGAACGAACGATCAATCATCCAAGAAAATAACCCAAGATAATTCTTCGATATTTTAATTGATTGTATTTCGCAAATTATATCATCAAAATCTTTTCTAAGTAATAAATAATCCTCACTTTCTGCATCATCGTTTATTTCGTATAATTTCAATGAATATTTTGCTATAATTTCTTCAACTTTTCTACAAGTACGAATATTACTTTTCATTTCATATTTAACAAAAAAATGACATATTGGTAAAGTGGTATCTACATTACGAAACTTCATTAAATCCAAATCATATAAGTAATTCATAGGACATTTTAAATCTTTATTTATGTTTTTATCATTAAATCCATGTTTGATTATTTTCCAAAAAGAAGGATAAAGATTTGTCTTAATATCCATGTCATCTTTTATTCTTTTAATCTCACCAGTTAAGTCAATATCAAATCTTCTTTTTGCATTATCAATAGCAACTTGCGCTAAAACACTCAATATGCATACATAGTCAATGTATTTTTTATCATTAAAATTGCAAGCATATGTTTGAGCAATTTGAGCCAAATTACTTGATTCGCCAATATCCAATTGTGATTTTGCTAAATTGTTGTCAATGCCAGCATAATCATCCATTGATTTACCATATATATTTTTTTCCTTTGGAATATTGTTTTTAATTGTAGGATAATTCTGATAACAGTTTCTTGCATGTTCAACAATATCAGACTGATTTGTTGTATATCCGCTATCAGAATCTTGATCGCTTCCATTATTTCTATCCTGAAAATCTGTTCCATTCATATTTACTGCAATGCACTGTTTTCCAAGATTAAAATATTTTTCAAGATTTTTATGGTATACATTGTGAAGATATGTAAGATTATTTTTGCTATTGAAAGGACTTCTAAAGAAAGCTAGATATTCGCCACTATTAAATCTTTCAGTGTAACATTGGATTGTATTGTTTTCTGTAAAAAATGTATTATCATTATCCACATCAGATTCGTTTCCAGTAGCGGCATATAAAAGCATTGCATATGGAGATCCAACTATTACTAGATTTTCTGCATTTTGAATGATACGTCCACTTTTCATATTTGACACGTATCCTTTAATAATAGCTTTTTTTCTGTCACGAAAGTATGAACTTCTTACAAAATCTGGATTTTGATTACACAAAGCAATTAAAACTTCATAATCATTTGAAAAATTTTTATTCTTTTCAAGATATTTCAGAAACTCAGAATTGTCCTGTTTGAGTTTATTAATATACTCAACACTTTCTTTTACAACATTTGGCATTATTTCTTCATCAAGCGAGTTCACCATTTGATAACTCATTCTCTGAACTTCACCAAGCTTACTTTCATGTGCTGTCTTCACAATGCCAAACATACAACCATTTTCATAAACTCTGTCACACCAATATTCATACGACTTATCAAATTTCAACCATTTCATAGCATTGTCAGTTGTGATCAACTCAATATCCTTGACAAAATGCTCCACTCCAAACATATCTTTTACAATGGCAGAGTAGTAGTTTTCTCCAAAATAATCTCTGAAAAACTGTTGAATATTTGTACTGAACGCTGCCATTTTACAAAAATGATGTCTTAATAGGATATATCCATTCCCCCAAGTTGGAAAAATACTAGAATCAATTAGAGCCTGTCCATCAAACATTGTATTCTTCAATTCATAATTATCAATATGTTTTGCGTAGCAATGTTTGTTTTCATCAGTCTCAATACTGACAACTTTAGTAAAAAACGATCTGTCAACATCTTTTAATATTAAAATATTCTTGGGATTAATTTTGACTTTACCAACAATGGCACTTGATATAAGTGGGGCATATGCACTGATTTCGACTGTAGGAGAATTCCTTTTCGGAAGCCGAATACCCATATATAAGAATTTAATTGCTTTTTTATAAAGACGATCACATATAAACATACATGATCCTTTTTTCGCTTTTCCTGTACTTCTATAAAGCATTTTATAATGAATAATTTCTCGTTTTATAATATCACCATTTTTCTTTCTGGTGATATATTCAACATTCACACCATCATTGTAAAATAACTTTCTGATTTCTTCCTTGGTATGTTTATGGTAACGATCTTTATTTTGATTTGCTTCTTGAAATAATTGTGCAAGCTTTTTGCGCTTGTTTCTTTTCTTTTGAATTTGGCTTTTGTAACCATATGATTTTGCTAATTTGTATTCAGTCCTAGCATTTTTTGCAACTTTTTGTAAATGTGCAATTTCTTCTTCATATGAACGAGAACCAAAGTTAAATTCTAAACAAATTATATCTCGTGTAGATTCTTCCTTCCATACCTTTAATCCGTTTTCTTTTAGAAAGTCACTAAAAAGGCTATTTGTAAACATTGCATCTTTATACTCATAATGATCTCTGACACCATTGTTATACTCATAAAGAGTGCTTGCTTCAATGTTTTTAATTTTGATTCCAAATTCACTCATGTATATTATATCACCACCTGTTTATTCATTTAAAATTCCTCCTTGCATTCATCATTTATCGGATTATTCTCTTCATAACACACCCGCAAAGATTCACATCCAGTACAATCAACCACATTACTCATCGGACATTCTGATAGAGGGAGAGTTGTTGCCATATTATATAAATCTTCGCTATTATATTTATTCTCCATAATCGTCCTCCGTCATTTCATAAATCCTATAACCTAGAAAAATAGCCATATCTTCAGTTCTATCAAAACAGTCTATATGGGCATATTGTCCAACATCATTTTGCACATACTTGTCTCCAATGCAAATTTCTTCGCCACATTCGGAGCATATAATATTGCTTTTATATTCTCTATAATTAGGGCATCCTGGAATATGATGAAGTTGTCCACAATACTCACATGTACAGTTCATAATATTCATTTATTTAATTCCTCTCTAGTAACAATTTCCAAACCTCGATCGAAGCATTTTTGTTCAAGATCGTAGCGATCCATATAATATTTGAATGAATCGTGATCATTTAATTTCGATACTTCCTGCAATATATCATTACGGATAGAAGAGGAGTCTGAATCAAATTCGACATCTTTATATTTTTCCATGAGATCAAGCAGCTCTACACTATTTTCTTTTAAATATAATGTAGTCGTATATTTTTCTGTCTCTTTATTCCATTTAGCAATAGCAATTACTGAATAATCCCTATTATGTAAGTCCATTTTTATGCAAATTGTTCCCATATTTTCGTATCTAAGCATTTTTAATACCTCTCTTATATGTATATTGATCGTATACTTTCCCTAAACGGCATGATTTATTGAATCGCATATCTGATTCAATTCTCGCCGCAATATTGTGGGAAGTAGCGTTAGTAGTGTCAAAATCTGATTCGTAGATCAGCCCTCTATATTCTGATGGATCTACATAAATTTTTGGTGTAGTATAATTCATATGTTTTTTGCTTCCTTTCTCTGTTAAATATTTTTTTCATTCACATCACTCCTTTTATAGTGTTGCGTTAATTTGTGTCATATGTTTATTCTCTTATTTACAATTCGTTTTCTAATAACTTAATAATCTTAGTTTTTACGTCATCAGAAAATAAACAATTCTTATCAGACTCTAATAAGTCTAATACTGTTTGATATGAAATATTGGATGATTTTAATGTTTTGATATAATGTTCTTTGTTCTTGAACCATTTTGTGCCAATTTTATATAATTGATTTGAATCACCTATCTCATTTGTTCCTGTAATTTTTACCATTCTTCCCATACTTTTATTCTCCTTTCATTTTTGTTAAATATCTTATTTCACCAGACACGTCATCCTTGTTATATATTCTCTTTCCATAAATTCTTTCTAATTCGATTAAAACAGAATCACCTTCTAATTCCATTGGATCAAGAGCATATACATTCCTTGTAGGAACAAACACTCCTTCTTCTTTTTTATTCTCCACAAACATATCTCTTCTTATATAAATTAGTTTATAAGATTCTAATACAGATAATCCGTTTTCAACTGTTGAGATAGAGGTATCTAATCCTTTCGCAATTTGTGATTTAGATGGAAAAGAAATTTTAGCAGGGGCAATATCTCCTGGATAATCCATGATATATTGCTTTATATAAAGATAAATACCCAATAGAATAGATTTATTAATTTTAGATGAGAGAGAACAGATTTTTTCATATTCAGAAATAGTAATCTGTACAAAGCTATCTTCTGTAAAAAAAAGATTATGTTCATAAGATAATTGAAGATGAAACAAATCATTTGGTTTAACTACAAAAATATCTACACTGCAACTTGCATAACCTTTGTTTATAATTTCTGTTTTTATAATTTCTCGAAAATCAGAGTATATAGATTTATTATTTGTTTTTGTGGAATATCCAATTTCCTGTAGCAAATCATTAAGTGTGAGAGTAACTTGTCCAAATGTTTGTACATGTTTCCTTAGATACAATATGATGAGATAGTATTTTAAACCTGAAATACCTTTATGATTTTTGATTTCTTTTTTTGAAAATCCAACTGATGTTATTTTTTTATCTTTTTCGGATAGATAAATATAGTTGTCGATTTTAATCGCTCCTTTCGTTAAAAGATTCTGTGGGAAAATTTTCCCAAAGATTTAACACTACCTATTAAGTTTGTGTGAAAATTTTCCCAAAGGGGTACTTAATTCTGTGTGAAAATTTTCCCAAAAAGTAGGTATATAGTATAAAAGCATAATTAATAATATAAAAAAGCATAAATATATAAAAAAGTATAATAACTTCGTAAATGGTCTAACGCCCATTTACTCCGTAAAAAATTAATTGATTGTTATTAGTTGATTTAGGTACATGGTGTTTGGGATTGATGGTTTCATTTGGGTACATGTATGATGTACCTATATCATTATTCTCCACTAGACTGATCATTTATTAACTATTCCAAATCAACATACTTCTCTTTAACAACATCCGCTACAAAGAATACTGGCATTTTATTATGATATTTTTCATATAATTCTTCACTTGATATCATCTGATAGCATCTCCCAATAGGAGTCTCAACTATCCGTCTATAATCTTTTACAATAGAATTTTCTTCTTTGAATCTGTCACCAATTTTGCCACAGATAGTGCAATAACTGCCTAATGAAGTTGTTAATGCAGTCGGTTTGCTTATTAATCCTATTTTCATATTGTATTGAATCAAACATTCTTCATATTGATGCTTGTGCTTTGATCTCTTTTTAATCTTAGAGATATTACTGCCTGTATTCTTTTTGTACTTTGGTATTTCCTGATTAAAATTATCCATAATCCTTCCTTTCGATGATAAATTGGTTGTATAATAGATTTTTTATTTAATAATTGCATATGAGTATGGTAGTGGTTAGATTATAATAACTGGATTATCTTCATCTGGTAGGTTAAATATACTAGACTTCATAAAAATAATAAGAGTTATACATCGCTTACACATTGCCTCTGATATAGATACTGACTCTTTCGCATTAAGCACATAATTTTCAAAGTCTGTTGGTTGCAGTAAATACATTGCTAATGATGGTTCTCTTTTAATTATTTCTAATACAACTGGTTTTATGAGCACATTAAATATAAATTCTGTTGTAAGTACCATATTTTCTTTTCCATCATATTCATTGTAATATGCTTTAAGTGCATCTAATGTTGTTTTGTATTTCGATGTGTCATAGTGTTGTTTGCAAATCATAATTATATCTGTCATTGTTTTATTATCCATTTTTATATCCTCCTTAATAATTATTAGTTATTTATTCTCTATTTCTGCACATCTATTAATATAATTATTAAAACCTGCATTAAGAATTGCTTCGGTTTCTTCTATGGTTTGATAAAAGAAACTTGGCTTCTCGTAATAAATTCCTTTTTCTTTATCTATAGGAACATGATCTATTTTAGTCTTTGAGTTTTCTTTTATTAAATGATAGATTGTCATATCTTCATCAGTAATTACACCTTCAATATATCTTCTAGTAAGCCTGTTTATAATATGATCACTGTGGGTTTCAACTATTGTTATCTGTGATCGGTTCATTAATTCAATTATTTTGTCGGCTATCTCTAATTGTAGAATAGGATGTAATGCGCATTCTGGCTGCTCTAATATAATTACACTATTGATCATAATATTATGTTCTATATCTGCCAAAGCAATAGAGCATTCGTTCCATTTAAAATATTGTGCTGAAGAGTATTGTGATCGACATTGCTGTAGAATTGTTGTTTTACCAGTATTGTTACAACCAGTTAATACTGTTAATGGTGTTAAATTTAATGTTTGTGTTTCAAAATATGCAGGTAACTGTGTTTTAAATGTTGACATAGTATTATGTTCCTTTCTGTTGATTAATCTTTCTTATTTTTATTCTCTGTTTGTGTTGACAGATATTTAGTAATTGATATGGTCTATCCTAAAATTATTTTCTTGTTACGCTGCAAAAATACCGTCCCTTATCAAAGGGGCTATTTTTATGCTGGCGTATACCATTACATTCTTTATATGGAGTTATGGGAACTAAATCGATCGTTTTGAGGGTAAATTTTTATTTTTATATCTTTGTTGATAGATTGGTAGGGTAGAAGATAAAATCGATTTTTGTATCAATTTGATACGAATTAGTCAAGTAATTATGTTTTAAATAAAAATAAGACAGTGCAATTACTGTCTTAATAGTTTTGTGTGTAGTTTTATGGTAGCCCCTATATGGGGATTATATGATTTGGAATTTTTACTGGGAAAATCGTTATCGGTAAAAGTGCTTATAAATAAGGAAGATTTTGAATTTGTGGGTGGATTTTTGGTGAGATAGGAGTTTGATTTTGGGTTGTAAAGTGGCTGAAATGCTTGATTTTAATGGGTTTTGACGATATTGGGTACGATATGGGGTTAGGAAGGGAAGATTTGGAGTTTTGGTTGATTTTATTGGAGATTTTGGAAATTAGATTTTTGAGTTGGTGTGTGAAAGAATCAGCTATATGGATTCCAGGAAAGACAAGCTGCTGATCTGGTTTTTGCCACCCCCTACACCCTACAACTACGGTATTTCTATATTTTTCCGTGATCGAACAAATGTTTAATAAAATCATCTTGGACTATCTGAGCAGAACATACTCGAACAAGTGTTTGAATTATAATTTTATCGCAATTTTTGATAAAAACTTGTTGACAACAAGGTACCACTATGTTATTATAAAGCTACAAACAAAACAACAACAAGTTTTCATCCTTGAACTTCTTTTTAAGAAAATGAAAAAAGTTGTTGACAACAAGTAAATAACTTGTTATAATCTATACATCGTCAAGTAAACAACAAGTTTTCAAATGAGAATAACAGTGTTCGGACACTCTGAGAACTTTAAAAAACTACTTGACAACAAGGTAACAACAAGTTACAATATAGTTACCGACAAGGAAAAGTCGTTAAAACCAAACAATTACATATGAAAGGTGGTGTTTTCAATGTCACTTATAATAGTAATTTTAAAAATTGCTTTTGTAACCACACTTTTACGGTGGATTTTCCAGAATAAAAGCAAGTAATTACATATTTAAGCAACATTGACACCACACGGCGGAAGCCGTTTTCACAAAAAATGTGATAGCTTACACCCTAGACAAGTTTATTCTATCACGACTCAGTGAAACTTTCCACAACTTTTTTACCTGTATAACACCCTTTGCCGGGAAGTAGGTTATTGAAACCCACGCACTTACAGGATGGGACATTGATAGTTTAATATAGGACTGTATCTATACCACGCCGGAAGAATTACATTTATTGGTTTAAATGTGAATACCTATACGAAGTGTCAATATAAGTCGGTAGGATGTCTTTAGATAACTTTGAGAGCGTGAGAAAACCACTAGTGGCAAGTGAGGAAGGTTAGGAGGTCTGAAATAATGCTACCTTTGAGCACCAGAACTACGCTCAAAGTCCGTTCCAAGTCGGATTAAAGCAGAGGATTTCACATAAAAATAATATAGCACCTATGCGTAAAATAGGAGAAGGAGTACATTATGTCAAAGAATCAGATTAATTTTTCAAAAATGAGCAAGGAAGCAGCTACACAGTTAAACACTTTTAAAGAATCTGCACACGCAATCGCTACAGAGGATTTACGGTTCAAAGCTGAGATTAAACCACTTAAAGCACAGTTAGAATCTATTCTTGCAAACCGTCAAAATGACATTGATAATGGCATGAATGTTGATGATGTTATTGCAAAATTTCCACGGATTGAAGTGGATAATGCTATTCGCAAGGCTGAGACAGCACACAAAGCTATTGTTGAACCACTCTCAAAGTCTATGAAAGATACTTATACATTCATTCCAGACGGTATGCATGACGCTTACACTAAAAAAATCACTGAGCATAAACGTGGTGACTTTCTTACAGCCATTAAAACATTCCTTGAAAATTTAGGCATTGAAGGATGTTCTCAAGCTCAGATCAGTAAACTGGCAGAAAATATGTCTGATATGTTTGGAGCAAAATATGCTCAGAGTAAGAAGATTGTCAATGATAATATACTTGTAACAGCTATCAGTAAAGCACAGTTTAACAAACTTTTCATGGCTGTATTTTGTGAAATGTATATTAAATAATTGCAGAGTGGAGCGGAGCGATTGACTCCGCTTTAATGCACTTACACAAAATGTAAACGGTCACAAGTCCGTAAATAGTTGACAACAATATAATACAATGTTAATATAAAAAGAAAAATATGGAGGAATATTATGGCAAAAAAACAATGGGGCACAACCTATGATGAAGAAATATTAAAACAATTTCAAACAACTTGTGAGGAATATGGACTAAAGGCAAATACTGTTCTTGAAGCTCTAATGAAATATTTTAATGAAGGTAAATGTAAAATTGTAATAGATAAAACTGGCATATCTATTACAGTAGACGAATAATATATCAATGTAACCACAAGCACCCTAAACTAAAGGGTGCTATTTTTATACCCAAAAAAATAAATAGTATCCAGTCAAAAAGGCATCTACAAAAGTAGGTGTCTTTTTTAGTGCATACTATTAGCACAAAATAAAACAAAAAAGGAGAGTTGATTAAAATGGCAAAGGTAAACGTAGTATGGAAGGGAATGTATGTAGGCACAGAAAAGATGTCTACCGATCAAATCCGCAAGGCAGAATATGCAGGTTTTACAATTACATACGCAGAATAAATCTGTGTACGGATAGTGAGTTCGATTATAACTCACACAACTACGGATGCAGATTTAAAGGCAAATGTAGTTATTACATAGTAAAAGGCAGACTATTTCAGTCTGCCTCAATCCCAAAAACACAAAATGAATTGAATAAAATATATTTGTGTTACACACAAATTATAAACGATTCAAAAGCAAATGACAAGAGTGAATAATAAGGAGGAAGCAATTATGGCAAACTGGGCAAGAGAAATCATGGTGTTAGCAAATGATTTTTGCTTAAACACATCAAAGGCAAAAGAAATTATTAAACAGGTAGACAATTTATCTGTTCCAAGTGGAAAGATAGAAGATTCATGGAAATATGACAGAGCATATTCACGGCTTAAACCAATGATTATGTCTGCATAGAAGTATGTGATGATCCATACAGAATGAAAAATATAAATGTCGAGAAAGTGAAAACTAAAAGGCAAAATTATTTTAAGCGACTGCAATTAAGTAGTCGCTATTTTAATTAAAAGAAAGGTTAAAAAGGTGAATATTATGTGTAAGAGAGTTTATTTAACAGCAAAAGAGGCAGAAATGGAAATGCAGGAATTACGGAATAAAGAAGGTTTTACTGGAAAAATGGAAACCGATTATATTTCACGGATGATTAAGGATGCAAAGCGAAACTCCATGATCGGAGATAAGCTTCAGCTTGTAGTAGATCCAATGTATATCCACATTCCTGAATGGCAGAGAAGATTAAAGCTTGCTAGAGCATACACAATCGGAAACACATATAACAAGTATAAATGGGATGTTCCGAAGGTACTATTCCACAAAGGCAGACTGTATGTTATTGATGGTCAGCACAGAATATATGGCGCATTTAAAGCAAAAATGGATGCTGTTGTCGTAGAAATCATGGAATGTTCACTTGAAGAAGCGATTGATTTGTTTATTAATCAGTCCCAAGATAGAGCAAAAATGCAGCCAATGGACATTTATAAAGCAGCTATTGCAGGCGGTAAAATAGATTATGTTAAATTACAGGAAATTTGTCATAGAAATAATGTTGCAATAAAGGGAGATGATGATAATGAAAACACAGTAGGAACGCTTACATCTATCTCAGATGGTGTTAAATTATCAAAGACAAATCCTGAATTATTTAATGCAATGCTTGTATTACTTGGAAAACTCGGTTGGAATGGATATGCAGATAGTTATAACGGAAAGGCATATACAGCGAAGATAATTCGTGCATTAAAGGCATTATATGCTTATTGCGAAGGTAGAACAGATGAAATGGAACAGGCGTTAATTGAAAGATGTAAAGGAACAGAGTTCTTCGTGGATAATATTATGGATAAAACACAAGCGCAGATATTTGATTATTTATCAGACATTGTGAGATATGAGATGGAGAACCCATTTAAACAGGAAAAACCAAAGCGTAAAACAAGAAAAATACAGGCAATGTAAAAGGAAATAAGAAAACAGAAAGGAGTGATATTTATGGGGTCTATGTATAGAAAGACAAAACAGATGCGTGATTTTGAACCTATTCTTAAACGGAATGGTTTCAGATATTTGCGAAGTCATGGAAGCCATTTTACATACATAAATACAGTTACGCACAAACGAATTACAATCAACAAAGATCTCAATCGGATGGTAGCAGAGCGGTTGATAAGAGAATACGACTTAGTATAGAAAGGAAACAGAAATGGAAAATACAGTACGGTTATATACATATCAGGAAGCAGTACATATATATAAGAAGAAACAGGCTCGTAAAAAGGCAAAAAGAAAGGCAATTATCAAACGAAAATTAATCTGGCTATTACGTGCAAATTGGACATTGCTTACCATCGTGCCAATGATATTTATATCAAAATGGTGTTTTGATGGTGCACCAGATTACATATTATACATGATTGTATATAGTTTCTTATGTATATTATGTTGCTACGGACATGTAAAGGGATATTAAATGAGAAAGAAAGGATGGTTATTTTATGAATCCAGATTATGAACAGGCTAAACGTATGGCATTAGAGAATGTAGTGCAGAAAAAGAACAGAAAAGCAGTATATGATTTTCAGTGTCGCCATGCAGGAAAACATTGCAATAGAAAACGGAACAGAAAATAAAAGAGAATAAATGGATATTTCATAGTGAAAGGTAGGTAAAAGTTATGTATAAATGGATGTATGACAGAATGGTGACAGAATACAGCAAAAAGTCAAAAGAAGAACTTGTACAGGAGATTATGGCATTAGAAAAAATTGAGTGCTCTGATAGATGCTTTGCAAATGAATGCAAGGCAGGAGCAACTATCTATAATATCAATGAGTTATTTTCAGCACTGAAAGAACTGAAAGCGGGATTCACATATGAAAAAGCTGCTAAAGTTTATGAGTTGATGGAATCAGCGGAAAGTAGTTGGAATTATATTAAAAGCGAAATTTCTGAAATGAATGATAATTCAAGATGTAATAAGGCATTAGAAGATTTCAAAAACAAAGTTGCCAACGTAACTGATAGTAATGATAGTATTTGAAATGCGTGTTTCCTATAGATTAGAAAGGAGAAACGGAATGAGTATTATTGAAGAGAACGCAAAAACAATTAAGGACTGGTTAAAACATTTAGATTTTGAACATGAACATCCAGGTTATGGCAAAGATGTTTATAAAAAGTTAGATGAAATTATTACAGAGGCACAGAGAATAAAAGAGGACTAATACATGTTTCTTTGGATTGGAAAGGGAGGTAAGAAGAATGAAATTAGTACAGGAAATTAAAAAGAATGAGTTATTAGGAAATAGTTGGGGAATCTACGAATTAAATGCCAACGAGAAAAAGAAATACGGAAATAATTACGCATTGTCTCAGGGCGTGTTTTCTGAATATGCAATACAAGAATTTGGTGCAGATGATCTGTTATCTAATCTCAAAGACTTTGCTTATGAAGGGTTTTTTGAAACACAAAAAGAAGCATATATGCAGGTAAAGTTAGTGGAAATGAAGAGTAAGATCGAAAGAATGGAACTTACCATAAAGGACATATTGAAATTACAAACACCAGAATGGTAACTAAGAAATTCGCTTTCTTTAGAAAGGAATGGTAAGCAAAATGGATTATTTATATGTTATAAGCAGAATAGAGTATGAAGATGCAATAGTTTTACAAGTAATGTGCAGAGATGGTGTACATACTTGTTATCACAGCAAAGTAAACTAAGATTTACAGGGAAAAGGAGTGATAATATGTGGAATACAACACATTCAAAAACAGGATGGAATTTAGGAACAGAAGATGAATCTACAGAATATTTTACACTAAATGGTGTAACTTGTTATCATGATTTATTAACAGATAAATATTATGCTTTTCTTGGAATAACAAGAGATAGAAAAGTAGAATTTGAAACGAGAGAGGCTTTGCGAAAAGGAGTGGAAACCAAAATAACAACTATTGAAAAGTCAAAAGAAGATACACGGAACTTAAATGAACTCACGGATCATTTGATTAAATTACTTGAAACGGATGATAAGCGATTCTCATTTGAATTTTGTGCAGGTGGCACAATGGAAATTTATGACAAAGAAAAAGAAATCGGTTATGCAGTTCATATTGCACCGATTGAATATGATGAAGATGGAAACGCAATAAATTTATAGGAGGTTGATTTCTATGATTTTAGAAAAATGGGATGAAGAAGCGAAAGAGATAGTAAAAGGTTTTTCTAATAAAGAAAGGGAAAGGCTTGATGCAATCATTGCAATGCATATTATGGTTTGCAATATTGATGATGAAGGAGCTTACATGACATGGATATATGTTGTGCCAGATGAAGCAACGGAATGGGATTTTATTGATTTTGCAAAGAATGATGAAGGAACAACGGAAAATGCTTTATTCAATGAAGCCGTTGAGTTATTCAAAAAGTTATGGAAGAATTATGCAGCAGAAAAGAACGGTTTATATATTGGTGGAAAGTTATATTGATGTTTAGCAACTAAACAAAATAACGCAAATCAAAGGCAGTTAGGAGAATAAATACCTAGCTGCCTATTTTATTACAAGAAAGCGAGGAATGAACATGAAACAATTTGATTTACCTGTAGTAAATGATATACGAAAATCATTTTACGGAAAAGCGAAAGTAACAGAGTTAGACAATGGAGACATTGAACTGACAAGCTACAATACAGTCGTTTGCAGAATACATAATGGAGTTTTCCAGAGATTATGGAATGGGTATTCAGCAACGACAATGAGACATATCAATGCTTTTATTGACTTCTATGGAATTGAAGGTGGAGGCAAAGCATGGTGGAACAGTTTAGAGATTGCATAAATTAAGGAGGAACGAATTATGAGCAAATGGTTATACGATCCTGAAACGGATTCGCGGAATGGGAAAGAGTTTACTTACAATTTGCCTATACATGAAAATGAGGACTTACTTTTAGGTTTTACATATAGGCAAATTATGGATGAAGTGATTGCAAATTACGGTCACAATGTAACAGAAAAAGAAATCAGAAAACAGGTAAACGAACATCTGGAAATGGTTAAAGAAAATATGGAAGAAAATTTAATGTTGTGTATCGATAATATGTTGAAAGAAATTAAGGAGGCGTAATTATGTATAAAATCATTAACCCATGTAAATGTAAGGTTTACACAAGAACAGGAAACGAAGTAGATAGAAATGCATTTGTGAGAATTGAATATAAAGATTCAAAATTAAGTATGTGTGGTGTAGTTGCGCCATTATCAAACGGAGATTGCCTTGGCTCTGCTGGTCAGTGTGTAGATGAAATTAGAAAAGGTTCACCAACAGATGAGTGGACAACGGAAATGCTTAACAAATTATGTGATATTTGGGATAGATGGCATTTGAATGATATGCGTCCTTATTGTGAACACATGAGAGAACTTGGATGGACAGAACACACTCAGGATAAAGTTAAAATTGAGAAATGGACTTTAACAAAAGAAGCTTGTCAGAAAAAAGATAACGCAAAGAAAAGAGCATTGGAATGTTTGAAAAATGGAGAACCATTTTATCCAACTAAAGAGGAAACAACATATGCAAATATGGAATATTCTATTGATGTTTATGATGGTGAAGAAGTCACTTATGGAGAAGCATACGAATTAAAAGAGAAAGATTGTTTAGGACATTCAAATACAGAATATAAGACAAGAGGTTGGATTTCATATAAAGATCACAAACTCGGTTTTATTGGTAGAGAATGTCCAGTGTGCGGCTATAAATACGGAACTGATTGGAAGATGGAAGAAGTACCACAGGATATAATTGAGTGGCTGGAAAGTTTACCAGAAACTAAAGTAAAGCCAGCATGGGTATAAGGAGGTCTAGCATGAGAGAAATTGAAGTAAACAATGGATGTAAGATTGTATTAGAGAATAAATCACAAGGTATAGAAGTTATTCATTGTGACAGTAATGGAGGCATTGAATATAGTTACAATATTCCTGATGGTGAACTTGTAATGTTACTGAATTATTACAGAAACTGTAAGAGTGGCAGAGAAAAATCTGATTATATATTAGAAGGTAAGATTAGAAATACAAACACGGATGTCGTTGAAT